GCCAGTGAATCCAATTATCCCGCCTTCACCTTGACTTCCAGCAATACCTTGTTCGCCCTGACTACCAGTGAATCCCGATGAACCAGTAAATCCAATAATACCTTGACTTCCAGTAAAGCCTTGACTTCCAGCAAACCCGATATCACCTTGGATGCCTTGACTACCAGTAAATCCAGTATCGCCTCGCTCTCCCTGACTACCGGTGAATCCTCGCTCTCCCTGACTACCAGTAAATCCTTCGCTACCAGTAAATCCAGTAAAGCCTTGACTTCCAATAATACCTTGTTCGCCCTGACTACCAGTGAATCCGCGACTACCAGTAAATCCAGTATTGCCTTTGCTTCCAACAAATCCAGTATCACCTCTACTTCCAGTGAATCCTCGAGGTCCTTCACTGCCAGTGAATCCCAGGTCGCCTTTGCTTCCAACAAATCCAGTATCACCTCTACTTCCAGTGAAGCCCTGTGGACCAAAGCTACCTGTGTATCCTAAACTTCCCGAGTAACCAGTTGGGCCAGCCAACGAGAATCTCTGCCACGTAACTCCGTCAAAGATAAACCTATAAATATTTTCGGACAATGTAAGAACATAATCTTCTTCCAGTCCTTCAATTGTTCCGCCATTTCTTAATACAGTAACTGGGTTAGCTGACACATCGTCGCCGTCGCCGATAATAACGATATCACCGGAAGTCGGAGTAGCAGGAAGTGTTATATTAAAAGAACCACTGCTGCTGTTTAAAATTATAGCATCGCCGGCTGTTGCTGTATAATTACCAGTTTGATATTTCCATTTAGGGTACTTTCCAAAATCAAACTGATCAACATAATTCTTAGTAGCAGCATCCTGTGGTAATAGAGGTTCTGCTAGATTAATTATTCTCGAATTACTTACTGAAATAACTCCAGTTCCGTTTGGGTTAAGAATAATATTTTGATCAGGAAGTGAAGTTATAGCGTTACCACTTATAGTTAATTCAGCTATATTTGCGCCTAGATCAAAAGAAGTTATATCCAGAAATGTTTTTTCTCCTAGAATGTCCTGCTGGCCTATGGTTCTTACAACAGATGCGTCGACATTGATTGTGTTATCTGTGTCTATAAAGAGACCATCGTCGAAGTTTAGCCAAGTTCTGTTTCCGTCAGTGTCAGAAGAAAAGACCGAGTTTACAATTTGCGGCACACCTAGATTAGGTTCGGCATTTTCTAAACTTAAAAAATTGTAACGATCGGGATCTGCATCACCGGGTAATGCAACTTTAACCCTGTTACTAAGAAGTCCTAAATTACGCATTCAATGACTCCAGTACGCTTAGAGTAATTTTAAATTTATTATTTTCTGAAGCAAATACTTTAATACTGTCACCTTCTTCAACAATCATCTTACCAGTAACCATACTCGAAGAATCATTTCCGGGAATAGTGAATCCTTTTACTAGCTCAGTGTCAGTGTTAGTTCCACTATTAAAGTGTAAAAAAGTTATCTCTCCCGAAGTAGATGAAACATTAGCGACCTGAGCCATTAACACAACTCCGGTATTGCCCAAAGGAGAAGTATATATTGTTTCATTTGAAGTAGTCACTTCCGCAGTAACTGTTCTAAATATGTTAATAGGAGTTGCCATTATTTATTAATCCTCAATTGCTAGTATGTATGGTGTTAGCACAGCAAACAGGCTTCGATCAAACGTATCACCTTCAATTGTACCTGTTGTTCTATTTATCGTTAAGTCGTTACCAATCCTAAAGTCGCCTTCTTGATCTGTTCCAGTATAGTAAATTTTGCCGCCTTGTTCTTGAACAACTTGATTTTCTAGTATCGGACGTCCGCCTTCGTACGGAAGTGCTGAATTAACGTTAATTCCTGCACCAACCCATTCAAATGTATGCCCGCTTGCAACAATCAAACTATACTGATGAAATGTAATTTGTGATCCGGCAATAACCTCATTAATTGTTATTTCGTCAGTACTTGCTATAGTTTCGTCGAGGGTTACTTCACAAATATAACCTCTGTCAATTAGTCTAATTATTACATCAAATAGATCTTTTAGTTTGTCTGTTTCTTCATCAGTAGTTGCTGCTCCGACAATAACTTGAGGTTCTACTGTTTGAAGTGGATTCATTTCTATTTCTAATACAACATTAGCAGCAACACTTTTTAGATACGTGTAAGTTGCAATAGTTACGCCTCTTTCAGTCTCTGGAATCTGAAGTGTGCCGCCGCTATAGTATTCGTCAGCCGCGTCTATTGTTTGACTGTTACCATCATATAACATATCGTATGATACTGCATCAACAATAAATCCAATATCGCGCTCGCATGTATCTACTTTGTAGGCATAGTTTTCTTCAATAAAGGCAGTTGCGTCTGTCTGTATAGTAGACTTGTTAGTTTGAAGTCTGTTGTATTCTGTAACTAATGCCGACGCAACCCATGAATTACTTGCTGCTACTTCAGCTGGAGCAGTACCTGTATCAATTGTTGTAATTATATCATCAACAAGTCCTTCTGCTGCTAGCTCAGCCGCGCCACTGCCTGCTACGCCTGCTACCTGTGCTACTACAACTTGTAGTTCTGCAACATCAACTGACTGTGAAATATCACCGATCAGATCTCTCATAAATGCATAAGTTGCTAGTGTAGCAGCTTTCTCACCTGTTGGTATTTGTAAAGTAGTAAACGAATAATAAGCATTAGCTGCTACTAATGTTTCCATATTGCCGCCGTATGTTAGGTCGTAATACATTGCATCAAGAATATAATCTACATCTCTTTCACAAGTTGCTTGGTTGTATATTAGCGCAGGATAACTGTTTGTAATATATTGTACAACCTCAGCTTTAATAAACGCACGGTTACTTTCAATTAAGTCTCGTGCGTTAGCATATCCAATGTCATTTGCATTTCCAGTACCACTTGCTGGCGCCGGTGTAACAAACGACGGAACAACGCCAAGGCCATTATCAAGGATGTCTATAATAATATCCATGTTGCTTTCTACAGATGCTTGTGCAGTCATGCTTCCTTGTGTCAAGTCGCTAACTAAAGTTTTTAGATATGCAAAAGTGCCAAGTGTAGCAGCTTTTTGCGAATCCGTCACTACTGCGGCGCCTTGTCTATAATATGAACGCCCTGCTGTAATTGATCTAAAGTTTGACCCAAACATCAAATCATAACCTAATGCGTCAACAATTAATCCAATGTCTCTTTCACACGTAGCTCTGTCGTATCCCAGTAGAGGATAGTATGCTGTAATGTATGCTGTTCCTTCAGCAATTATAAAATCTCTATTGTCTTGAAGATTTGAACTTGCTCTAACTTTAAAGTCATTGCTAACAATCGGCGATGTATAATCAATTAACGGTGCGGCGCTTTCGCCGTTTAATACAATATCAATTAGTGTATCAAACAGGTTCGACACTGTTGCATATTCTGGTTGATTAGTTGACGAGTCTGATGCTATTAATTCTAGTGTTTCCGTTTTAACAAATTCTAGTGCCGCTACGGTTTCCGAAAGTTGATTTCCTACTACTTCAGAAGCACTTGCTCTGTAATAGCTTCTGCCAGCAAGAACAGTTTTGTAGTTTGTCTGAAATAACATATCGTCAGCAACCGCTTGCATAATGATTTCAACATCGCGCGAGCATTTTGTTTGATCATACTGGAAGCGTTTGAATCTGTTATTAATATAAGCTATAGCACTTTCTCTAACGTCTAATCTGTTAGTTACAATTTCTAAGTAATCACTTTGCAATTCAGTATCAATCCAAGCCAAGCCGGGGTTAACCTTGTTAACTATTACTGAAGTAGAAGCCTGTATTAACACATTAGTTACATATCCTAGTTTAATAGCTAACTGGTTTGCTGTTTCTTCTATTGTCGGGTTACCATTAATAACTTGACTTTCAACATTACCTACTGTTGCCGTAACTGAAATTTCTTGTACTACGTTACTGATTACGTCCGAAAGATGATTGTAAGCTGCAATAGTTTCTATTCTTTCATCTGAGCCTAATTGACTTTGTGTACCAGTATAATAGCTTAGTGCAACAGTTCTAATTGCACTATTGCCGCCATAAAGTTGGTCGTACGTTAATGCATCTACAATAAATCCTACATCTCTAGCACAAGCATCTTCGTCGTAAGCAAAGTCAGCAATACTATTGTTAATTTCAAAAATAGTATCTTCTGCTATGCTGTTTTTATTGCTAACAATATTAGCGTAGTCTGATTGCAGTGTCGAAGATGCCCAAGTAATTAATGGAAGTTCTCTAGCAGCTAGACCTGTTAACGACCCGGCTGTGATTACATCTATAATAACTTGTATACTATCTGATGCTTGCGTTGCCTCGAGCACACCGCCTGCGTTAGCGTCAAGGTTTTGTGCAGAACTGTTTCCTGCTGATACTGATACTGTTTGTTCTTGTATTATTTGTTCTATTATTTCTTGTAGTCTGTTGTACGCTGCAATAGTTTCTTCTGATTCACCTACTCCGAGTTGTCCTACTGCTCCAACAAAATAGCTTTCAGCAGCTATTCTTGAAGCAACATTGCCTCCGTATAGAACATCAAAGATTACAGCTTCGACAATATAGCCCACGTCTCTTCTACACGCAGCTGAATCGTATGTAAATCCGCTGGTAAATGGAGCAATGTTTCCGGCTACTTGAACAGCAATCCACGCATCTATTTCATCTTGGATAAACGTTTTGTTAAACTCAAGCTGTAATCTAGAATTAATTCTTGTTGCTGTTGCGTTAATAGGATCGTTGTTGTTAATTGAAGCCGGTGTTCCAGTTTCGATGGTACTTCTTAACTTAGTAAACAATAATGATAGTCTGTTAGTTGCCACTGAACTAATATCTAATTTAAGTATTTGTGTTTTAATAAAGTCGATTGCTAGCAATGTTTGAGGTAATTGACTGTCAATTACGTCGCTAGCTGCTGCTCTGTAATAAGACATAGCTGCTACATTAGTATTATAATTAGTGTCAAGTACCATATCAAGAGCAACGGCATCAAGTATTAATCCTACGTCCCTTGAACATTTATCTTCATCGTAAACAAATGGAGGATAGCGATTGTTGATAAACGCAATAGTCTCTGCCATTAAGAAATCTCTATTTGCTTGCAGAAGCAATTTAGCTTTTAAGTTATCCTGAGTTACATCGTCGGGGTCAGTAAATACTAGTGCGCTTGCTGCGTTGCCATCGAATATAGCTAGTATTTCAGTAAACGCATCAGTAACTCTAGTAGTAGCAGTTGTGCCGATGTTTAGAGCAAGAATAGTATCTCTAACAAATTCGATTGCTGACTTTGTTTGTACTTTTTGGTCATTACGAACTTTTATAGTATTAATTCTCTGATAAGATAGTCCTGCTATTACTGAATTATAATTAGTTCCAAGTGCCATATCCATTGCTACTGCGTCAAGAATTAGCCCAACATCTCTCGAGCACTTTTCTTCGTTATAATTAAAGTCACTATACTTTTCATTTAAGTATTCAATTGTATCAACTGCAATCTTGCTTTTATTAGCAACAATGATATCTCTTAAATCAATTGCGTCTTGTTCTTGAGTAGCTTCATTTGGGGCTGTTGTTTCAACAAAGTCGTTAATATATCCGCCTGATTCTATATAGCTAGAAATAATATTAAACAATAGATCTGATTTGTCTGCTTCTGCAACCGTTGCAGAAGTAGTGCCGTTGTCTTGAGTAACCGTAGTGTTAAGTCTAACTACTGAAATATTCAATAGGCAGTTTCTAGTTACTTGTCTCATATACTTGTATGTGTTAATTGTTGCTTGTTTTTCGCCTGCACCTAATTGCAGCGTGCCGCCACTATAGTACTGTTCACCAACAACAATGCTTTGACTATTACCTTGATATAGTATGTCGTAAATAATTCCATCAAGGATAAATGCCACGTCTCTACGACAAGCTGCTTCATCGTAAGTTAAATCTGGATAGTTTAATTCAATATAAGATACTGCTTCTTCTTCAATAAAGTCTGCATTTGCTAGTATAATATCTTTAGCTCTAACTTGTGCCGAAGTTGCTCCTACTGGAGTATTAAATACAATTGGGTCAGCATTAACTATTCCATTTGTTATAATGTCAGTTATTTCATCAAAGTTATCTGCAACTCTTATATAAGCATCTGTAGCTGGAGTTAATAGTGCAAGTACTTCTGTCTTAGCATAACCAATTGCCGCAAGTGTTTCTGTTTTTTGATTATTAATTACTTCTACGGCAGCATTTTGATAATAACTTTTTCCAGCAATAACAGATTTATAGTTAGTGTTTAATACCATATCGTCAAGAACAGCGTCGATAATAATACCAACATCTCTTGAACATTTAGCTTGATCGTATTTCAAATCCGGGAAAGTTGTGTTTATGTAAGCAATTGTGTTAACTCTAATTACAGCTTTGTCGTCTAGCACTGTACGTTTAGCAGTTGTAAGTGCGCCGAGCTGACTTGAAAAGTCAGGTGAATCAATCCTAGTTTTTCCGACTTTAACATCTGATGCTGTGCTGATAGTATAATAGTCATCTAGCGTTGAAAACTTTACAGCATCGCCCGAATTTGGACGATTCACAAGATTGTTAATCAAAATAGTATCGCCACCGAATGTAGGATCAACAATTGACTGTGCTACTGTGCCAGTGTACTTAGGCTGACTAACTCCAGTTGATTTAAGACCGATTACACCAAACGAGCTGTTTGAGTTAGTTAGTGAACAGAAACCGCCTTCTTCGCAAAGAATAGCAATGTCACAGCAAATTGTAAACACGGAAACAAGCTGAGTATTTCCTAGGTACAGCATGTGTATGCCGATGCCGCCCTGGTTGTACTGCGTAAAGGCGTCAACGACCATGGATTTAAGACCTTGTGCGTGTCTACCATCTACTCGCATACCAGTACCAGTAGTTGTTATAGATGTACAGTTCTGCACGTAAGGTGATTGGAAGATCTCACCAGCTGAACCGTCAGGGTTAAACGCAACAGCCGATGACGGCGCTTCGTGATCCTTGAATGTCATTCCTTGAAGGTAAGATCCGTTATTAACCCAGAACATGTCTTGTGTTGGGTTACCTGCACGAACCGTAACAGTTCTTAAACTGTCGCCGATAATTCCTACATTACGAGGTACTATTACAGGATTGTTTAACGTATAGTCGCCTGCTAGAACTTTAAGAGTCGAATTGTCTGGTATAACTGATAGTGCATGACCTATACTACTAAAAGCACTACCGATTGTTTTACCATTATAGTTGTCTGAGCCGTTTTGACTTACATAGTAAACGTTGTCGGCTGTGTCAATGCTGTTAATCCACTCACCGTGTTCAAAGAATTCAAACTTTAACGTGTCAGTGTTATAGCGCATGTCACCTGGTGATGCGTTAATTGGCCTTGTGGACGTAGGACCTTTTGGGACAATAAGTGAATTGTCGCTGTCCATAGTAACACGTCCGTCTGTGCCGTATTTAACACCGCCGCCTCTAATATTTCTTAGATTAGTACTTTGCGCCTTAATTAATTTCATTGTTATACTTCCAGGTAACTTACCGATACTGCTAGATTTGTAGTGCCTGCGCCAATATCAGGTTGTGCAACAAAGCTTACTTCTTCACCTTGATCAAGAATGACCTTTTCAGTATCAAAAGTATATGTTTCGCCTGCTGGTAGTTCTAATTCCCTAACTACGGTTGTTACACTATTGTTTAGTGGTTGTCCTGATTTTCTCAAGTGCATGTCAAAGCTAGCAGTGTTTGATCCAGCGTTAACATCATTTGGGTCATAGGTGTTACATACCATAATAGTTGTAATAGCGTAGCGTTTGCCCGATGGCACGCCGCCGCCGAAGATATCTAACTGTGCAGTTGTTAACTGCGAATTTTCTAATGCCATTTTTCTTCCTTATAAAACCATGCTATACACGATTGCTCTATTTCTAGATATTAGTTCATCTCTGTTGTTGTTATTATCAACAAAATATATACCCGAGCCGCCTTCAGCCGGCATATCAACATATATTCGAGTGCCGTTGTCAGGTGCTACTGGCTCCGTTTCGACAGTTGTAATTTCTAATACTGGTGATATTTTAATTGTACCATCTTGCGTTGCTTCAAACCAAATAGTATCACCTACTTCTTCAGTTTCAAACTTCGTAACGCCGTTACCAAGTGTAATTTTAGAAGATGAAATATTCATTACTCTATTATTGTCAATAACAAAATCAATGTTACTTGGCTGACTTGTCTCACTAAAGTCTAATACTTCAACTTTAGTATCACCTTCATTAATTTTGTCTTCAACATTTGTATCTTGGAATGTATCAACATAGTCAACAACAGCTTTAATGTTTGGAATAATATCGTCATCTTTTACAACTCCGGTATTAACTCCTGCATCGTATACAAATACTTGCTCTTCATAGTTTGTCGTACCTGTGACACTAACTTTGCCAAGGCCATCGTTGATTAAATATAAATCGCCACCTTCTGTAGCAATTGAGTTAGTCTTTATTCCAAGTACTTGGCCAGTTTCTGTTTTTAAAGAAAACGCTCCAGTTATTGAAGTTTCTGATACAGGATCAGTCCATACTGTGTTTTCATCAAAAACAATAAATGCGTCAGGCAAAGAACCTCTATCAATTCTTAAACCTGACTCATCTAATGTTATGCCTGCTCCGGTTTCACCTTTATTTAAAGTTAGAATATTATCTAAAATATCCAAATTTGTTGATTCAACCGTAGTGCTGTCGCCGAGTATTCTAATATTACCAGTAACTACAACCTCGCCAAATTCTCCGACATCAAGCATAATAGTGCCGTTGTCCTGGGTTTCTATAGTATAGTCACCTGTTGGGATTCTTAAAAATTTACTCATTGACGTTTCCTAACTTAATTTAATATTACAGAGCAGTTAGTACTAAGATATTCGCAGTTGAATCATCTTGTATTTCCCAAGTGTAACGATTGTTGTTAAAGTCAATAACAGTTCTGTTGTGGAACTTACGAATATTAACTCCGTCACCGCCGCCTGCAACATAACCTCTAACAACCATTTCGCCTGCTAGTGGCACGTCTTTGTCTACAAGTACACAAAAGCCTACGTTGCCAGTACCAGCAGTACCGTCTCGCTGTGTGCCGTCTACGTTTACCGCAGTACCGTCAGCAGTATCGTTTACCTTAAACTTAGTTTCAGCTCTCTGCGAAAGTACGATGCCAGTTTCAGAAACTGAGTTCGCTCCTACTTTTACAATTGCTGTTAGTCTTTCTTCATTAGATAGGTTGCCGCCATCAGCAGTTACACCTAAATATCTATCATTTATTGGACGTCCCATTGTTTTCTCCTTGACGTTCTAGGTCTACGCGGTGGGTCAATTCCGCATAAGTCCACTAGTATAGCGGCACGATTTACGACAACAGTATTTATCTCTTTGTCATAAACATAGAAAAAGCCCGCCGAAGCGAGCTTTGTTTTTATTAAAGTAGAAAGAAGAAAGTAAGTAGCAAGCAAAATCAATTTACAATAGGCCGACATTCCGTCCGCACCAGAGCAATTAACAAAAAACAAAAAGCATTGAGGTCCTATATCCAGTCAGCAATATGCAAACCTTGCGGTATAATAAAGGACTGGAGCACGACTCGCTAGGGCATAAAAAGCCTTTTTTAAATCGTATGATCCTCATACTAGGTGCTTGTTCTTTTTCTTCCTTCTTCCTAGGTAGTTTACCCGAGGCCTTTCGGCGGAGCCTAACTACCAAACTCGTAGCAGTCTGTTATGCTGCCTTATAACTCTTAGCTCGTTGGACATTTGTCCGGCGAATTCCTGCTAGCTACCTTTTTAACTATGTATGATATACAAAGGTAGTAAACTCCTTAGACAAGACCTTGGTCTTCAAGAACTTTAACAGTCGAGTCAGCAATTAAAATCTTAGTGGTTACATTCAACTCAAGAAGTTGGTCCTGTAAATTTTGCTTGTTCTTCTTTACAACAGCAAGCGACTGCTTAAAGCTGTCAAGGTCTTGCTTTGTAAAGATGCTAGTCGAAACTGTGTCCTCACGCATGTAGAACGCGTCTTTACCGTCTGCTGAGGCAATTTTACCAAGCTTGCCGTTAATAACAGCAAGTTCAGCTTGCTCAGCACTCTTTGCTAACTTTGTCAAGAATGCGATGTTCTTGTCGATTTCAGCTAGCGTTGCGAGGGCGTCGCTAATGCCTGCCTGCGAATTTGCTTTTGCAACCGATGTACGAATCTCGTACAATGCAGAAACTAAATCTGACCGCGTTTTAAAATTTGTGTTAAACTGGTCACGAACCTGCTCAATTCTAGTTGCTGCCTGTTCAAATTCGTTAATGCTCACAGTAGTCGAAAGATCCAACTCCTGTAGTGCTTCTCTAATTACGTTCTGTAATGCGTTTGCTTTGCGTAAATTAATCTTCATTGCCTGTAATTCCCTTTATATATTCCTATTTGTTAAAACTAATATAACACATTAAAAAAGAATGTCAACCAATAAATTAATACTCTTTAAAGAAATTTTATAGAATAAATGGAATTGCCGCAATCTCCCAATTGATGCCAGCCAATTGACTGTGCTAATTCTTTTTCAGTAGTGCCAGAAGTGTCGTTCCTGCGAAGTAATTTATTTTTAGTAAAATTAGAACGGTGCTTTCTAATTTTAAAATCAGTATAGCATTAGAAACTGACCGAGCAACACTTTCTTTTGCACATAAACATTTATTTACTTTATTACAAAATGAATATCCGTGCGTGAGAGATTTAAACTTTTTTATATTGTTATATTCACAAATATCTCTGTTCGGATTTAAACTGTTGTATATTCTTTTGGAAAAATTACTGTCGGGCAAAGAATTTTGTTCTACCCAATTTTTTAAATCTTTGTTATTTTTTATAATTCTACTAGTCGCTCTTGGATTAGTTGTTTTTATAATTTCTATTATTTGAGATCTCATGTAATTATTTATACATTCAAACTCACGGAATTACAACCATAAAAATAGGCCCCGTAGGGCCTATTTTCTAATTTATTTTGAATCTCTTACGAGAAGCTTACGTTACCATTAGTAATAGCAACATTAGCCAAGTAGTCAGCTGCGTTACCAAGTGACGACGCAGTATTTGTTAGCTCAACATAACCATAACGAGTCATGAAGCTAACTGTTGGTTCGAATGTTGACGGATCTAGTACAACGCCAGAGCTCATAAGTGGGATATATGGGCAGTAGAACGCCGCAGCGTCTGATTCTGCAGAACCCTTATAACCAATAAGAACTGGTGTAGCATCTGAAGCATATGTATCAACATATACTTTCATTGCGTTGTTCAAAGTACCTACAAACTTGGTGTTTGTTGGTGCTTCAAATGTACCTTCAGTAGTACGTGCAAACGCAGAAGTAGTTGCTGACTGTAGGATTGTTAGCGCGAATGGGCTTACAACACTCCAGTTACCAGCGCCACGACGTGTGCGTTGTGCGATTAGGTTTGACGCGCGGTTGATTTGAACTGCAAGTGCTGCGTGCTCATCACCAACGAACGTAGCAGTACCCGATACTGCTGCCTGATCGTATGTTTGTACTGCTGTACCTGAAAGTGAACGTAGTGACTGTAGAACTTCCTGGTCGATTTCAGCAGTAATTTCTTGTGCAAGAGCAGCCATGATTTCTGCTTCTACATCGATGCCGTGCTGCGACTGTGCATCTTGCGCAGCTTCAAAAGTCCAACGTGCTGATAGCTTACGTGTTTTAGCTTCAACAGTTTGCTTTAGGATCTGGATGCTTAGTCTGTTACCTGCAATGCCTTCTTGTGCCGCTGTAGGTGACGCACGTCCAGTATCAACTGAGCCATTGTTATATGACGAGCCGGAATATGCTTCAGCAATTTTGAATGGGCTTAGAGCTTCATCACCTGCTGTTGCGCCTGCTGCGCCAGTACCCGCTGTGTCGCTGTAGCGTACACGTAGAGTATGGATTTGACCAACTGGACCAGTCATTGGCTGTACACCAACTAGTTCGTTAGCAATAACAGTTGGCATAACACGTCTGATAACTGGTAGGATAACACGGTTAAGTGTTGCTACGTTACCAGCTGATGTGCCGCCTGCTGTAGCAGTTTCTGAAAGATACCTACGGGTATTCTCTAGCGTTGCTGCCATTACGCTTTTCTTATTTCCGTTTAGACCTTCAAGAAGGGCTACCTTCGTATCGTGCCAACGGCTTTCTAGTAGTTCTGACATGTTTGTCTCCTTAACTTAATCCAGCTAGACGTCTAATGTCTAATACATTGTCGCCTGCGTTACTACTTGCTTTTGTTTGTGTTTCACGGTTGCCCGTTATCTCTTTGCCTTCTGTTAGTTTTGCCTTCTTCTTCGCTGGAGAGTTACCGTCAATAACTGCCGGTAGGTACTTCTCAAAAGCAGATTGTAGTCTGCCAGTTTGAACTGATTCCAGTAAGTCTGTCATAATTTCCCTTTGCTCTCTTCCAAGAGGGTTTAGTAGGGAATTTAATTTCTTTTCTCTAGTTGCTGATTCTACTAGACGCTGTTTTTCAGCTTCTTTTGACTCAGCAAGTCTGAGTGATTTCTTAGCAATTACTTTTGCTTCTGATAGTTGCTTGTCCTTAACAGCAAGTACTTTCATTAGCTTTGCAGTTTCTGACTTCTCATTTAAGTGTGATGAGCCATACTCTGTAGAAAATGCTTCGAATATTTTACGACCGAAGTCGTTTTCGCGTGCTTGATCGATATCTTCTCTCAATGAAGTAATTTCTTTGTTCAGTGTTTTTGACACTGTTTCAGAAACTAATTCTGCGCTTCTTTTGATAAAGTTAGATTTAACTTTACCAAAGTGTGTTTTAGCTTCGCGTACTAGACGTACTTTTGTTTCAGCTAAATCTTTTTTGTCTTCATAAAACTCTGATATTTCTGAAGATAGAGCTTCAACTACAAATTCTTCAAGCTTGCTATAGCTTTCAGCCATTGCCTTCTTGTCGTTGCGTAGTTCTTGAATTTCGCTTTGAAGTTGATTAACTACAAAGCCTTTTAGAAGTTCAGCATTTTCGCGCATCTTAACAGCGTACTTGGCTTTTTGCTCAGCTAGCTGCTTACGATCTTCTGCGAATTCTGCAATCTCTTCCGAAAGGCGCTCAGTTAATAGAGCATCAATAGCTTCCACCATTACACTCTTATCGTGCTCGTACTTCTGTGCGAACTCTTCACGTAGCTCAGATGTTACCGCTTGACGGTTTTCTCTAATCTTCGTGTCCCAAGCTTCTTCAATTTGAGCTCTGATGTCTTCGGAAACAACGTCGTTTTCGAAAAGTGTTTTCAGTGCATCCAACATAATTTTCTTCTCCTAATTATTGGAGTTTGTTGATTATATTAATCAACGATTCCTTTAGATATTTCTGTGCCTTGTGGTCGTTCTTAGTTGCCTGTGCTAGTTCGTATGCCTGATATCCCCCACGAGCATTCATTAGATGCTCATAAATAGGTGTTGGATATGCACCAGGGGCGCTAGGCTGGGCCACAACGTCCACAGTGATTATTTCAAAATCGGAAACTTCTCCGGATCCGTCTTCTCTAACGTTGCCGCTGCCGCGCGACGAGACACCTAGTTTAACGCCGCTTTCCAGCATTGTTTTAACTAGGTTTCCCATCGGTGTTGGTAGAATTTTCATTTTCCCATAACCGTTTGGGCCATCCATCCACATTTCGTTGATCATATGGCTTACACGGTCCAAGTTTATATTAAGGCCTTCTGGATGATCAACTTCTCCGAGAACACTATATCCTCCAGTTATCTGATCATTGAGAGTCTTGACAGCCCTGCCTATTTCGTTTACAGGATACACTCGCTGATTAGCATTGCGGATCCCACCTTGAATGACAATCCCCTTCATGTGAAGGTTCTTACCATCTTCAGTAGATTCTACAACCATTTTAGCTTGGTCGAATGTCAAATGCTCTCGTAAGTTTTTCATTCCAATAACCCCAATCTTGCTTACTTAGCTCTCGTGCTTACTTTGTTAAGTGTGCTCGTTGCAGCTTTGTCAGCAGTATCTGGCTTACCTTTCTTTTCGGCGCCATGTCCTGGCTCTGACTTTTTAAATCCAGTCTTACCAGCTTTACCACCAGGAACATTAATATTCTTAGTATTCATGTCCTTCGGGTTTTGATCTGAAAGTGCTGAGCCTTTGATATTGCCACCTGGCTTACCTGCTTCACCGCTATTTTCAGTATCTGTGCGAAGAATGTTAGATGTTGTACCACCCATATCATTCTTTCCTGCCACAAGCGACTTAGTGTTTGTACCGTTGTCGCCCATTTTACCGTATGAGTCGTACTTGTCACCGCCTACTTTTTCAACATACTCGCGCATTTGCTCGCTTGCGCTTTTTGGTGATTTCTTTGTTTCTTTAACTTCGTCGTCGCTGTCGTCATCATCGTCATCTGATTCAAATGAATATGCTTCTTCTTCTGGCTCTTCGTCGTCGCCGCCGAAGTCCATGTCGCCATCTTCTTCGTCGTCGCCGCCCATGTCATCCATGTCGTCTTCGCCGTCATCACCTGACATCATTTTTTCAAATTCAGCTTTTAGGTCTTCTAGTGCGTCTTCTAGGTCTTCAACACGATCTTCAACATCGCCTTCACCTTCGTCGTCCATGTCCATATCCATGTCGCCGTCTTCCTCGCCGTCGTCCATGCCAAGGTCGCCTAGCATGTCGTCAGTTGGATCGCCACCCATTGCTGGATCTGCTTCAACTTCAAACTCGTCTAAGTCAAAACCTTCTTCTAGGTCATCGTCTGATTCGTTTGTTTCTTCATCGTCATCAGATGACTCACTAACATCGTCGTCATCTGACTCTGTAGTATCTTCGTCATCTGCTTCGTCTAGGTCATCTTCCTCTGCTTCTTCGTTTAGAAGTGACTCATAAATATCTCTTGATTTCTCTACCACGATATCGTGGAATAATTCTTTAGCTTCTTCTGTGTTTTCATTAATTAGAAGCTTTAGCATTTCTTCGAACTTGCTACGATCTGCCATTGGGGTTTCTCCTGTAAATACTATTGCACCGCATTGGTGTAAGGCTGTCAATAAATATTTACATGATTATAGAAAACCCACCAGTAAACGGTATCAAAACTGACCGTTTTACTAATCCGTGTATAATTTAGGAAAAATGTTTAAAAATTCTTCCATTTTAATATGTCTCGTGTTCTTGATATTTACCAAATCTTTTGGGATAAATCCGCCTGGTTCTATTACTCTTGTAAAATTAATTTCTGGATTATCTTTAAACACTGTTTTAGTTTGCTTTAACCAGTTACCGTAATAGGTAGCAGTAGCTCGACTAGATTTGTAATTGTCAGTATCGGCGTACAAATTATTAACTGTTGTGCCTTCATTTAACCCTTGATAATCAAATCCAAGTATATAGATGTGTTGATACTTGTGCTGACTGGCTAACCAAAGAGCAGTAGGACCGCTGCTCCATCCTTTTGAAGGACGAAAGTAATGTAGATTAGAAATATTTTTATAATTTTTATTTTCGTTAGTCCAAACTTGATTAGACAATTGATATTTAGATTTAGCAATCTCTCTAATCATTTTATCATCAACAGCTATTAAGTAGTCAGGTGAGAAAGTTCTATACAATGCATTGCACCCGTATACTTTTCCTAAGTCTTTTAATTTAATCGGATCAATATCTTTTCTGCTAGTACCGTTACCGAGAACAAAAGCAATCTTGGTCATTAGTTAATTATAAGCCGCCAGTATCTGCATTAGCTGCCACGCCGTACATCTGTCTTACAAATTCAAGTTCTTTTTGTTTTTCGCCGTTGTGTAAGTCTGATGCTTTTCTAATTCTGTTTATTTGAAATAATTTCAAACGTGTTTTTCTAGTATCGTCTTTGCCCAGAGGTGTATCATCATACTCCGGCTCGTATGAGTCGTCGTCTGTTGTTTCTAATGTTTCCCTGTCAAAATAAAATAGTTCACGTAGTAGCATAATGTTATTTATATCGTTTGGTTAGTTTGTGGTGGAGTAGTTGCGCCGCCTCCACTATCTGTTACTGAACCTGGACCGTCAGCGGCAGTTCCGTCAATAGGTGGTTCGCCACCTTCTATTTCATCTTCCATTCCGCCCATGTCGCCTTCAAGGCCTGCTGAACTAATACCTGCGCTTCTTAGTTCTCCGCTAGCATCTGGTTGTTCCATAGATAGGTTTTCATCATTTTCTTCTCTCCACAGACGTTCATTCTCAGCAATTTCTTCATCAGTCATACCTAAGAATCGCTTCATAGCAAAACGATTTGAAACATATGGAATAGCCGACATCTGTGTAAACGTTGGAATTCTTGCGTTGTCAATTTCACTCTGACGGTAAGCAGCAAAGTTCTGCGGCGGCTGGAACTTGAGTGAGAACATATTAGTATCAACGTTGACACCTTTCTCTAGCAAGTATCTCTTAAACTCTGTATCAAACTGGCCTACTAGGAGACCTTGCAAGCGTTCACAGTAGGTGTTAAAGCGTAGCTCTTGGATGTATGCAGTACCTACACGTCCGTCGTTGTACTGTGCGTTTGAATCGTCAGCACCTGTTGGAAGGTATGAACTCGGAATACGAAGACCACGAACTAGTTTGTTAGTGAAATATCTAAGGTCGTCAATCTCACCTAGGTTAGTGCCACCTGGTAGTGTTTCAACTTTTGATCCTCTACCTTCTGCTGTTTGCGGGAAGAAATAGTCTTCGTTGATTGACAACGGATTGTAGCTACTGTCTATGACATTCTGCCCTCCGCCTGTCGAAGAAGGAATTCTTCTTTGGTGAATCTCTGTTTTGACTCTTTCAACAAACTGCATTGCCAAGTGGCTTGGCATGTTGCCTACGTCAACGTAGAACACTCTACGTTCTGGCGCACGTTGTACACGATAGATAATAATCGCATCTTCTAGTAATTCTTTTTGCTTATACACTTTGAAAACTGTTTCAAGTAGTGAGTTACCAAACGGAAAGTTGTTGTCTAATCCTTCTGACAAACTCAAGTGAATGACATTGTCAGCATCAACAGTAATTTCATTATCTTCATTCATCCATCTGTTGCCAGTGCCGCCGGCTTGTGCGCCGCCGACCATTCCTTGTGCGCCGCCAGTATAATAACCTGTACCGCTTGCTCCGGCAGTGCCTTGTCCGCCTGCTGTTGGCTGAGGAGTTGTTGCTACTTGGGTTCCGAAGTTGATGTTAAAGTTTTTGATAACGTATTGCTCCGGCTTCTTGCCTTCTGATTCGTTTACAATAATCTTTGTTACGTTAGCAGCGTCGACATGAAACCATTCTTTAGTTTCTGGGTCGCGTACATAAAATTCATCACCATACTTGAAACAGTTTCTAAGTATACGAAACATTCTTATTTCAAAGTTTTGTAGTTTCTGCCATTGCTGTAGATACTTTTGAATAACTGTAATCTCAGTATTAGTCGCTTTGTTTCTAAAGTTTAATGTGAAATGCGTATCATTCTGTTCATTCTTTTGAGTACAAAACTCAGCAAGGATGTCAAGAGCCGCGTTAACTTCTGAGTCAAGGTCCATTGTGTCATACTGACCGTATCTCTCAACTCTGTTTGGAGTTCCGACATAGACGTCAGGAAGGTAGCTAGAGTAGTTAGCTTTAGCTGGTCCAGGCTGTGTCCCGTGTGTTCTTGTGCTTAATGGTGAATAACTCCCGCTTGGGTTATTTCCTGTAGGCACTGGTTGGAAATGCTTTTTCCAGCTCATAACGACGCCCCTTTATTAATTTGTTTTTTCATTTGTGCTTCTCTTCTTAAAGAACTCCAAGGCTTTCCTTTATGAGCAAACGGCTTTTCTTTAATTTTAGCTAGCCGTTGTGCCTTATATTCAGGATCATTCCATAATTCTTGAACAGCTTTTTTAACTTTATTAGCATGTTCTACTGACTTAGTTCCCTTATAGTTTTTCTTTTGTTCTGTTGTTCTGACTTTTCCAGAATTTGCTTTAGATATTTTTTCTTTTGCTTCGTCTGAATGCGTCCATCCTGCTTGCGCAACCCATCTTGATATTTTTTTATTTTCTAACAAGCCGCCATCTATTTGTCTTCCGTATTTTTTAATTAATAAAAGTTCTAAGTCAAAGGCTTCTAACTCTGTTAGGTTGTCTTTGATAATTTCTCTATACTTAACAGAAGGAACCTGTATCCAAGGAGAATGGCTTTCATTTATCCTATTCTTTGATCCTTTACCAATATAAAACGGAGAACCATCTTCTCTTATATATTGATAAACATAAAATTTTTTCCATGACATGGCTGTTTATCCTATTAAATGTTCGAGACACGCCCTCTTGCTATGTTGCCTGTTATACCGCTTGTATTTCTTTCAATCTTCACATCAAGTTCTTTTTGTTGAGTTAATATCGCTAAGATATGTTGCATAGTTGTATTTAACTCTTTCACCTGTTCACTTGACGCCTGACTGGCAGTAGACATAGTATTCGATAGTGAAGATTTCAACTCTTCTACTACAGATGTCAAGCCAGTTAAATCAACTTTGCTTTCTGTTTGGATTACTTTTGTATCTTCTTTGGTATCATCAAATTCACTAAAGTTTAATTTTTTAGTAGTCTCGTTTAAGCCACTCATCATTTCACTGATGCTACTATTAGCTTCACTAAAGTCTAATTTGTTAACAGACCGATTTAGACCACTCATCATTTTACTGATGCTACTATTAGCTTCACTAAAGTTTAATGAGTTAACAGAACGATTTAGTCCACTCATCATTTCCTCAATGTCAGAATTAGTTCGATTGAAGCTTACTGTATTAGTAGAGCTATTTAAATCAGATATCATTTTACCGAGTGGACTGTCTATCGGAACAACAGCTTCCATACCGTGCAGCATAGCTAAAGTACCGTTGCCAAAGTTTTCAAATCCTTGTGTGCCGTTATTATATTGAGGATATTTTCTTGGATCAAGTAAATCTGGATTTTTATCTGCCATAAGTTTTTCAGCAGCATTTAGAGTGCTCGAATCAAACTTGCGTGGTGTGTTAATTTTTTCTACAATTTGAGCAAACTCTGGTATGTCTGCTAAATCAACTTCGGCATTTTCAGCATAATTTTGAATACTGTTAATTAGATTGGCCATTTTTTCTCTGTCTTCTTGACGACCTTTCCATTCTCTTCCCCAGTATACATTTACTCCTGACAATGATTGATTAACATTATCAAACAATTGTTGTAATTCAGGAATCATAGCGCCAGTTATATGAGCAACGTTTGGATCTATTTGAGACATGTCGTTTAACTTAATTTGTAATCTCTCTTCAACTTCAGCAGCCCACGCCTCCATGCCACCAATTGATTCAACTGTGATGCCTTCTATACGCATTTCTTTTTCAATTGGACCGGTAAGTGTACCATCTGCCATCTCAGTCGGTGTTAATGCGGCAGTAAGTCCTGCAACCGGTGCGGCACCGATACGAGCAAAAGGAGCAAGCGACTTTAACAGATTGCCTCCAGCTGCCGGCGCACCTTTTAACATATTTCCTGTACCTGACATTAATCGGCCAAGCATACCTTTGCCACCTCGGCGGCCGCCTGGTAGATCAAGTGCTGACATTGCCATTCTAGCAGTTATTGCACTTGCAAGTGCCCCAATAACTGCTGGTGCTGCCCATAACGCAACAACTCCTGCTGCCATAGCTTCAACCAAATAAGTGTTTTCCCAAATGTATTTCACACCTTCTATCATTGCTGGCGCAACTGCATCCCACATTTTATAAACTAATCCGCCTTCGCGCTCTATATCAACTTCTTGTGGCCCAGATGGAGTATTGATTGTTTTAGTATTTGGACCTAGCAATACATCTAACATAGCATCAGTTATGTTTGAGAACATATCAACAACAGCTTGTTTAGGATCATGCTTGAATGCTTCGATAAAATCAGCAATCATTGGTCGAAACTTTTCAATTGTAGTTCTAACACCTTCAAAGAAGTCGTCAAACACGGCAGACTCGGTAAATTCGCCTGCCAAGCTAGCAAATTCTTTAACTAGAGGGCCTGCGGTATCAATTAAAGGTGAAATCACATCCTTTTCTAGTGCTACTGCGGCGTCATAGAATGCATCTCGAGACTCTGCCATTGAAGTAATTAATTCATTAGCAGGTTTATTAGAATCTGGTTGTTGTTGTGCTGCAATAATGTCCTCACGTAGTTTATCTTCTTCAAATGTTGTAACTCCATTAACTGTTTTGATATATTTGGTAAATTGTATTCCCATGCCGTTAAGAACATCCGAAATGATTCCAATTTCTCCGTCCAACCCAGCTGCTGATGCATCAAGAAGATGCTCCATTCCTCCGGCTGCTTCTGCTGCCGCTGCTATTCCTTTGACCATTCTGTCTATTTTAGCAGCTTCGAACTGTTGCAGTGTTACATTAGCATCCCCGGCAGTAGTAGCCATGTTAGAAAGTTGTGCAGCCATACCGGGCATAGTAGCAACTAGCATCTGAGTTTCTCTAGTTAGAGCCGGCATTCCTAATACTTGCTGTTTATAGAACAATGCACCAGCATCGCCATATAATTCTTGAGCCTCGTTGAGTCCTTTTTGGAATTTTTGACGTTCTTCGTCTTCCATTTTAGCAATTTTCATCTGAAAAGCAACATCAGCTTGGTTTGCAGCTAATTTATCTTGCATACTTTGGACATCTTTACCAGTTAGCTTAGATAAAGTTAACATATTTTTAGTAAGTCCGGCTGCTGCTTCGGCTTGCTGTTGTGCGTCAAATAATCTAGTTCTAGCGCCTGCTCTATCAAGGGTTTGATAGTATGCCATTTGTTCTGTAACTTCTTCAACAGTCAACCCCATAGCAATTAACTGTTCTCGAGTGTCATCTGCCATTGTGCTAGTCATTTGACTAATTTGTTTAGCACCTTTTGTAACTGTTCCGCCAAATGAAGCCATTATATCAGAATTTTGATTGATGAATGAACTATATTCCATCAAGTCCATGCCAGCTTGCTTGGCTGCTATTCTCATATCAGTTAAACTATAGTTAAATGCACCACCGGCTTTGGCCATTGACTGGAATGCATCAAAGGAACTATCAATTACACCTGTTAATTGTGACAATTGCTCGCCGGCTATTGGTAGATGTTGTACGTAGTCAGTTAATGCACGTGATCCTGCATTAAGTTCTTTGATGACACCTGACATACTGCCAGTTAAGGCACCTAATGTACTAGCAGCCATTCCAATAAGACCTTTTGCAAGGCTTCCTAGCGCCCTTGTACTCGCCTTTACAGCGTCGGTATACTCTTTTTGCTCCTTAGTAGACTCTCTAACAACTTCGATATCACTGTTAACCGCTTTGGTGTGTTCTTTTTGAACCTTAGCAGCTTCGGCTTTTGGATCAAGGCCGCTATTCTTGGCTAATTTCTCAATAGACTTCACTAGACGTTCAAGCGTGACCTCACTGGCTACGCCATTGTCGCCGCCTACGTTCTGAATGTTTACATCATCTGCCAATTTAGTATTTCCTAATTATCTGCGTATATAAATATATATGATACATACTATTATAGTATTTAGCAGGAGTAAAAAAATGAATGAGATGCAATCTGGAACACCAAATCCATTAAAAAAATATTTCAGACAACCAAAGATATACATTCCTTTGCCTAGCAAGGGTAATTTTTACCCACAAGGTGCATTGGACAAGACTGAAAACGGGGTATTCCCCGTTTATCCAATGACTGCGCGTGATGAAATCATGATGAAAACTCCTGATGCTCTGGTCAATGGCGAAACCACAGTTGAAGTTATTCAAAGTTGTATGCCAAACATCAAAGATGCTTGGCAAATTCCAGTTATTGACCTTGATGTAATATTAATTGCTATTAGACTTGCTACATACGGCGAAACAATGGATATTGAACTTGAAACTCCTGTTACCAAGGAGAAAAAGTCATATGAATTAAATTTGAGTGGCATGTTAGACCAATTAAGCACAGTAAACTACAACAATCAAGTTCAAATAGACGAATTTAAAGTTTTTATTAAACCATTAACATACCAAGAGTTTACTAAGACTACTCTAAAGACCTACGAAGAACAAAAAATATTCAAAACACTAAACAACGTTAACCTCAGTGAAGAAGAAAAGCTAGTTACGTTTAATGACAGCTTTAAAAAGCTAACTGATTTGACTATTGAAACCCTCGAGCATAGCATTTTAAGAATCGAAACTGACGAATTTAGTGTTACTGATCAGAATCATATCAAAGAGTTTGTTGACAACAGTGACAAAGACTTTTTTAAGAAAGTACTTGACCACATCGAAGCTGAAAAAGATAAATTTACTATTCAGCCGCTTAAAGTTAAATCGACTAAAGAAGAAATCGAAGCAGGCGTTCCTAAATCTTATGATATTCCAATTACGTTTGACCAATCAAATTTTTTCGGATGAGGATCTTGAGTTTGCCTCACGATCAGATCCTTAAAGAAGTGAAAAACCTAGACAACGAAGTCAAACAGATTAAACAAAACATAATGAAGTTGTGTTGGTACATGAGAGGCGGGCTAACCCTAGATGAAGGGTTTGCTACATGCTCCGAAGACAGAGAAATTATGTCAAAAATTGTTGAAGGCAACTTAGAAACGACAAAGAAGTCAGGACTTCCATTTTTCTAAGCGTTATGCGCCTCCAACTTTTCCAAACGAAGAAAGTTTTTGATTCTTGTCAAAGTTTTTATCTACAATGGTATTTGGTTTAGCTTTAGCTTTCACCTGTTGACTGTCCCCGCCATACTTCTTTACAAGTGCTTGACCAAGTTGAAGCTTTTGCTGACTTGTAAGGCCTTGAATTCCTGACACAACTTGACTAGGTAACTTTAATTTTTTCACTGGATCTTTTCGTTTTGACTTGAATTGCGGATTGCCTCCACTGCCTTGCGAATTAGAGTTACTATCACCGCCACGTTGACTCTTAAATGAAGGATTAGGCTGATTTTGTTGACTCTTGAACGCAGGTTCTTTTGCCCCTTGAGCATCGCCGCCCCTCATTGCTGCTTGCGCTTTGTCATTAAAAATTTGAGCTATTCTGTCTTTGTCCATTGGCATATTTGTATTGATGTCATCAGTTTTTGCACGCTTTGTTTTAAGGAAATCAACTACATCCTGAGTAGATGCCTGATTGTAGCTTTTTTTGCCTCTTTGACCGAGATAATAAGCAAACTCTTTCATTAAATTAGCAGCAGTTGCCTTTAATGTCTTTTTTCCAGATTTAAATGCACCTCTTTGTTCTCTACCTGATTTTGTAAGTAGATCTAACGGGCCCTCATCGATGTCATCGTTTTTTGTTTCATAGACTTTCATGCTCATAATCCTTAATGATATAATATTATTTATCATCGAAGTATCTACTTCGCAGATACTAGTTCTCGCTGTCGCTCAAACTACAATATCTTCTTATTAAGACATGTTCGATGTGGTATGACTTTATGTTGTTAATGGAATTGATTAAAGAGATATATTCATGTAGATTGAATTGGTCAGACGGAACCTGTTACGGTCCCGCTGTCTTCATGTGAGTATCCTCAGCCGTGACTTGGAAGTAGGTATTTTAGTTTATACACGCTGCTCTATGGGCTCTGACCTTTCCCGTACCTACGTCGACATATAGTGCTAGCGATTGTTTTTATTTGAATATATTAAACTAAATGCATACAAATGTAAACAATCACCAACACTACGCCCCTCGCTTCGTTCCTGTTGCTAAAGGGTTTTTAAGAGCGTCTGGTGTTTTCGACTGACAGCAATCAATCTATGCTAAACAGTGAGCCCAATTTGTTTGATGGCTTCCTACCTCTGGGTAGTCGAATAGCATGTTACGTGTCCGGTTTTCATGCCGGCTTTTCCACAGCGGTATTGTAAATCTGGCCCGCTAACCTTGTGTGCTGTATTGTTTGCCTATATGGGATTGTTTTTAAAATGCTCTGTTAACAACCTTGATCCGCCTACTCTAACATTAATGATACCATTATAGTATTCGTCAGTTTCAAGTACTCTGCGATCAAACTGTTCTTTTGCCTCTATGTAACTTAATACTCCTCTACTAGGACAGAAATGTAAAATTTCTCTAGTAAATTTGTCTGTGCCTATCGCAGCAACGTCAGCAAGTAGATTATCTGAAGAACCCCAATAGGTTCTCCAATCACTTTCCTTTGTTCCGCGCCTTTTGTTTTTTTTGCCTTTAAGAGGTGGTTTAGTTGTTTTAAATCGAGCCAATTTTTTGCCTATGTACTTACGTTGATTTGTAAGATTTGTTATCAAGTAAACAAAACCTTCGCAACCTTTCGGAAGTTCGTCTATTATTTTACCTTGATATGTCCATAGCATAACGTTAATTATGCTTACGACTTTTTGTTATTGCCTTTCTTGAAATTGAGATGATTATTTTTATAAATGTCTAATTTTTTATAATTCTTTTTTATCTGCTTCTTCTCAAATTCAATATTTCGTTCTTGCCTAAGTTCTTTTTGCCTTTGTTCTGCTAATTTTCTAATTTTTCTAATAAGCTTAGAAGTAGATTCGTATGTTCTTAATGAATGGCGCTTATCCCAGTCTTCAGTTGCTTTGGCATACTCTATTACTGCTGTCATAAGCTTGTCGTGGGTGTCATCGTCGTCAAACTCATCCATCTCTAATCTCCAAATCTGTCTCGTAAGCTGTAAATCCGTTTTCTTTAACAACTTTTAATATGCTGTTAACACGTCCGATCAATTCATCTTTGTGTGAGATTAGATAAATGTTCTTTTGTCTGTCTCTAGTCATCTGTTTTAGTACAGCTAGCGAATGTTCAACGCCTGCTGAGTCCATGCCGCTATCGATAAGTTCGTCGATGAACAGTAGATTGATATTTTGATACAAACTTTCCCATACATCTCTAAACGCAAAGCTAAGTCCTAGAATTAGTCTATTGCGTTCTCCTCTGCTTAGGTTGTCAAAGTCTAAATCTTGTCCTAGTTGAGTAATCTCGACACTGAGGTCATTTAAGAATTTAACTTGATGCGGTAGTCCAAGTTTATCAAGATAGCTAGTCAGTCTGTTATTCAGATATGCTAGGTTCTGATCAATGATCTTTTTTCTAATAAAGCTGTCTTTGTTTGTAAGAAGCTTGAGTAGAAACTCTTGGTGATCTCTAAAGTTGTTGTAGTCGTTAACTACATCCCAGTTAATCGCTTGGATAGCAGTATTCTTTAGCTCGTCGATCTGAGCCTGATAAGTATCTTCATCAGTTTCTCTGTTACCGAGCGCAGTTCTTAGGCTGTCAACATTGCCTCTGTGATCATACGCTTCTTTCATTGTTTCATAAAACGTAGAAGGACGCCCGTCGATGTCGCCAATCGCTTCGATTTTACCTAGCACTTTGTCTAGCTTACTCTGAATCTCAGCCTGATATTCAATAGCTTCTTCGCATTCTTTATTCTTTGTGTTTGTTAGTTCTTCCATCTTGTCAGCGTGAAGATTCTGACCGCACGTAAAACACATTGCGTCAGACAGATTAGAAATTTCTTCCTTTGCTTTTTCAACAGCGCGTTCTGCTCTTGTTAAAGTACTTTCAAAGCTAGATTTCTCTTTGTTAAGAGTTCGAAGTTCTGTGTTAGTTATTTCCCAGTTTTGTAGTTTCTCGTGTGCTTCTAGTTCACTGTTGATATCTACTTTTTCTAGTTCTTCGATACTGCTGTTAAGCTTTTCAATATCTTGTCTACGCTTTGATTTCCACACTCTTTGATTCTTTGCGAGGTTGTCGATTGCTGTTTGAATCTTTTCGTTTGACGATTGAATAGCGTTGATCTTTAAAGTCTCTGTGATAACAGCTTCTTTGGTTATTTTGATTTCTTCTTTTAAGGAGTCAGCTTTTTCAGTAAGAATTGTTATGCCAAGTAGCTGTTCAATAATAGCGCGTTGATCGTTTGCCCGCATTGACAAAAAAGGTTCTGAGTAAGTGTTTAGCGCAACAATGTGCTTGAACATATCGTGGCTCATATTGAGAAGATCATTTACTTCTCTCTGAGTATCTCTACTGTCTCCTTGACTTTCGTCTGCGACTTGCTCTTGGTTGTTGATATAAAACTTAAAGAAAGTAGGACTGCGACCACGTTCAATTCTGTAGTCGGCATTATCTTTTTCAAATGATAGAGTAACTACCATTCCTTTGCTATTTGTTTTATTAATTAAGTTATTCTTTTTGATATTTGTTAACGCAGTTCCGTATAGTGCATACGACAGCGCGTTGATTATGGTGGTATTATGGGTAACAACAAAATTATCAGTGATATAAAGACTAGATGGATGTTCAATTTGAATACATTGACATTCTTCTTCTATGTCTGGTTCAATTGAAACAAACCTTGATCTTAATTTGTTTTGATATTGATAGGTATCTTTAACAAGATTCTTTTTTCTTGTTAAAGAAAAAATCTCTTTTGAAAAATTAGTTCTTACAGACACTGTGTAAGAGTCTCTATGATTTACAGAATTGTGTACCTTTTTAGATATAGATGCTAATCCGCCTAAGCTTCTAATAATATATGCAACATCTAGTGCTAGTTGATAGCTAGTTGATGTAAATGAAGGTGTTCCTGTTCTAAAATCTACAGTGCCGTCAGAGTCAAATAGCCCTTTTAATATTTCTAGTCTATCATTTATTGAAGAGTTCTTGTATTCTTCCGGTATTGATTTTTCGTAGGATATTTTTCCGTTAAGGTTGTATTCCATGAGCAAAACACGCAACGGATGTGATTTGCCTCTTCCGTTGCCTACAATAGCGTAGTCGTATTTTCCAGGAAGTTTTTTAACATTTAGATTTAATTCGTTATTTAAGATTAATTTAGCTTTCTCAATTAACTCCTTGTCTGCTGAACTAAATCCTATACCAGTTTTTGTAGATAAACAGCCGTCACTTAACAAAAATCCAAGAAGCCATGGATTAATTAACAAGTTCCTTCCTTCAAATTCGATTGCACTAGGCAAAGGCGAGTACATGTACGCACAAGAATTCTTATTTCCGTTTGGTAGAATATACTTGTCTAATTTTTTGGCAATTTGATCTGTTGTTAAGATTTTAGTTTTAGCAGATGGATCGTTTTTCTTAAACCATCGATTGCTATAAACAGACCACAAATGATCTGCTGATGCTCGAGTTTCTCTACCATCTTGAAATTTTACACGATAAGTTTTTAGTTTTCCTTGGGGAAATACTCCAATTACTTTTGTAGTAGTGCCATCGTGCGCAATAACACTGTCTCCGACTTTGATATCTCCCATCGTTATCCACCCGTTAGGAGTAAGTACATTTGCGCTTAATGGTTGAGATTTTCCTGTACCATTGCGTGATCCGCTATCGTCGCCACCTTGATCTAAGTTTTCACCTAGAACTAGCGTTAAATTTTCTTTGTCAAAGTCAACAGCCTGAGTTTGATTTCCGACACTCATAAAGTTTTTTACTGTTAAGTTTTTAAATTTTATTCCCATTAAGTTAACCCGTTATAAATGTCTAATAGAAGTTTTTTGTTAAAGTTTTCTGTGTCAATTTCAGCAATCTCTTCTGAGACAATTTGATCTACACTTGCGAATGATGATATATCAAGCTCAGAAGTAATTTCTTCTAAATGCTTTTGCTGAATGAGCGTAATCTCTCTACATTTGTATTGACTAATGAATGTTTCTTTTAGGAAACTAGCCTCTTCAAAACTAACTGGTATGTCTAGCTCAACACGAAGGTACATTTTTTCTTTAATCAAGTTATCTGTATCGTCTAATAGTGTTGACAGCTTCAAGGTTCTGTATTTCGGACAGTCTTGCCAGTTAATGAATTCTGGTGCTAAGTCATTTTCTCTATCAAGTATCATCATGCCTCGGTCGTCGTCCCACGCATCGGCATAGTTATGCGGAAACGCATTGCCGATGTAGTGAACATTCTTTTGTTGCTGCCTAGCGTGGAAATGTCCTGAAAATACGTATTCAGGTTTTGTAAGATGTTCTGATTTTAGATCGTTGTGATCGGGCATTCTTACTCTTGCGTTCATTAAGAATGTTGGCAATTCAAAATGCCCAAACATATATTTGCAATCAAGTTTCGCTACCTTCTTCCACTCTTCGCTAATTAGCCAAGGCACAAGGGCAACATCTTCGATTACAGTTATGTCTTCGACAAACGTGATACCATCAATTAGTCTTGCAAACTCAGTTGATTTAATATCACGTTTGTCCTTGTAGTACAGGTCGTGGTTGCCAGCAAACATATAAAAGTTATCAAAGGCTGCGCCTAATTTTTCTAAGCTTCTAATGCCTGCATCCATAGTCATAAGATTGAGGCTGTTTCTGTTGTGATTCCAGTCACCGCAAAAGATTCCAGTTTCGCAACCGTTGGCTTTTGCAGTTTCAATATACCAGTCAACAAAGTCTTCGCAGTCTTGATTGTGAGTGCGTGAGTTACTTTTCATACCAAAATGAATATCCGTAAATACGGCTGCTTTTTTGAACAAAATTTTATTCCTTATATACACTAAGTATATGATAATAAAAGACTTTTGTCAACTAGTTTTTTTGCCTGACACTCCAGTAGGCGCAGCTTCTTCATTGCGTCTAATGGCTGCATCCCACTCTCCGGCATGTAGTCGAGTGTAGCTAGGCTTGAGATCATTCATCTCAAGAATGTCATCTCTGATATTTTGATTTCTTTTCTCTAAGTTGATTACTCTTACAAAACTGTTTGTTACCGCAGCGGTATAATAAGCAAACGGATTATTAGATTTTGATTCGTCGAACTGAAGGCCAATTTGCGATAGCTGAAGTATGGCTTGCCCCTTCATTTCATCGTTGTAAGTGTAACCTCTAACATTGCCTCGAGTGGCATATCTGTCCACAAGCTTCATCCACATCATAGCTAAACTGTTCGTTGCTTTGCCGTGGTCTTTCGAGAAGTGTCCGTTCTCCATACCGCCGACCCAATGACTTTTTCCGACGCATATCAACTCACCGTCGTCGTTGAATTTATAGTGATGAAACGGTGGAAAGTTTAGCTTGGTCTTTGTGTCAGCAACTGTCTTTGGGTTCTTCTTGCGACCTGGTTCTTCAGGTATGTGATCAAACGTCATTACTCGAAAAATAATTTCTTCTTTGGTAATAGATTTGTAGTCAACCTCGCATTCTGCTTGTTTTACTTTTTCACCTAGTAGCTTGCGTCTCTCATATTCCGCGCTACTTTGAAGCTTGGCTTTATTGCGCTTTGCTTCAGCAATAGTCCTAATGTTAATCTTGTCAACGTCAAGTAATATGATGTCAAAATTGGCATAATCAGGTTCTGTGTACGAGTTGTACGAATCCTTTGATTTATGAATTTCTGCTAGCAAGTCCTTGTTATTAAGATATTTTTTCTTTCTCAATTGATTCTCCGATCATTACTTTATTATAATGTATGTATTTAATTTTGTCAACTAAATACGTAGTAGGAGAATGAAAAATTGGCTATTAATATTATTGGTGCTATTACAAATTTTAGCACAGGGATACAAGCAGGAGCACGGGCATTAGATGCCTTTGTGTCTTCTACGCCTATTAGGGCAATTACCAACGCACGATCCGCAACGGCAGCAATTGACAACATTATTTCAGGTACTAGAGACGGATTAAAGAATCTAGGTACTGCATCTAGGATGTCACAAAACGCCTTGCAAGGTGTTAATGCTGGAGCAAACCCAGCAAGACCTGATCAGATAATTGCAAGTGTTAGAAACGGTAATGCCATTGCTGATGCTGCTGAAGGCGATTGGCGAGTTAGCTTAAAAGTTCCAGATCAAATATCCGGCGGATATGTACTTGATCCGTTGGTAACACAAACAGGGGGCAGAATGGTATTTCCGTTTAACCCTGTTGTACTGTTAAGTCAGCGAGCAAATTATGATAGCATTGCAGTAACGCATACAAACTATCCATTTCATGCTTATCAAAACAGCCAAGTTGATGATATTACAATCACCGGCGACTTTTATGTTGAGAACGACTCTGATGCAAGATATTGGATTGCTAGTATTCACTTCTTAAGAACAATTACGAAGATGTTTTATGGCAATGGATCTAACGTTGGAGCACCACCTCCGCTGTCGAGATTGAACGGATACGGAAAGTATGTGTTAAACAATATTCCGGTTCTTATTACCAACTTTACAGTTGACTTACAAAGTAACGTTGACTATGTGCCTTGTACAATAGTCAACGGCGAAGAGCCAAATTACGTGCCAACACACAGCACAATATCAGTAACTTGTACACCAAACTATGCCCGCCGCAGTCATTCTCAATTTAGTTTGAAAGACTTTGCAGATGGAGCATTTGTTAACGGACCAGAGGGATTTAGTTAATGAAATCATTTAGCCCATATTCAAAAACTGACATTACGCAGTCGGGATATTTAGATATATTGAAGGTTGTTTCTGTGCCAGCAGCAAAGGATGATATATTATACACTGTTACGACAGCGTACACTTATCGACCAGACTTGCTAGCATTTGACTTATACGGAACAAAGAATCTTTGGTGGGTATTTGCTCAGAGAAATCCAGATACAATTAAAGATCCTGTATTTGATTTCACAGCAGGGACGCAAATATATCTACCACAAGAACAAAACTTAAAACAAAGCTTAGGACTATAAATGGCATTTAATTTAAGTAGTATTGGTTCAAATTTTAGTAGCAGCTTAAAGTCAGTTAGTTCAAACTTTACAACAGTTAACTCAAATCTTAATTCTGCAGTGCGCAATTTAAATTCAAGTATTCCGAATTTAAATAATTTCGGCGGCGACATTGCTAAGATTGCTAATACCATCGATAGCTCAATTGCTGGACCATTAAGTAATATTAACAATTTTACATCTAGTATTACCGGCGAAGTTGACAAGGTTGTTAATAACTTTTCGAACCAGTTATTAACTAACAATAAACAAATAGTAGATTCACTTGGTCGAGTTCAAAACATACTCGGCGAAGTAGCAAGTATTACTGTTAACACAGGTAATTTGTCAGATTCTATTGGTAGTTCGTTATCAGCAGGATTGCCTAAAATTGGCGGACAATTAAATAGCTTTTCTAATCAAGCGCAAAGTGCAATAAACAATATTACTGGAGTCACTAGTGCAGTTTCATCTACACTAAATGGTGCAGTAGGTAATATTAACCAAAGCTTACTAAACACAAATATTCCGGTATTCCAAAAAGCAGCCGGAAATCTAACTAGTGGGTTTAACAACATTCAAAGTTCAGTGAATCAAAATATTACAGGTATTACAAGCAAGGTTAACAATGTAGTAAGCACAGTTGATTCGGTGTCTAATCTATTGTCAAATCCTCAGCAACTAACAAGTGCGCTGAATAATACTCTTAATAATTTAGTGCAAAGTGGATTAAACAGCTTGCTAGGACCCATTAGTAGTATTTTTAATACAGTCAATGACTTCTCCCAAAATTTGAATATTACTCCTGGAAACTTAAACAATCTAGTAGGCAATTCAGTAGGCGGATTGTTTAACTATATTGACAATACCTCGGCTGCATTTCAGTCAAATCTAAACAGTGCGTCAAACGCATCAGCAGTACCTGCGGCCGTGGCAACAACAGGGTTTAATGGATCAACAAAACTTAAAAATGTTTTACGAGATTATAACACCTACAACTATATTGTAACTATGGGTGTACTTGATCATGCTGAAATGAACGACCCTTCCTTGTACAGAGGAAGAGGCACATTTAAGTACAACTTGTTAAAAAGCGGCGGCGGCGAATACGAAAATAAAGTAACTATTTCAGAAGAATCTCCGCCAGAGTACTTGGAATATTTTATTGACGATTTAGAAATTGATAGCGTTCTAGCCCCTAATCCAAACACAGGTTTAGCACTTGGTACAACTATAAGCTTTAAGGTAACTGAACCTTATAGTATGGGAAAGTTCTTAGAAACGATGGTCGCGGGAGCAGCCCAAGCAGGATATCAAAATCACCTCAAAGCTTATTATTGTTTGAGAATTGGATTTATTGGATGGGACGAATACGGCGCCGAAATTAGAAATGACTTTGCTGTTCCTAGATATATACCTATGGCTATTACTAATATGCAATTCCAAGTTACTGGAGCAGGATGTACTTACGATGTAGAAGCAGTGGTTACAAGTGACTTAGCAACCGAGGACCGAGTTAACAAGACTCTGACTACACTTGAAACTTCAGGCAAAAGCCCGCATGAACTATTGCTAACGGCTGATAATTCAGTAACTAATAGCTTAAACGCATTAATGGAACAAGCAGAAAAGAATGAAATCGTTGCTAGTGAGTTTGACAGATTTTTAATCTGCTTCCCTCCTAATCACGATAGTTTACATCAAGCAGTTAAAAATAGAATATCGGGATCTACAACAGAATTAACAGAAAATATAGCAGGCGGCGTGGCTCTTGGGGTGAACCGGGGCATACAAGTCTCCGAAGCACAACAGCTTGATGCTTTTGGGGGCCCAGGCGCACCAATTAACGGAATGTATAAATTTTTAAGATCATGGGCGTTTGATAACGTTAATGAAATTGGCGAAAGTGAATTTGTTTCTGATATTGCAGACGGCACTGATGCTAACGCTAATAGACCGCTAGCAGTTTGGTCAATAGAAAAGCAACTCTACGATAGAAGTCAAGAACCAGCAAATACTACTCAAGCAAGAAGTGTAAAATTTCACGCCGATACTGCAATTACTGACCTTATTACAGAAACAGTTAAAAACGCCAAGGTAATTAGAGACGCACCCGACGAGGATAATGGTGACGGCCGCAAACTGTACTTTAGAATTGAAACATCTGTGTTTACAGAAAAAAATAATGCTGCTGAAAGAGAATTTGGCAGACATCCAAGAGTTTACGTTTATGCAGTTCATCCGTATTATTATGACGAAGCTAAGATAGCAGGAACAGGAGAAGTAGGAAATAGTGCAGCATTGTTTAAGGAACAAGCGGCAAAGGAGTACAACTACTATTATACCGGAAAAAACGAAGATGTTCTTAACTTTGACATCAATTTTAATTTCGCTTACTTTCAAGCAGTAAAGGGCGACATTGGAAATAGCCGTACAGATTTATCCGGCCAAACAGCAAAAACTACTGACAGTCCTTCTGCCGAAAAGAATCCTTCAAAGCAATCAGGAGCGTCTGCTACTAACGATTTAGAAGGTGCTAAATTTCTAGGATTTACTCCTAGGCACGAGTTCTTTACATTAGGCGGAAAGCGACGAGATCTAACAACGAGTGCAAAGATGGAAATTACAGAATATGTGCATAACGCTATTGTTAATTCGCCAGTTGATATGATTACTGCTAATATGGAAATTTGGGGAGATCCTTATTACCTTCCAACTGACCTTGGAAACTATGCTGCACCACAGCGTTCAAAACTGATAAACAGCGAATTAGGTATGCCTAGTGTAAGAGAAGAAATCTGGTGTAATATTAATTTCAAAACTCCGCTAGATTATCCTGTTAACGGTTTTGTAATGGATTTTCCAGAACTATCAAGACCGTTCCATGGAATATATCATATCTGGGCAGCAACAAACAAATTTAGTGGTGGTAAATTTACGCAAGAATTAAAGCTAATTAGAAAGAATTTTGATGACAGAACAGGTACTACTGGAAACTCAGGAATTTCAGCAAAAGGCCGGGGCTTGGCATCTGATACAAACACTATCAATCCTAATATGGTAGTTACTCAATCAGATGTAGATAATGCTTTTTCAAATAATTCCGGAGTAGGTTTTGGCAACGCGCAAGTTGATCCAGGCTTAGCTCAAGGACAACTTCTGCAGACTGGTAGCTTTGAAAATAATGGAGTACAGTCTGTTATACTTACTGACGGTAGTATAGTAACAGGAAATCGCCCACCAGTAAGGCGGCCAGGAAGCAGCACTGGACCGTTCTAAATCAAATAATTAAAAGTAAAGGTGTATAATGCAATACGTAAGATTTCCAGTTAAAGACGGACAAATCAAGGACACTGGTCCTTATGAAGCTATAGTAGTGAGTCATCTTGATCCGTTTGGTATGGGAACGTTAGAAGTTGAATTACTAAGAGTAAACGGCACTAGTGGTGTTCCAGAGAGATCAGGCCAACTGCTAACAGTGAGATATTTGTCGCCATTTTACGGAGTAACACCGTTTAAGGGGCTAACACCAAATGACGATTTCCAAAGCACACAAAAAAGTTACGGTATGTGGATGATTCCTCCGGATCCGGGAGCAAGGGTACTTGTTATTTTTGCTGAAGGACACAGCGCCTATGGATATTGGATCGGGTGCATACCTGAAACAGGTATGAACTTTACTATGCCTGATCCTAGAGCAAGTACTGCTAATACAACGGAATCAACGCCACAAAATCTAAAAGGATTAAAGGTGCCTGTTGGTGAATATAACAAAACTATTGAACAAGGTCAAGCAGTTGATCCTACACTTTATCCAAAGCCGTATAACAAAGACTTTACAGAAATCTTAGAAGTACAAGGTTTAATTTTTGATGAGGCTCGAGGAACAACAACCTCGAGTGCAAGACGTGAAGTACCAAGTATGGTATTTGGTATATCAACGCCAGGTCCGATGGATAAACGTAAGGGCCGCCCTACGACAAAGTACGGCCATGCCGACGAACAAGCTGATGTACCATTTAACAGATTAGGCGGAAGTAGCTTTGTAATGGATGACGGCGATGACAAATTTGTCAGAGCAACTCACCCGGCAGATGGCCCGCCGCTATATGTTAACAAAGAAATTGGCGATCAAGGTGGCGACGAAACTATCCCGCAAAATGAAGTAATGCGCTTTAGAACTAGAACAGGACATCAGATTGTTTTACATAATTCAGAAGATTTAATCTATATTGCTAACAGTCGAGGAACTGCTTGGATTGAATTATCGTCGGATGGCAAGATTGATATTCACGCCGAGGACAGCATTAGTTTAATGACTAACGCTGACTTTAACGTAACTGCTGAACGCGACATTAATATGGAAGCAGGCAGAAACATTAATATGCGAGCAGATGGCCGCTGGCCTGATCATCAAAAGAATTATTATAACAATGAGGTTGATGATGAAATCAGAAATGGTCAAGTAGTAATCGAAGCGTTGTCGAGTTCAAGAATAAGTTCAGGAGTGAACAGCACGCATTTTGAAATAACAGAAGGCGCAGTTAAACTTGATATCGACGCTGACTTAATTTTACAAACTGCCGGCGATATGCATTTGTATGCTAAAGGCAGCATTTATCAAAGAGCTGAAGATAGTGTACACGAAACTGCTGGAATTAACTGGTACAGAAAAGCCAAGCATACTATGGTAGACCAATGTGAAGACTATTTTGCCCAGGTATCAAATAATTCCAACTTTACAATCGGCAACGACTTTAATACTTCAGTTGAGGCAAATAAAAACGTAAGAGTCAACGGTACTAATTCGTTAAGAGTTGAAGGAAACAACAATGAATTTGTATTCTCCGGCAATTTAAAATATACCGAAGGTAACCTAGATGTAAACACAAAAGGTGCAACTAAAATCACATCCGAAGGACAAATTGATATATTGTCAAGTAGTGATATTAGAATACAAGGTGGTCCGAATATTAGACTTAACGAAGGTGCTGCAACCGCTGCAATCGCAGATCAAGCAAAAGACGCTAGCGCGTTCTTGACACAGAATAGTCCGCAGAATCCAGATCCAGCTGACAAGACATACAAGCTAACGCCACTTACTGGTCAGTATGTACTACCGGGTGAAAAAGTTACTATCGAATATGACACGATTGTTCCAAGAGCACCGCAACACGAACCTTGGGCGCAACACGAAAACCTAGATCCTATTATGTTTAAGTCAGAATTTACTGACAGAGAACGCCCCGGCGCACTCAAAAATGCTGATAGAATCTTAACACCTGACACATTCTTGAAAAATAAAGCAGCACTACAGAGCAGCGTTGTGGTAGCAGGAACAAGCGGTCAAACAGGATACAACGTAGGGGCATATGAGCGTCTTGGAAAAGAAGCTATTCCAACAGGACCAGCTACTGGTAAGACTACTCCGAGTGTTACTTATATGAAGGGTTATTCCGGCCAAACTCGCAACAAACCAATACAAGACGGTCTACTTCAAATACTTGATGCTGCTGCTAACAAAGCTAAAGTTGAAGTTGTTGTCTTTAGTGGCGGTCAAGAAGCACCTCCTGGTAAGCGCAGAACAGGCAGTCGTAGGCACGATAATGGTTATGCTGCTGACGTATGGCTTTATAACGACGGCCAGCGCCTAAACACAACAAACAGCAATCACTTAGGCATTATTAAAACCTTTGTTCAAGCAGCTAGATCCGCAGGCGCTACTGCAATTGGCGCAGGCAACGGATACATGGGCAACACAGGCATACATCTTGATATTGCTAAAGGCCAACCGGGCGTAAGTGCTGCTTACACTTGGGGAGGCAGAAACGCTAGATATAGAAGTACTCCTACGTGGCTAAGACAGATCATGGAAGGCGGCTAATATGTCAGTTCAATATACAATATACGAACAAGAATACGAAGTTTTAAGATTAGTTGCTAAACCTGAACAACACCACGGCGCACCAAGCCCGTATATGAGTGTGTACGGAGGATGGGAGCCAAGGTTAATACAATTTACTATTGCTCAGATCTATCAATATCAACAACAGAGAATTCAAGAAAAGGGCGTATCTTGGCAAGCGGTCGGTAGATATCAATTTGTATACGAAACTCTTCAGCGCACTGTTAAAAAAACAGGCATGAGCCTGAACACTATTTTTAATGATGTAACCCAAGACTTGCTTGCTCTTAAATTATTAGAAGGAGCAGGACTGCGAACTTGGCAAGCAGCCGGCCAAGGACCTGACAAGACACCTGATCAAACGTTTCATTTTAATCTTTGTAAAGTATGGGCAGGCATTCCGTTGCCTTATCCAGGCAACAAAGGCCAAACTGGACAAAGTTATTATGAAGGTGCGGTTAACAAAGCAAGAGGCTCTCCTGAGATCTATACAGATCAGTTAAGACAATATCGACGCAATGGAAAAAGAACCCAACACACAGTTACATTAGGTGTATCGGCACGCCCGTATCCAGTACAGGGCATTTCTCCTAAATCTCAAGCAACAATTAGAGCTGGTGGAGGACAGAACTACGGACTAGGTTCTCCTTACACTGCCGCAGCCCAGCGGAGAATACAAGCCGGCGGAACAAATTTTCAAAGTGCAACTGAGCAAATACAACAAGATTACGCAGGCATCTTGCCCCAAGCAGATACTCCGTATGTGTACGAAGAAATTGATCCATTAGACGATAGATATGATTTTAGAACAGGCAAGAAAGTTAGAGACTTATTACTTAACGGAACAGCACCCGGCGCTAACTTAGGTCTTAAAAACGGCAATGGCATGGTGCCCGATGATGATATTGGAGCAGTCGGCTTTACAGATGATCAAAAGGCTCAAGTTACGAGCAATAATACTCCTGGTACTAAAAATGGTCTGCCAAATGGCGTATATGAAAAGACTCAAACCGTCAATACTCCTGGAGGACCTCAACAAGTAACTAAGCAATACAAGAAAGTCAATACACCGGGCGGCATCGAAGAAGTTGAAGTTAAACAACCAACTCCAGTTAGTTATATATCGGAATTTGGAAACACTAGGCCCGACGGCTCTGGAGCAACTACATTGACTAGCAAGCCACTTCCGCAATCAATCAACAAGGCAGCGCCACCGAGTAATCCTGATGCTAATGATCCAAGGAATCAAACAACACCCCAACATGAAGTAGTTGAAGATTTTGACGAAAGGGAACCTGCTGAGTTTGAAGAAGATAAAACATCGACTACATCAAACAATGACAGCTTTACAGGCGGCGAGCCAATTGCTACAGCACCTGCTCCAGTGCCATTCAATGGTAATGATTTTTGTGTCAAGGCTGTTGTATTTTTCAATAATGAGCTACAGGCTAAAATTGAAGAAAAAGAATCCAAGATACCTAAAGGTGATTATAGGGTAAACGAAGAGTTTGATAAAATCAATAATATTATTGTTGTAGAGATTGTTCCTGATATTCCTGGTCCTATGAAAGTAGTATTCAGTGACGGTACTACAATATCTAAGTGTCCGCCTGCGAGCTAAATACGTTATGAGTAGATTAGAGAAAAACCTATATAAAAGAGTTAAAGTAGAATCAGGGCCAAAGAAAGCGGCACCTGGCAGAACCTATAGAGGCTTTTCTAGCGTAAGTGAAAACACAGAAAACTTTGCGCTGTATGATTTCGAACTTATTAAGCAAGATATCATCAATCACTTTCACATACGACAGGGCGAAAAATTAAACGATCCGCAATTTGGAACAATTATTTGGGATGTGCTATTTGAGCCATTTACAAATAACATAAGAGATGCTATAGTAACTGACGTAACTGAAATTATAAATTATGATCCAAGAGTAAAAGTAGAATCTATCTTTGTAGACACCTATGACAGCGGCATTGAAGTAAGTTGCACCCTAAGTTATTTGCCTTATAATATCTCAGAAGAGCTGTTATTTCGCTTCGATCAATCCCTGATACAATAAAATACTCTTATATTAAAATATGATAAATACCTTATAATAGAGTAAGGGAAATCGCATGTCTTCAACTGACAGACAGTCAAGGTTATTAGTTACACAAGACTGGAAAACAATATACCAATCATTCAGAAACGCAGACTTCCAGAGCTACGACTTTGACAATCTACGTAGAACAATGATTAACTATCTACGTCAAAACTATCCGGAAGATTTCAATGACTACATTGAAAGCTCTGAATACCTTGCGTTAATTGATTTGATTGCGTTCTTGGGCCAAAACCTAAGTTTCCGCGTTGACTTAAATGCGAGAGAAAACTTCCTCGAAACTGCTGAACGCCGCGAAAGCATATTGCGACTTGCTAGACTAATTTCTTACAATCCAAAAAGAAACCAGTCAGCAAACGGGTTGTTGAAAATTGAAACGGTTACAACTACTGAATCAGTCTTTGACAGTTCAGGAATTAACTTGTCGGGATCAACTATCCGCTGGAATGACAGAGCAAATGCCAACTATTTTGAGCAGTTTGTCAAAGTGCTAAACTCTGCGCTTCCTGTTAACAACAGCATTGGACGTCCACTTGCTTCGGAAAGAATTGAAAACGTTTCGACTGAACAGTACCGCTTTAACGCAACAAACACCAAAGTTCCAAAATACAGCTTTACAAGAAACGTCGAAGGCGTTCCTACAAAGTTTGAAATTGTAAGTACAGCTATCTCAAATGGATCAATTGTCGAAGAACCTCCCCTATTAGGAAATTCTCCGTCGTTCTTGTATAGAGATGATGGCCAAGGTGCCGGTAGTTCAAATACAGGATTCTTTATGCACTTCCGTCAGGGAGAATTAGAAGAAGGCACGTTCTCGATCAACAATCCAATTCCAAACCAAATTGTAAACATTGATACTCCGAATATCAACGACTCAGACGTGTGGCTTTATACAGTTGACTCAAATGGACAAGAAAACAGACTATGGACAAAGCTTGATGCAGTTGAAGGTAACAACATCATTTACAATAGCTTATTCCGCGGCGTAAGAAATGTTTATGCTGTTACAACAAGAACTGATGATAGAATTAACCTAGTATTTAGTGATGGCGTGTTTGGAGACCTACCATCGGGTAACTTTAAGATTTATTATAGAACAACAGACAATCGAAATTCTGTTGTTAGCCCTAATTCCATGTCTAATATTACAATTGAAATTCCGTATATAAGCAGAAGCAATAGTAGAGAAGTATTAACCGTTGGTATGAGTTTGAAGTACACTGTGTCAAATGCAACTACTAGCGAGACCAATAACGAAATTAAAGCCAACGCTCCTTCGACTTATTATACTCAAAATAGATTGATTACTGGCGAGGATTATAATATTGGTCCTCTCGGTATTAGTCAAGATATCATTAAGACTAAAAGTGTTAACAGAATTTCAAGTGGCATTAGTAAGTATTACGATCTGAAAGATCCAACAGGAAAGTATTCAAATACTAGCTTGTTTGCTGACGACGGTGTATTATATAGAGAAGAATTTAATAGCAAGAAGAAATTTAAGTTTGCAACTCAAACTGATATTGAAGGTGTAATCTTTAATCTGATACAACCAACACTGTCGTCGAAGAATATGAGAAACTATTACTTCAAGAATTACAATAATGTGTTTGTTGACGAATTAGGCGCAACTTGGGATCCAGTGTCAACTGCTACAAACAGAAGCACAGGACGTTTTGCTACAACGACGAATTCGTACTATGCAGTATCAACATTTACAGAAAGCAATTTGCGATTCGTAGAAAAGAATGCGTTGATTCGTTTTGTTGCTCCTGCACTAGCTGGCAATCCGCAATACTTTTTGCCAGATGGTACACTAACTACTAACAAAAGTAAAAAAGGTGCATCGGAATACAAATGGTGTAAAATTGTGTCGATATATGAAAATGGCACAGAGCTTGATCTAGACGGATTCGGACCTATTGTAGTCAACGACGTAATACCAGCAGGTGCAATTGTTGACCAAATCATTCCGATATTTTCAAGAACAATTTCAAATGACGTAAAAGTACAAATTATTGATAGAGCATTTATTTACAAAGACTTTGCGCTGCGCTACGATCAAGAAGAGCGCGCCTGGGTTATTGTAGAAGCAGAAGATATCAACACTATTAACAATTTTAGTCTTGGTAAAGCAGGCGATGTAACTGGAACAAACCTTGACGCAAGTTGGTTACTGTATTTCAAATCCGACGGCGAATCATATGAGATGACCTATAGGAACCTGCGTTATGTTTTTGAAAGTGCAGACGAGATTAGATTCTTCTTTGATTCAGCAGACAAGATTTACAATCCAAGAACTGGACAAATTGTAAAAGATAAAATCTCTGTATTGAACATTAACACACAGCCTGATTCACTGGATTCTCTTACTAGAGATTTTAACTGGTCAATTACTGATGCATTTAAGGATGCTGACAGCTATGTTGATACTCGCAAAATTGAAATAGATTTCTTTGATGACGACAATGATGGAATTATCGATAATCCAGAAGTGTTTGATACATTAGTTGATCCACAAATAAATTCAGAAGACAAGATTGTATTTCAGCAAAAGTACCTAACAACTGACGGAACAGAAGACTTCAAGTATTTTAGTAATACCGACGGCACAATTGTAATTGTTCAAAACGGATCAGACGATGAATACAAGAACAGAACATCTTATCCAGATGGACAGATATTTTACCTAGTTGCAGAAAACGTGTTCAAGCAAAGTAACATTTCAAAAAACAATGTTACTACAAATACCAACTACCGTGCTTATTATGGCCGCGATGGATTAAAGTTCCATTACGTCCATGTTGCCGACTCTAACTACAGAATTGATCCAGCATCGAGTAACATTATTGATACGTATGTGTTAACTAAAAATTATGATATTGAGTATAGAAAATATCTACAAGGCGGAACTACTACGAAGCCACTTCCTCCGAGTACAGATCAACTGTTTAGAAGTTATGGTGCAGACATCAATAGAATTAAGTCAATCAGCGACGAAGTGATTTATCATCCGGTTAAATACAAGCCGTTATTCGGCGAAGAGGCAAAAGATGATTTACAAGTGACTTTTAAAATTGTGAAAAATAAATCATTATCAGTTAATGATAATAAGATTAAAGCCGGAGTTATTGACGCTGTAAACAAGTTCTTTAGTATAGAATACTGGGACTTCGGGGATACCTTTTATTTCCAAGAATTAGCAGCATATGTTATGAACACACTTACACCGCAATTAGTTTCTGTTGTTATTGTTCCGAAAACTGAAAACAAAGCTTTTGGTAGCTTGTTTGAAATAAAATCAGAAGTAGACGAAATTTTTGTTAATGCAGCACAAGTTTCGGACGTAGAAGTAATTGATGAAATTACAGCATCAAATTTAAGAGCTGACGGCACAATTATTACAAGTGTATCAGCTAGCACATCAGGCATACAAAGCGCATAATGCGGAGGTTAATTTAAGTAATGGCAAACGATCAAAACGAGTTCGGTCTACCAACACCTGACAATGACGACAGAAAGAGTTCAGCATTTCTTCCAAGGTTCTTTAGAACGGAAGCAAATAACAAATTCTTACAAGCAACTCTTGACCAGTTAATTCAACCTGGTGTCGCAGAGAAACTAAACGGGTTTTACGGACGCCGTGATGCGAAAGCATTTTCGTCTAAAGATAGCTATGTGCCAGATGTAAGCAGCAATAGAGAAAATTACCAATTTGAGCCAGCAGTAGTTGTTAAAGACAATCTCGACAATGTAGACTTCTATAAAGATTATACAGACTACATTAACCAGATTAAGTTCTTTAATGGAAACGTTGACAACCATAGTAGATTAAACGCACAAGAAACATATGCGTGGAACCCTAATGTTGATTGGGACAAGCTTGTAAACTTCCGTGAGTACTACTGGGCTCCTACAGGACCAATTAGCGTTCCTGTGCGCGGCCAAGGCAAGGAAGTAGTGAGTACTTATACAGTTACTCTGGCAGAAGATGACGACAACACATCATACGTCTTTAACAGCACGTTGGAAAAGAATCCGACTCTAAAATTATATAGAGGACAAACGTATCGCTTTGAAATTGATACACCAGGCCACCCAATTGCATTTGCTTTATCGAGAACTTTCCTGCCTGGAGAAGTTCTCGTAGTAGCTGGACGTGAAGGTATTCGAGGCCAGGGACTTTTTGATTCAGAGTTGTTTGGTAACGACTATGACATCGGCGACTTTATTGTGACGCCAGACGCAGGATCAGTATCGTTTGGCGATGACGAGAATGTTAGCACTATTTACAATGACGGCATTTCTAAAGAAGCAACTGACGGTCAAGAGTTGGCAACAGTATACGTTGAGTCAGGAGTAGTTGAATTTACTATTCCACTTAACGCACCTGACAGATTGTTTTATATCTCAAAGAATAACGTCGACACAAGCGGTCAAATGAGAATTAACAACATTGAAGAAAATACGTTCCTTGACGTTGATAAAGACATTATCGGTAAGAAAACATACAAAAGTTCGAACGGCGTAGAATTTACAAACGGATTAAAAGTGTTTTTCCAAGGCGATGTGACCCCGGCAATATATGAAAAAGATGCTTGGTATGTGGAAGGTGTAGGCGGCCAAATAAGATTAGTTAAAGAAAGTGATCTAGTTCTTCTAAATGCGTTTTCTGAAGACGACCTTGTACCGTGGGACGGCACTCCGTATGACAGACTGCCTTTTGAAAATTCCAGTGCTTATCCAAAAACTAAAGACTACTTAGTAGTTAACAGAGCTAGCCCAGATAGAAACCCGTGGTCACGTTATAACAGATGGTTCCATAAAAATGTTCTAGAAAAGAGCCTAGAATATAACGGACTTCCTGTTGTAATTGACGAGTCATTTAGAGCCAAGCGTCCTATTATCGAATTTGAAGCAGGACTAAAACTTTACAGATTTGGATCAGAAGCAAAGCAAGATATCGATTTAGTTGATACATTTACAAAAGATGTGTTTTCAACTATTGAAGGATCTTTTGGATACAATATCGACGGCGTAGATTTAGTCGACGGTATGCGAGTGTTGTTTACTGCTGACACTGACATATTAGTTACAGGCAACATTTACGAAGTTAAATTTGTTACAATTGGAAACGTTCCGCAAATTACGCTACAAGAAGTTAGCGACACCTTTCCGCAGGATCTAGAAGTGGTATTTGTGAGAACAGGTGATACGTATGGCGGCACAGCATTTTATTACCAGTATGATGTATGGAACGTAGCTCAGCAAAAAGACAATGTAAACCAAGCACCGTTGTTTGACTTATGTTGCCCAGAAGGAAACTTCTATGGTGATTTAGCAACATTCGACAGTTCATCATTTAATGGTACGAAGGTATTTTCGTACAAAGAAGGTACTGGAGCAAATGATCCAGAACTAGGATTTCCATTAACATACAAGAATATTAACAACTCAGGTGACATACTATTTGAATTTAATCTAACAACTGATAGCTTCACAGTTCAAAACGATGAAGAAATTATTACAGTTGAAGCTAACAAAGGTAATCTGCGCAAGTACACTGACTTAACAAATTTTGCGTGGGTCAACGGCTGGTCAAGTGTTGCTCAGATAACTAAGCAAAAAGTAGTTAGACAGTATGTTGCTGGTCCTCAACTAAACAACTTCGAAGTTGATGTTTATAATAGAGCAGGCGACTTGAACGATCTTGCCGTAAGTGTTTACAGAAACAACAGGATTCAAACAGCAGCCGCAGATTACGAAATCGACAGAGTTAATGGCAAAGCATTAGTGCGATTCTATAGCGATGTTGCTGTAGACGACAAAATTGTTTTGAAATCGCATTCAGCAACCTCTAAGAATAACAACGGGTTCTACGAATTTCCAATCAACTTTGAAAGAAATCCAAGTAATGAAGACATTAACGAATTTACACTTGGTGAAGCAATTGACCATGTTAGTTCTATTGTCGAAGAAACTCGTGAATTTACTGGCACGTATCCTGGCCAGTCAAACCTAAGAGACTTAGGAAACGTAGATCGTTATGGAAGAAGATTTGTAAAGCACAGTGGTCCGATCAACTTAGCACTATATCACTTTACTAGCAAAGAGTACAACATCGTTAAATCAATTGAATTTGCCAAGAACGAGTATGCTACATTTAAGAGAACTTTCTTAAGTAGAGCAGAAAGCTTAGGCATTGACGCTCCGGCTAAGCAGCACGTTGACAGACTATTGCAGGATCTTAATAGAGATAAAATTAAGACTCAGCCGTTTTACTTCTCGGATATGATTGGATACACAACTACTAATCGTATTGAGTTTGATGTTGAAGATCCAGACAACCCATTTTATGCACTAACTAATCCGTTTAATCTAACAGAACTATCGAGTAGAGCAATCAACGTGTACTTAAACGGTTCGCAACTGATCCATGGCAAAGATTATACTTTCAGTGAAGAAGGATTTGTCTTAGTTACTGCTGGACAAAAAGATGGCGATACTATTGAAGTTTACGAATACGAAACAACTGACGGATCATTTATTCCGCCAACTCCATCTAAGTTAGGCATGTATCCAAAGTACGAACCACAAATTGTCATTGATGACACATACCAAACTGAAGAGCCATTTGCCCAAGGTCCATTTAAGATCTATGGTCAAAATGAAGATGGCTGCGTTGGTTGGTTTTATCCAGTTTATACAAACAAGAAGTACGCTGGTCAAGCAGACTGTGACGACCAAGCTACTACTCTGAGATTTGCTGGTTTAAGTAAGCTACTTTATATTCCAACAACTGATGGTTTCTTTGGAGCCCAGGACAATCCGGAGATTGAAGAATACTCAGTTGGTATTGCTATGGTTCAAGGACATGACGGTAGTACAATCAGAGCATACAAAGACTACAGAGACAACCTACTGCTAGATCTTGAGAAGAGAATATTCAACAACATTAAAGTCGATTACGAAAACACACTGCTGAATATCCACGACTTTGTAGGCGGCAAGTACAGGTCGGCTGCGTACAACAGGAAAGAAATTAACGATCTAGTCCTAAAAGATTTTATACAATGGTCGAGAGTAGTAGAAAGTGATTATACTGAAAACGACTTCTATGAAAGAGAAAATCAGTACACATATAACTATTACAAAATGACGTCTGCTATTGACGGCGAAGTACTACCAGGATTTTGGAGAGGTGTTTACAGAGAATTCCTAGACACTGATAGACCACACTCACACCCATGGGAAATGCTAGGATTTACTCTTAAGCCAAAATGGTGGGATACAACTTATGGCCCAGCCCCTTATAGTGCAAATAACTTAGTACTATGGCAGGACATTGAAAATGGATATGTCCGTGAACCAAATAAAGAATTAGTAACTAGAGCAAGATATGCCCGTCCGGACTTTACAAAATATATTCCAGTTGATTCTCAGGGTAAATTAAAATCACCGATTGAAAGTGGATATGCTAAAAACTTCTTTTACAGAAATACGTCAGATGATTTTATATTTGGCGATGTTGCTCCAGTTGAGTCTGCTTGGAGAAAAAGTGCTGAGTATCCGTTTGCACTTATTAAAGCATGGTTGCTAGCTAACCCGGCAAGAGTTATGGGACTAGGGTTCGACTTGTCAAGAGTCTTTAGAAACCTAGCAGGACAGTACACTTATACTGATACACTAACACAGATATCAAATAAGTCAATTGTTTTTCCAAACACATATCGAGATAATGTAAGAGTAAATACAAGTGGGTTAGTAAACTACATTTACAATCTGCTATCGAGCAACATTGTTAGTGTTTATGATGATTATAAAAATGACATAACATCTATGAATACACAGATGGGACTGCGCGTTGGAGGATTTACTGATAAGAGTAAATTCCAATTGCTACTAGACAGCCGCTCACCTCGCGAAAATATCGAAGACGGCGTATTTGTGCCAGAAGAGAACTACCAAGTTTTCTTAAACACAAGTTCGCCAATTGACGCACCTGTATACAGTGGTATCATTGTTGAAAAACGAGCAAACGGATTTGTTGTAAGAGGCTACTTTGATAACAATCCGTTCTTGAACTACTTTGACCCAATACCTACAACTAACGACAGAACTATTGTAGTTGGAGGAATTTCAGAAACGAGTGTGGATTGGGATCCTAACAAGCCGTTCTATGACGGTCAAGTTGTTGAGTTTGAAAGCCAGTATTACAGAGCAACAGCAAACTTTACAAGTGGTGACTCGTTTGATGCTCAAAATTTAATTAAGCTAAGTGAAGTTCCGATCGTTGGCGGAAAACGCGGAGTGTTTTACAAAAACTTTGACACTAGAACAACAAAGCGCCTATCTTATGGAACACGCCTAAAAACAAGCCAAGACGTAGTTAGCTTTATTCTTGGATACGGTGCATACCTTGAATCACAAGGATTTGACTTTAACTATTTCAATGATGTAAATGAGTCAATTGAAAACTGGAGTCAAATGGCAAGAGAATTCTTGTTCTGGACAACCCAGGGATGGAGTGCAGGAACAACTATATCACTGAGCCCAAGTGCATACGAAGTAAACTTTAAGAGAGACTTTGCTGTCGTTGATGATATCTTTGATGACTTTTATGAGTACTCTTTGAGAAAGTCAGATGGACTTCCGTTAGAGCGCAGATTTAACAGCGTTCAAAGAAATGGCAATGAATTTGGTATCAAGGTTAGAGAAAACAACGACGGCGTGTACAACATTGTGTTGCCTCTTGTACAAAAAGAACATGTTGTTCTATTAGACAATGAAACTATCTTTGGTGATGTAATTTATCAGCCAACTACTGGGTACCGTCAAGAAAGAATCAAGGTACTAGGATATCGTTCTGATAACTGGGACGGGAGCTTAAACATTCCTGGATTTGTTTATGACGATGCCAGAGCAACAGAATGGGAATCTTGGAAAGATTATGAAATTGGTAGTCTTGTAAAATACAAGCAATTCTTTTATGTAGCAACTTTTGCTGTGCCAGGATCAAAAGACTTTAACCCAAACTTCTGGATTAGATTAAATGAAAAGCCTGTAGCAGAACTGCTAACAAACTTTGATTATAGAATCAATCAATTTACAGATTTCTATGACCTAGACTCGGATAATTTTGACTCTGAACAACAGCGTCTTGCGCAGCACTTAATTGGGTACCAGAAACGAGACTATCTAGCAAATATCATTAATGATGATGTGAGTCAGTATAAGTTCTATCAAGGATTTATTCAAGACAAGGGTACAAAGAACGCTATTGAAAAGCTATTCAATCCCCTTGGCAGCTCAGACAGAGACAGCTTAGAATTCTTTGAAGATTGGGCAATACAGCTAGGTCGCTACGGAGCAACTACAGACATAGAGCAAATTGAATTTGAACTTGATGAAACTCAGTTCTACGAAGAACCTCAAGGTATTGAATTTGTAGAATCAATCGATCCTACAATTGAAGATAAAGTCTACAGAATTCGTCCAATGGATCTAATTGACAAGCCAGAAGGTTATACTAGTACGCCATTCCCGACAACAACTCTAAAAAGTTTTGTAATTGACAGTGGATATGTACATGAAAATGATGTAGAATTCAAAGCAGGGTCAAAAGCTGAAATTAACAGTACTGATGTTAACTTGTTAAACAAGGGTCAATACATTTGGTTAACAGACGACGGCAGAGATGACTGGTCAGTTTACCAAATTCACGAGAACTTCGGAAACGCAACAACGTTAGCGACTATTGACGACGTTACTGAAAAGAACGAATCACTTAAAGAAATTACAGTAGATGCCTGGGTTGCTGAAGAAGTAGCTAATGGAGAATTTGTTGCAATAAGAGCTGCTCAGGATTATAATGTTAACGGATTCTACGAAGTGTACGAATCAAAGTTTAACACACTGCAAATTATTGTACCTGAAGATAACGAAATAATTGATTTTGATGAAGAATTGTTAATTATGGTTAAGCTTAGAGAAGTAAGAATTCCTGACTTGACTTCGGTGAACGATATCATACAACAAAATATATATGATAACCAAAGAATTTGGATTGATGACTATAGCAACGCCCATTGGGGTGTGCTCGAAAACAATAGTGTGTACAGGGAGCAAGGCACTATAGTAGATATAACAGGTGACGGCTCATCGCAAAATGGTTTCTCCTATGATGTTGATGTATCTAAAAAACAAACAACTATGATAGTTTCATCGCCCGGGTATACTATTGATGTCAACCCTGATCCTGAAATTGATAACTTTAACACACCCGGCAAGGTTGACCTATACACTAGAAACACAGAAACTGCAATGTTTATTCAGCAACAGCCTCTTACGTTAGAAACAGTATTGTTTAACGATGACAATGCTCGCTTCGGCGAAAGTGTGTCGATATCGGATGACGATACATTTATAGCAGTAGGTATTCCGGGAGCATCGAGTGTTAAGACTAGATACAGAGGTGAATATTTGGCATCTGCACCCTATGGCAAAAATGATATTGTAAAATATAGAAATACGCTATGGCAAGCACACAGAGACATTGAACCAGAAGTAGACGAAGGAACTGGATTAGACTTTAATTCGTTTAGTTCGTATGTTGAATTAAGAACAGCAAACGGAGATGCTGATCTTGACTCTAGCCTATTACTTACAGGTGACCCTAGTCTACAGCTAGAAGAAGCTCAGGCAACTGATCACATCTTAGTTAGAGCGCCAGCAGATCAGTTCGAGGCTCTAATTGCAGGCGACGAAGTTAGATTGCAGTGGAATTTGCAGTCTTATACAAATGGCGATTTAGATGTTAGGGAACCTTTTGATGGTGCTATTACGTTTGAAGATTCAACAATTATTAGTAAAGAACTTATTGATAACAACGGCAACGGCCATAGCATAGTTAATAAAGTAGATCATATTGTTCGAGTAGATAGCTACATTAACCCACCGCAAGTAGGCGATATATTAACAACGTCGACTGCTAGTGCAACTGTTGTTTATACTAAGATTGCAGGTGTAAACCTTATAATTTATCTTGCAGATACAACTGGCGTCTTTGCAGTAAGTGGTTCGATATTCATTCAATACGAAACAGCTTCGGGGCCATTAATTGGTAATTATGTAGAAATTGAGCCAACTGAAAATCAAAGCCTCGGCGGCTGGTGGCAGATTGATACTAGTCCTTTTTCTTACATAAACAATGAAAACTATACTGATGCTGGTAAAGGATTAGTATACGTTGATGCTTACGCCAACGGCGGCACGACTAATGCTGTGTACTATAATGTAAATGACGATGAAAACAATACAACTGATTTGATTAACACATCTAGCTATGTTCAAAATCTAAGTTATTTTAATGATATTACTCCTGTGGCAGACAGCAGATGGATTTCTAGAGTAAACAAATCGTTTGCTGACACGCTTTCTTTAACTGAAGAATTAAACTTTTACCTTTATGACCTAAGTAACAGAACAATTGACTTTGCTAACACAGGGCTAAATTATGGCATTTTAAATGCAACCCAGACGTTAGTTGACAAATGGGATGGATTTATTGACATTCAACTAGTTGCCGACGGCCTTGGCAACACGTTTGAACCATCCATATCTGATATTATTACAGATAGACAGACACCATTTGATCAGTTTGGCCAGCCGTCGGCGGCTGATGCACAATCAACATTTACTGCTGAAGTAGTCGCATATCAAACAGGCTTAACAAATGTTAGAGTGTACATTAAGTACACTGCTGGAACTTATGCAACTATTAACAACCTAGCTACTACAGAGATTGTTCTCAACCCAAGTGTTGCAAATGGCAATACAGTCAACAGAGTAATAGGAAAAGTTAATGATGTCGAAGACAGCTTTGTTGTAAACACTAGCACTAACAACTTACAGTTCTTAGTTTTTGAAAAAGATACTGACTTTGATCCAGCTGACGGGTTTGATCCAATTATTAATGAAGAATATTGGATCTATACCGAAGAGGATGATAATGCAGGCAGCTTTAGAAGCGTTTATCCAACAGTACTAAACAAGAATTATACTCAGATTTATAACATTGTAGCAGACCAGTTTGGTAGTTCGTCAAAAACTAACGAAGGTGCAGTAGCAATTTACTATAAAGATGCACCAGGTAGTTATCAATTGCTATTGAACTTAGTTTCAGAGTATGCTTACGACTCAGATACTACAAACTTTGGTACTAAAGTTGAACTTATCAAGAAAGACAACGAGTATACATTGTATGTGTCAAATGCCCAAGGCAGCGTTGAAATATTCAAGCACGGGTACACTAGAGACGACACATTTAAAGGTAACTGGAGAGAAAACAATGTTTATGAAACAAATGATATTGTATATTTCCTAGGTGATTACTATAAAGCATTGCAGCCGGTGTTTAACCAAACGTCAGTGTCAATTGGCGATAAACTATTGTGGAGAAAAGTAAGCTGGAGACGTGGAGTCGATGACAACTTTAGGGGAACTTTCAACAGCACCGATGCAGCCTACGGAGAAGGTTCGATTGTAAATGTCACTGGCGTGGGATTATTTAGAGCTCTTACTAACGTACCAATCGGCGCAGCAACTCCTAATACTGGCTCTACTAATTGGGAAGCAATTTCGTCAGGAGTTGATTACTTAGGCGTATTGCCTGTAAACGAAGGCCAAGCGTTACTTGGAGAATCAGAGTATTTTCCAACAAACTTTGATTCGGCAATGTCAGAAAACGATCCAACAGTAGTTGACTCAGACTTCGCTGTTACAGAATCAGGCAACTATGTTATAATTTCTGAAAAGCGAGCAGCGTTTGACAGTTCTATTATTAGTAAGGTCCTGGTATATCGTCAACGTGATAATAAGTATGAAAAAGTACAAGAAATTAACCCACCTGATGACAGAGATACATTTGGTTCTTCGGTTGTGATTAATCCAGCAGGTACAAAGATTGCTATATCAGATCAGTTTAACGATGATGTAAAGTACAACCAAGGCAAGATTTATATATATTCATTAGTAAATCAGCAATTTGTATTGTCGCAGGAATTAAAGTCACCTAAGAATGAGTTAGCAGAACGTTTTGGCGATAAGATGTCATTTAGTAGCGACAACCTAATCGTAAGTAGTGCCAGAGGTGACATGATAATACCAACTACGTTTGACGCAGACTCGGGTGTTATAACTACATTTGATAAAGGTTATACTGACTTTAATAATATCATACTAGATTCGGGTACAGTTTACGTATACGAAGAAATAGAAAATGCGTTAATATTCTCAGAGTCATTCCGCTATGACCTAGCAGACTTTGACTTTGGCGAAAACATATTTGCCAAAGGTAACCACGTATACATCGGAATGCCTAAGAAAGGCAAGTTAATTGAATATAGAAAGCCAAATGAAAAATTTGCATGGAATAAGAAAAGAGAACTTATTCCGCCAGTTGATGTATCTAAGATTAAAGGCATGTTCCTTTATAATAAGAGAACAAACAGCATTGTTCAATACCTGGATTACATTGATCCAATACAAGGAAAGATTGCCGGTCCTGCAAAGCAAGAACTGCATTATGAAATGGGAATTGATCCGGCAACATATAACGTAGGAGCAGGGCCAGAAGTAACAGAAGATACATTCTGGGGCCCGGAGCATGTTGGTAAATTATGGTGGTATACAAAAACAACAAGATTCACTTATCCTTATCAGGGAGACATCCAGTATCAAAAAGCAAACTGGAATGAACTACAACCAGGATCCTTTGTTAACGTATTTGAATGGGTTGAGAGCGCAGTGCCTCCGTCAAACTGGGATCAGATTGCTGATTCAGAGTTAGGCATTCAAAGAGGCATTAGTGGTAAATCTCTGTATGGTGATGATTTCTTCAGTCAGACATTTGACTATGACAGCGTTGCCCAACGGTTTATTCCAAAGTACTACTTCTGGGTCGCTAACAAGAAGACAATTCCAACTGATGCAGTAATTGATAGAAAGGTTAGTGCGTTTGACGTAAGTAGACTTATTGCGCAGCCGAGAAAAGAAGGCTACAGATTTGCTAGCTTGCTTGCTGCGGACAGAATTGTTCTAAATAACATAGGCAGCTTAATCTATAACGAAGATATTGTTCTAAATATCAGATATACTGAAAACGAAAGAGATGAGCAAAATACGCACAGTCAATATCAGATTATTAGCGATGGTGACGAGAATAGTGTACCGCATAGTGAGATTGAACGAAAGTGGTTTGATAGCTTAATTGGTTATGACGAACAAGGTCGCCCAGTGCCTAACCCAGACCTGTCACCTAAACAAAAGTACGGAATTCAAAATAAGCCACGTCAGGGTATATTTGTAAACCGCGAAGAAGCTCTAAAGCAATATATTGAACGAGTTAACCTTGTGTTGCTCGAAAACATTGTAGTTGACGAGTATGATATATCGGCATTGTTTGAAACAGAACCTAAGCCGACGTCGGCTTCGAAAGAGTTTGACTTAACAGTTGACACAGTTGATGAATTACGATTCATTAGTACAAACAAGGTTACTCCTGCAATACTTGAGCCTGTGATTAGAAATGGTAAATTAGCTAAAGTTAACATTCTAAGTGCAGGTAGAGGTTATCGTTCTGCTCCGAAGTATGCAATTGTCGGCGCAGGCACAGATGCTGAAATAGAGCTTACACTTACTAACGTAGGTGGAATTAGCGCAGTTAAGATACTAAGCAGAGGAACAGGGTACGACGAAAATACTAGAATTACAGTAAGAAGATTCTCAGTACTTGTTAATGCCGACACTGATGCTGATGGCAGATGGGCAATATGGGCCTGGAACGAAGAAGCATCAGAATGGTTTAGAAGAAGTGTGCAAGACTACAATGTTCCGTTGTATTGGGATTATGCTGATTGGTATGCAACTGGGTATAATGAATTTACATCAAGTGACTTTATTATAACTGAGTCATATGAATTAACCGCGTTGGCAGATAGCATAGGTGATATTGTTAAAATTCAAAACGTCGGAACAGGCGGCTGGTTGCTACTTGAAAAAGTTGACAACACTGGATCTGAAGATTACACAGTAGACTATAAAACTATTGGACGTCAAGACGGTACAATACAGTTTAAAGAATCTCTATATAACACAGCTAAGAATAAGGTTGGTTTTGACAACCGTAGTTATGATAGCACGTTTTATGACAATGATGCTCAAGTTGAATTGAGAATTATATTTAAAGCAATCCGCGACAGTATATTTACAAGCAACTTGAGAAGAGAGTATAACCAACTATTCTTCGCAAGCTTGCGTTATGTGATGTCTGAGCAGCAATATGTTGACTGGCTATTCAAGACAAGCTATGTTAAAATTAATCACAATCTTGGTGAGTTTGATCAAGATGTTACTTTCGACGGCAATACACTCTCAAGCTACGAAGCATATGTAAACGAAGTGAAGCCGTACAAGACTGTTATTAGAGAATTTGTAAGCGTAAAAGAAAGACTAGAGCCTACAAATAGTGTTATAACAGATTTTGACTTGCCACCGTTCTACAGTGAAACTGAAAAGAAGATTGTGCCAAATAGAGCAATCTTCCAAGATGGCGGATTGCTAAATGTTGATCCTAATGTAAGTCAATACCCAAGGAAGAATTGGCTTGACAACTATGGTAGACAAATTACTAATATTATGATTGGAGATGCAGGCAGCGGATATGTGTTTGCACCAACTGTAGAATTAGTAGGAGGCGGCGGAACCGGCGCCACTGCTAAAGCGTACATTGGCTACGGAAAGGTAACAGCAATTAAAGTTACTAACCCGGGCCAAGGTTATACAAGTGCTCCTGCTATTAATATTGCTGTTCCCCAAGTAGAAAACGGCGTTGTGGCTAGAGCATCAGCAATACTTGGCTCCGGCGTAGTGAGATCTCCGAGCATCACTATCAAGTTTGATAGAACGTCGGGCAAGTACTACATTAACTCGCTAGCAGAAACTGAAACGTTCGTTGGTTCGAATTCTCAAACAACGTTTAACTTAGAATGGCCAATGAACTTACGGTTAGACACTGTGACAGTAACAGTAGACGGAAAAGAAATGCTTCGTAGTCAGTTTACTTTCCGTAACGTAACAAACACAGATGCTGGATATATTAGAGAGCAAGGACAAGTTACGTTTACTAATCCACCTGCATTAGACGCAAATATCGTAATTAGCTACCAGAAGCCACTGTCGATGTTAAGTGCAGAAGACAGAATACAATTTGGCTATACAGCACTGAGCGGTATGCTCGGTAAAGATTTAGCACAGTTAATGACTGGTGTCGACTATGGCGGTGTTGAAGTTACATCGTTTGGATTTAGTGAAGAGCAAGGTTGGAACACAAATGATTGGTATACGGATACATGGGACGAATTTGATAATTCATATGAAGACTATGTGTTTACGTTTGACGGCTCAACTGTTGCAGTAGGTCTAGACGAACCGTTTGAAAGCGGCACTGTGTACAATGTTTATTTGAATGGAGTCAGAATTGATGATCCTAATTTTGGCACTGAAGAACAACTTAACGAAGATGCTAAACTAGAAAGTATTACAGGCGACGGCACAACTGATGTGTTTATTCTGAGTGATTACGATATTGCCACTGAAGACGGCGACATAATGATTATTAGAAAAATAACATCAGATGGTACTGTGGCACCGGATCCGGCATCGTATGATACTCAATTAACAGGTGGAGCATTTGACAAGACAACTGCGACTGGGTTAAAAGCAGAAGATATTATTGTAGACGGCGACAGCTTTGTTACTGCTACTACGTCAACTGGACCAGAAGAAATGGTACCAGGTCAAGTAATGGATACACTGGATTTAAGAGTGTATACAAGAGACTCGACCGGTCCAGGTAAGATTGTTAGCCAGTATCACATTACTGACGGAGTAAATGAAACGTTTGACTTAGGTGCAACTCCGTCGAGTCTTGACGCAATTGTTGTAAAAGTAGACGGCATAATATTAACCCGAGGCGATTATGACGTTGATTGGAGCAACTTAACAATTAATATTCCTGACTTAACTGAAGGGCACGCTCTATCGATAGTAACACTGGAAGCGGGTGTACAAAATGTTATTGATTTTGGAAAGGCTATGACTGTTGCCGATACTGATGAGTACGAAATTAACACTTATTTCAAAGATGGATACGGTGTATTCTTAACTCTTGATGGCGAAAACGTTGAGATCGGTGCTACTAAAACAGAAGGTAAAGATACTTTAACTATTAGCCTAACAGTAACACCAGAAACTGGACAGACAATCAACTATATTGTGTTTGATAATAACACTGAAGTAAATTATAGTCAAGTTAATAAAGAAGTATTAATCGGTGACGGAGCATCTACGGTGTTTCCGATTGCTGAAACGCCATTCTTTGTTGAGCCAACCGAACACAACTGCTTGGTAAAAGTCGGAAATAAGATTCTAAGTTCTGGATACAATATTCAGTATGAAATCAAAAGCATTGATGTTAGAGAATATGCAATTGAATCATTCCAGTTTCCGTCAACGACTATTGACACTACTAATCTGCGCGTATTTTTAAATGGCGCAATAATAGAGACGCCTAACAGGTGGCTTCTGAATCCGAATACCAACTCGATTAGGTTAAATGACGGTACAGGTGACGTAGGCGATTTACTGGAAATTTACCTAATTTCTGATAGTGAATATACATTTGACAACAACAATATTACGTTTAAATATGCACCTGGTGTAAATGAAAGAATTGAAATTATTAAATTCTCAAACCACGACATCCTTGGTATTGAAAAACAGAACTATGATGTTGTGTCAAGATTTGCTATTGTTCCGGGAAGCAAGGAAGCAAAAACTTATCAGCGTCTATCATACGGTGAAATCAAACTGAGAAAGCCGGCAGAAGATGCGCAATACGTATGGGTTGCAAAAAATGGAATCTTACTATCTCCGAGCGTTGACTATTATATTACTGACGACAGATTAAAGGTCCAGCTAACAACTCCTCCGGGAACAAACGATGTTATAGAAGTAGTGCAGTTTGCTACTCCTGTTTCGGTGCCTAAATTTGCCTACAGAATCTTTAAGGATGTTCTTAATAGAACTCACTACAAGAGAATTAACGATGCTGTAACAGTTCTTAGCAAGGACCTAAATTACTATGATTTAAGAGTTGAAGTAGAAGACGCATCGTTGCTACCAGCACCGGACAAGAAGTCTAATAAACCGGGCATTGTTTGGATTGATGGCGAGCGCATTGAATACCTAGTAAAAGACGGTAATCTACTAAGGCAACTTCGCAGAGGTACACTTGGTACAGGAGTTAAAGATACATATTCAGCAGGAGAAGAAGTGTTTGATCAAGGCGCTAGAAAAACTGTTCCTTACAATGATAGAACAGTTCTGCGTAACTTTATCGGAGATGGAAGCCAGAGCATAACTATCGGTTACAAAGATTCTACATTGCAGGCATCATATGGTATTAACGAAGTTGAAGTTTTCGTAGGTGGCCGCCGACTAAGGAAGAATGAGATAAGTAAGTTTAGTGAAGTAGTGGCGCTTGACTCACCAGATGGTGATCTTGTGCAGCAAGCAGAATTTACAATCGACGGTGATATTATTAGCTTTGACATTCAGGACGATATACATGCCGACGGTATACCATTAAACAATGAAAAGATTGTTGTGATGAGAAAAACAGGAAGAATTTGGACATTAACTGGTGAAACCTTAGGTGAAACAAAAACTGACATAGGGTCGTTTATACGTGCCGGAAACTAACAGCTACCAGAATAAATACAATGTAGGAAACAAAAATGAGTGACAATATGAAAGATACTAGCGGAATTTCAGTACAAGGACACATTAAGATATCAGATCCAGAATCTGGTACAGTGTTTATAAACAAAAGAAATGCGATCCATTATGAAAATATGAGCATTGCATTAGCAGAAAGCATGAGCAACGCAGGCGAAGGTTTTGTGTATGAAATGAGCTTTGGTAACGGCGGCACTAGTGTTGACCCTACAGGTATTATTACTTACTTGACTCCTAACTCAACTGGCACAAATGCTACATTGTATAATCAAACATATTCAAAAGTAGTCGACGCCCGTTCGGCTAACAACTTAGATCCTGCTAGAAACTTTATTGAAACAAGACACGTTAGTGGTACAAACTATACTGACATGCTAGTTAGATGTTTGTTAGACTACGGTGAACCAAATGGACAGCAAGCATTTGACACTGCTACTTCAGCAGATGACGAATTCGTGTTTGATGAGTTAGGGTTAAGAAGCTACTCACCAAGTGGAACAGGACGTTTAATTACTCATGTTATTTTCCATCCTGTACAGAAGTCATTAAACAGACTTATTCAAATTGACTACACTGTAAGAATTCAAAGCCTAAGCGGAGGTAACGCATAATGGCATATGAAATAAGATATACAGATAGTATTAATAAAAGTAATATTATCGTTGAAGATGCTACCCTAAATGAAGACACTAGTCTAGGATTTCCGGGACGCAGTTTTCCAGGGTACGGACAAACTGTTGCAGAAAACTTTCTGCATCTATTAGAAAACTTTGCTAACACAACTGCTCCCGAAAGGCCAGTTGAAGGGCAACTTTGGTATGATAATACTCAAGGCATCGATCAGCTTAAAATATATGACGGCGTCCAATGGCTATCCGCCAGCGGCCTAAAAAAGGGCGCAATAGCACCAGAAGTATCAAACTCAATTGCAGGAGATCTTTGGGCAAACACAGATACTCAGCAGTTATATTTATTTACTGGTACTGACTGGATTCTAGTAGGTCCGGAATTTAGTGATGGTTTGTTGACTGGTATAGCTAGTGAACAAATTGTCGGAACTGATAATTTAACATATGTTGTATTAACTCTAAAAATTCAAAACAAAACCGTAGCAATTTTAAGTAGTGATAAATTTACGCCTAAGTCGGCTATACTTGGTTTTACAAGACAGCCAATTCAAATTGGATTAAACTTGTATGATGACTTGACTACGATTTACAAGTTTAACGGCACATCACAAAAAGCTGAAAACCTTATTGTCGGTAGTGAAATAGTACCGTCGGACAAATTTGTAAGAAATGACACGGTTGCTAATTTCCTCGACCAAGTTAAAGTTAACACCGACAAAGGAATATCACTAGGCTCAAACGGCCAGTTAGTTCTTAAAGTAGAAAGTCAAGCAGCAGTTATGACAAACGCATCAAGCGGTGCGAGCATCGACTTTAGACTGCGTTCTGGCGTGTCGAACAATACTGTAATGAGAATTGATGCTTCGAAAAGAGTGGGGATTAACAATGTTGCTCCTGCAGAAACCTTAGATGTTGTTGGTAACGTCCAAATCTCTCCAGAATTAGGCAACGAAGATACTGGCATCCTTAGAATTAATGGAACAACAAATAGTACCGCAGTAGACGAAGGTGCTTTGATCGTCGAAGGCGGAGCCGGTATTGGCGGCAACATGTATGTAGGCGGCGAACTACAAGTTGGAGTAGACGATTCGTCTACTAACTCGGGATTGCTAAAAACAAAAAATATTGAGCCAACATCAAATAATGTGTATAGCATCGGCGCAACTGGAAACAGATATCTAAACTTATATGCAAATAATATATTTGGAAATGTTCAAGGTAATGTAATCGGTACTCTAACTGGTAGATCGAGTTCATCGGATAAATTAACTACTGCTACTACAATTGGTGTTACGGGCGACGTAGCAAATGCTAGTTTTGCATTTGATGGGCAAACAGGCGGCACAAATAAGACACTTAATATTCAAATATCAAACTCATTTATTTCAACTAAATCAGAAACGTTTGATTCACCGAATACAGACGAAATAGTGCTAAGTCGTGACACTGGCTTATTTAAGATTACTAAAACAAACTTTCTTAAATCAGTGCCTATTTTCCCTGTAGGCATTATTCTACCATACGGTGGAGCCGACGCCCCAAGTGGATGGCTATTATGTAACGGTTCAGTACTTGCTATTTCATCGTTTAACGAATTGTTTGATGTTATTCAGTATTCATTTAGAAATCCAGATTTGTTAGCTGACTTAGGTGTTAACAGCTTTGCGCTTCCGGATATGCGCGGCAGATTTCCGTTGGGTCTTGATAATATGGGCGGCGTCAGCGCCAATACTGTCACAGGTGATCTAGCTGATATACTCGGTGCATCAGGCGGTATTGAAACGTCGGACATTGAGAAAAGACATCTTCCAGATCACGAACATGATCTAAAGGGTGATGCAGGAACACAACATTATGCAGTTAACCCCACTACTGGTACACCTGACACTGACGTTACTGACTTGACATTTGAAACAGGTACGCTGAGTGCGCAAGGTCTACCGACATCAGGTGGATTAGTAGGCGGTGGAGCAGAAGGCGACAACGTTTACAGAGAAGTAGGCGATGAGCGCCTAGGCGCCTCACTAGATGTTATGAACCCATACGTAGCACTAAATTACATTATTTACACTGGAATCTAAAACATGAGTTATCAACTAAACAGAACAGACGGTACATTGCTAACAGAGTTAATCGATGGGCAAATTGATGATACTAGTACTAATTTAACATTAGTTGGTAGAAATTACAATGGCTATGGTGAAGCTTTTAATGAAAACTTTATCAAACTGTTAGAAAGTTTTGCTAATACTGCCGCACCAAGCAACCCGTTGACTGGGCAAGTGTGGTGGGATAAATCAGAACAAAGATTAAAGGTATACAACGGATCACAATGGAACGCAGCAGGCGGTCCATTTGTTCAGCCAGATCGTCCACAGATGGTTGCAGGCGACCTCTGGATTGACAATGTAAACAATCAACTTTACACATTTGACGGCACTGACCTAACATTAATTGGCCCAGAGTATACTAACAACCAGGGAACAAGCGGATTCAAAGCTGAGAATTTAGTAGACATTAACGGTAGACTTATTACTGTACTTGGCTTATACATCGGCGGCAATAGAGTTGCTGTGTATAGTGACAGTCAATTTGTACCGTCGACGGCAGACCTGATTACTGAATTAGTAACTGATGATAATTTAAGTGGGCAGGTATTTAGTGGGCTTAATGTGTTCGATCAAACAAATTTCCAATTTAGAGGAACGGCTGCTAGAGCAAGAGCGTTAGTAGATGCTAGCGGAAACGCAGTATCAGTTGACCAGTTCCTTCCTGCTAATAGAAATGGTATTACAGTTGGTACATTAACTATTCAAAACCAAGGTGGTATTTCTATCGGATTATCTCAGAACCACAGACAGTTTGTTGAACCAGGTACTAATAACTTTATTATGCAGAACCAAATCAACAACCAAGACTTAATTCTAAGGGTAAATTCATCAGCACTTGGTGGAACTATTGAGGACGCGGTGTATATTGATGCAGGCACAGCTCGAGTAGGTATCTTTAACAGCGAACCAGAATACACTCTAGACGTTTCGGGAGATTTAAGAGTTACTGGAGATTTGTTAATTGAAGGTGAAACAGTATCATTAGATATTACTACTCTTAGAGTAGAGGATCACCAGATTGAACTTGCTACAATGGGCGACAATACATTGCTTTCTGACTTTGCAGTAGAAGACGGCGGCATCATTCTTAGATCGCTAAACGGTGACAAGACCCTTACTTGGCGCATACTTACAAATAGCTGGACTTCGAACGTTGGAATGGATCTATTAAACGGAGAGGTTTATAGAATCAACGGCGTTGACAAAATTACACCTACAGAAATTGGACCAACTATAACTAGAGCTACAGGTTTAACTGAAATAGGAACATTAACTGAACTAAACGTAGATGGTATGAATTTTGTTGGAAATACTATTTCTACTAACGGAACGGCATTAAACATCAATACTAGCAACAATGCTATTGTTCTTGATGATGCTCCTATACAAGGAGTTGCAGATCCAACAAGCCCGCAAGATGCTGCTACTAAGCAGTATGTTGACGATCAAGTTATACAAGCACCAATTATTCTTACAATGGACATAAGTGGATTAGGTGTAGGAGCAACGCTGATAAACAATGTAGAGAGCTTCTTAGACGACCTTATACCGCCCGACCCTACAAACAGTACCAAGATAGTACGAATTCACGCTGCGGGCTATACAAACGCAACTGTGTCGGGAGTTGAAGTAACTATTCGAGACAGTACTGACGCTGACGCAGGCGAGTCTCTTACAGTATCAAGAATCGCTGTTGATAGCAATGGCACACAGAACGAATCTGTAATACAAGATATTCAAAATTCTAACACATCATCTGGTACAGTAACCCTTATTCCGACAAGGCAGTTAATGGTTTACATATCAGATGGATCATCATGGAACTACTCCGTTGGGGACTCGTTCACTTATCCGTAAAAACGATAAATAATAGTAAAGCACACGAAGGGTTCATAAATAATGGCTTATCAAATTGACAGATATAACAACACAGTTCTAACTATAGTAGAAGATGGAACTATAGATTCGACTGCTACTGATATTAAATTTATCGGTAAGAACTACGCAGGCTACGGAGAAACAGTAAACGAAAACTTCTTGTTTCTTTTAGAAAACTTTGCCGGAGCAAACCCTCCGCCAAGAGCACTAAGCGGTCAGGTTTGGTTTGACAGCGCAAATAGTAAACTAAAGTTTTACGATGGAACGCAGTGGAGAACTACAGGCGGATCAGAAGTAGCAGCCTCGGAACCAGGCGGCTTATCAATAGGCGACTTTTGGTGGGATACTGCTAATGATCAGCTTTATGTATTCAATGGAGCAATCTTCATACTAATTGGCCCGCAGGCAGCAGGTACAGGTGTAACGCAGCTAGTTAGCGAAAATGTACTTGATGATGTAGGCAATACAAAAACAGTTATTCGTGCTACCCTTGACGATCAGTCTGTTTATGTTATCAGCAACAACGCATCATTTACACTAGGTATATCGTTTGCTAATACCGGGCCATATACAGGTTTTACATACATTAGACAAGGCTTAACTTTAAAAGATTCAGCTACTGGAGTAACATCAACTGATTATCGCTGGTGGGGAACTGCGTCAAACGCTGATAGACTAGGTGGCTTTACTGCTAACGATTTTGTTCAAGCAGGCGGCAACAACGTATTTGGTGATGCTGGTATTACAATCGGTGATAGCTTACCGTTTAGACTGTATGTCGAGAACAGCAGCGATGCAGTTATTGAAAACCAACTAGGATCATCTAACGTTATTAGATTTAAGGCAAGAGATGCAGGCGGCACAGCTACAACATCAGTTGAGATTAGATCATCTGGATTACTTCCAGGAAGCGACAACACATACAACTTAGGCACAGCATCATTAAAGTGGGACACTGTTTATGCAACTACGCTCAGCGGCACAGCAACCCAAGCTAACGCACTAAGAGTTGACGGTGCTTCGTATCGCTCAGCAGCGGTTGCATCAACTGCTAACACAATTGCAGCAAGAGACGCATCAGGTAACTTAACAGCAAACCTTTTCCAAGGTATTGCTACGCAAGCAAGATACGCTGACTTAGCGGAAAAATATACTACAGGCGATGATCTAGCACCGGGGACAGCAGTAGCAGTTTGCGCACACAGTGATCACGAAGTTGGCCCAGCTAGTGCAAGTGATTTTTGTGTAGGAGTTGTGTCAACCGATCCGGCTTATATGATGAACAGTGAAGCAGACGGCCAGTACATTGGACTAAAAGGACGTCTTCCAGTAAGAGTAAAAGGCGCTGTTAAAAAAGGCCAAGCTGTTTACGCAATGTCAGACGGAGTAAGTACTACCTTAGCAACTAAGGCGCTAGTAGGTATTGCATTAGAGACAAATCTCGATGATGGTGAGAAACTAGTTGAGTGCGTACTAAAAGTTTAAGGAAGCAATATGGCTGACATTACAGCAACAAGACATAATAATTTACAAGCTAGAATTGATAATATATTTGGCGTCGGATCAGGTCAGTCGGGATATGGACAAACTGTAGCAAGTTATCCAGTTAGCAGTCAACCTACAGCAAACAATTCAACAATTAGTGCTACTGATTTAAATTCACTATACACTGATATGATTAAAGCAAGAGCGCACCAAACGGGTGTAGAAACTGCTGAAATTATGAAAGTGTTAGCAGAAGGTGCATCACGAAATATTGCCGGCGAGGATACTAGTAATATCGACGACGGAACAGGAAATGTTACTACTGACCCGTTTGGAACGGCAAAGGGTATTACTGATTATGAAATATTAATGTCAAAAATTGAAGCAGATAAGTTTGAAATCTTTAGTGGCACATTGCAGACAGGAATTAGCAGCACAAGAAGTCAGCCTTGGAACGGATTGATTGTACATGAATTTACAGTTTCATTTAGCAGTTCAGATCAGCGTAGATTCTTTTTTAACTCAGGCGGCGAAATAAGAATTAGTGGAAATAATAGCGGAGCGGCTGGAACAAAGGGACAAGACTGGAATGCATTGTTAGCTGAAGTTGGAGTTATTAAGTTTAACTATAATGAAACTACTAGTACGTTACCAAACTCAGGCGGAGTGACAGTAACCGCGATTGGTAACTATTCATTAACAACTAATTATCAAACAATTTATCAAAAAGTAGGGCAAGGTTCTGTAAGTGGCGTCTACGCAGGAAACATCTATATTGTTAAAGCAAGAGAGATAAGTCAGACTCAGCTGCAATTTAGAATTGAACTCAACGACGTAGTAGTAGGCGGAACAATTGACAATGACGTCGACGGCACGCTAACTAGCACCGTGCAGCAATTAAGGGCTGATACAGACTTTGTTAGAGTAACAGGTCCGGTATACGCAAACGACACTACATTAAGCTCATTCTCAACTCCTGCTCAGCCTCCACCTCCTCCAGCAGCAACAGCAGATCAATTAATTCCGGTAATTGCTATTATTGACGAAGCGTCAAATTCAGGAGTTCAGCAAAACGAGAGTAATTGGATACAATTTAGAAATACTTGGCCAGATCGTCCATTCTATCTATTTGAACCAGGACCAGACGGAGCATTTTCAGATGCAGACAACGATCTAAATATTCCAACAGTTACTCAAAATGATCCGTTATTTACTTATAGGGGTGTAGCAAGAGATGATAGCGATGTAAATAAAGCATCTGATTGGTATTCATTAGCTAATGTAGATCAAGTTACTGCGGGCGCAGAAATTGCGCTAGCGATTGATAATTCTGGCTCAATGCGTAGAAGTACAGTACAAGCAAGTATTGACTTACTAGTTTCTAAGTGCAATGCTAGAGGCATTACTATTTACGAATTAGACATGGGCTCGGCAGAAGACTGGATTAGTGTATTTAATACTAACATTGTTCCTTAAGAATAAATAACTTTAAGGAGAATCAGTTTGCCCACATTAGTCACTAGCACTAGATTTAATAATTTACAAGACAGAATAGCAGCTATTATGGGGACGTCGACTAGCGGAGCCCCTACAACAGGCTATGGCCAAAGTCTTGAAAGTGCAGCGACTTCGCCTGTAGTTTCAGGTACAAGTAAAATAACCGCAGCGCAGTGGGGCAATTTATATATTGATCTTGCTCGTGCTAGAACGCACCAAATTGGATCAGCGTTTAGTGTTGACGCATTGCCAATTGGAGACTTTTTAACCAATGGGGGATCGACTGATAAACCATTAGAAAGTCTCATAATTACACTCGAATCGTTGATGACGGACATTGAAAATAATAAATTCACAATGGATATTTCGACGCAGGCTACTATACAAGGATTAGTGTCGAGCTCTAGATCGACGGGTTGGAATACACAATTAACCCACCAGTTTACAGTAACGTGGCCGTCTATAGTAGCAAGACGCCACTTTTTTAACGCAGGCGGTGAATTACGAATAAGTGCTAATATTGCTTATAATGGGTCGGACTCAAAGACTTTAGAATGGCAGAATATGTTAAGTACTGCTGGAGTTATTAGCTTTGATTACGATGCTACTTTTAGTAACAATGGAATAGGAACAGGATCGTCAATTGGTAACTATGATTTAACAGGATCATATCAAACTTGTTATCAGCGTTTTGCATCTAGCTATTCAGGAAATGACTATCGTATAAGAATTAGAGAAGACAGCGATTTGAGAATACGTGTATTAGTAGAATTTAACGATGATGCTACTGGAACAGTAGACGATCTAGTACAAGGAACATTAACTAGCAGTGCTTCTATTGCGCTTCCAGACGGAACAGTAAACATTGACGGTTCTCCATACGACACTGTATCACTGACTGCCCCGGCATCGGCAAACATATCAATTTTATAATAACCACTTGACTTTCTTGATAAATTAGTATATAATCGAGTAAAGTGAGGACTCTTAATGGATGAAAGATTAAAGCAAGCGTTAGACATTTCTAACTATATGGTTACACTTAATAACCAAAAAAGAATGATTAAAGAAAAGTATTTTGAAGACCTATTATTTTATCACGGCGGATGTCAGTTTTTAGTATCTAAAGATTTGATTACATTTGTTGGCTACTTAGTAGACCACGGAACAGATCAAGATGTTGTACTATTAGACGACAATAGCACTCCGATTAAAATCGAGGACTTGAGTAAATTTTATGACGATATTCTCGACGTTTATTTCTCAGCATCAAACGACTACTATAATAAATTTACCGAAATAAAAAGCAAGAGAACTGTAGAAGCGTTAATCGATCATGACAGAAAGTAAAGGCGCACTGCTAATAGCAAAAAATAACGGAACAGTTGACTATGTAAAACAAGCTATCTTTTCTGCTAAACGTATTAAGCAATATTTAGATGTGCCTGTATCAGTAATAACAGACTCGCACGATTATTTATTAACTGAAGCAGGCCCTGATCTATTTGATAAAATTATTGCAGTTGACTATACAGCCAGTGCAACAAACATTCGTAATTACTTTGACGGCACAATGTCTAAAAGACAACTGCCATTTAAGAACAGTGACCGCGCTTCAGCATATCAATTGTCCCCTTATAAAGAAACATTATTAATGGACACGGACTACATTATTTGCAGTGATATTCTTAAGAACTGTTTTGGTAGTGTCAGTGATATAATGGCATTTGATAAATCGCAAGATCTAGCAGAATTTAGAGACAAATTTGAATTTACAAGAACTAGTGACCAGGGCATTGATTTTTGGTGGGCAACTGTTGTGTTCTTTAGAAAGACCTTACTTACTGAAATATTTTTTAATCTAATTTGCTTCATTGAGCAACAGTGGGATCATTACAGGGATGTTTATCAAATCAATAATCCTTTGTTTAGAAACGACTACGCCTTTAGTATTGCAATTCATATAATTAATGGTTTTAGTAAAGGCGACATTGTCCAGCCTCTTCCAGGTCGTCATCATTATACTCTTGACCGAGATGTACTAGAAGAACTTAACGATGATACATTGACAATTCTAGTCGAAAAAGAGAATTATCTTGGTCAATATACTGCAATAACTACGCAAGGCGTTGACCTTCATGTAATGAATAAGTTTAGCTTAGGAAGAATTATCGATCAGGAGCAAGCAAAATGAGTAGAGGTATAGTTGTACTAGCGCAAAACACAATTGGCTCTGATTACGTTCGCCAGGCGTGCGTATTAGCAATGAGTTTACGTAAAACGAATCCAACAGAAAAAATTAGCATCATTACTAATGACAGAGTTCCTAAAGAATACCAGGAATTTTTTGATAAGATAATTTTAATCCCCTTTCAAGATGACGCAGAAGATGCATTATGGAAGATCGAGAATCGTTGGAAAATATATCATGCCACTCCGTATGATGAAACTATGGTTCTAGATGCCGACATGTTAATACTAAGCGATATTAGTCACATATTTGATATTATGTCAAACTATGAATTGTTTTTTGCTTCGGATGTATATACATATCGCGGCGAAAAAGTTACATCGGACTTTTATAGAAAGACATTTGTAGCCAACAATCTTCCAAATCTATATTCAGGAATGCATTATTTTAAGAAGTGCGACAAAGCTCACGAATTCTACACATGGCTCGAGGTAGTTAACAACAACTGGCAGAATTTTTACCAGCTATATCTTCCTAATGAAACACCGTCTCGCAACAGCGTAGATGTAAATGCTGCGTTAGTTGCTAAAATCTTAGATGTTTCTCATGAGATTACAAATGGGTCAATGGATTTTGTAACATTTACACATATGAAATCGAAGATACAAAATTGGCAAACATCTAATACATCTTGGATTGACTCAGCTGCGCTGTACATCAACGAAAACATTGAAATTAAGATTGGCAACTATTTACAGCAAGGAATCTTTCACTATACAGAAGAAGATTTTTTAACTGAAAAGTTAGAAGATCTATATAGGGGAGAACTAAATGTCGGATCTTAACGATTTAATTAATACTATTGCAAAACAAGTTGAAACTGGCGGCAAAGTTTTTGTGTACTATACTAAAGAAACAGGCGCAATTATTCGAATTGCTAATAAGCTTGTGCCGGAGTTAGCAAATAGTGAATTGGTACTATCGCCTCGGCAAGACGTCTTGCCGGTACTACACGGCTATAAACGGCTGGAAGATTATGTAGTGTCATATATTCCGTCAATGAAGGATTTTGCAGTAGTTGAAAAAGATAACAACGTCAACAATCTGTCAATCAATGATAGATTGTTTGAGATAAAAGTTTCCAAAACTTCTGATTACGAATTAAAAATAGTACAGCGCGTTCAGGACAAAGTATGGGCTGTTTCATTAAACAAGAAGATACAGTCGCTCCTTGAAAAAACTGGATACAATCAGCATAAGCAACTAACTTTTACTATAACTAAGAAAAACGATCCAAACGTACTTATTAGAAGGTTTGAAGTTGCAGTATTAGAACTAATTTATAAAAATGTTATCGAATTTCCTTACGAAAACGAATGGGAATCTAATCATCTAGAAGTGAGCATCTACACTAACAAATATTTTGATAATTATAAACACGAGGTTAAACTATGACCAAAAAATTTCGAGTACTAGACTATGACATTATATACTTGTCATACGACGAACCTAACGCAGAGAAGAATTATGCCGACTTGTGCCAGAAAGTTCCTTGGGCTAAACGAGTTCACGGAGTAGAAGGAAGCGACGCTGCTCACAAAGCTTGCGCAAGACTAAGTGAAACTGATAGATTTATTACAGTTGACGGCGACAACATTGTTGATGGAAAATTCCTTGAACAAGAAATAGATTTTAGTCAAAATGAAGATCTAGAAAACTGTGTTATTAGTTGGGCCGCAGTTAATCAAATTAACGGATTAGTGTATGGCAACGGCGGCTTAAAATGTTGGCCTAAAAATCACGTATTAACGATGAAAACTCACGAAGCAGCAGATCCAAGAAATAAAGCAGCGCAAGTAGAATTCTGCTGGGACGTGCGATATATTCAAATGGAAGGCAACTTTAGCACTATACACAATAATGCTTCTCCACAACAGGCTTGGAGAGCAGGATTTAGAGAAGGTGTAAAAATGTGTCTAGATCAAGGAGTTCGTCCTACTTCTAAAGAGCAACTGCTTAAAAATCACTGGAAGAATATGCATAGGTTGTATATTTGGACTATGGCAGGTGCTGATGTAGAGAACGGTATGTATGCGATATTTGGAGCCCGCGAAGGACTGTATAAAACAATGTGTACAGATTGGGATTATGTAAATGTACGAGACTTTAAATGGCTCAACGCTTACTGGGAAACAGAAGTGTCGACACTATTTGATAGCGCCCACGAGGTCCTTGACGAAACTGCCGATTTAGGCAAGAAGCTTATTAAGGAATTAGACCTGCCAATTGCTGAAAATCCGTTTGACGTTCAGCAAAGTAAGTTTTTCAAAGAAGTTTATAAAAACCCTGAAAGAATATCTAATAGATTAATTGAGATTGAAAAATAATGAACCTTGACGACTTAAATATAGACTTTGACGAGCACGGAAGAGTTAATCAAAGCAATTACAATCTTAATAAAGTAACAGAAGCGTTGGCGCATATTAGTCCAAGTATGTGTTTAGCAAAGTTCACTCAGGTAACTATGCACTTAGGTACCGGTCAGGTGCATAGTTGTCATCATCCCGTACCACATAAAATACCACTCGACGAACTTAAAGAAAATCCAGCAGCACTTTTTAATACTACAATATTAAAAGCTGCTAGAACTGAAATGCTTAACGGAAAGCGTCCTGGTGAGTGTGACTATTGTTGGAGAATTGAGGACAACAAAAATTTAAGTGATCGTCATTTAAAGAGCACCGAAGACTGGGCAATATTAGAATACGATAACATTGCTAAATCTAAAGGTGACGACATATTCAAGCCTACTTATTTAGAAGTAAGCTTCGGTAATACGTGTAATATGAAGTGTGCGTACTGTGGTCCTGAATTTAGTTCAAAGTGGGCAGAAGAACTCAAGCAGCACGGACCAATTAAAGTAACTGATGGCAAGGATACAGAAGATCAATGGGTGCAAGGATGGCAGGATCTTGACAATTTAGTCATTCCTAACAGGGAACACAATCCTTATATTGATGCATTTTGGGAATGGTTTCCGGAAATATATCCTAAGTTACGACATTTTAGGATAACAGGAGGCGAGCCATTGTTAAATAAAAACACATTGCGCAGCCTTGACTATGTTGTAGTACATCCGTCTGATAAATTAGAAATTAGCATTAATACTAATCTTTCTGTGCCGGACCAGATATGGGATAATTTTCTAGAAAAAATTAAGATATTAGAAAAAGACGTAAACTTCAAAAAGATTACTATTTTTACTAGCTTCGAAAGCTGGGGATCTCGGGCAGAGTACGCAAGGACAGGAATTGAATTTGACAATGTTCTTAAACGCATAAATCAGTTACTTGACGAAACGTCTGTTAGAGTAACAGTAATGGCTGCGTACAACTTATTTGCAATTACTAGCTTTAAGCAAGTTCTAGAACATGTACTTAAACTTAAAAACAAACATAATACGCGCCGGTCGAGAATAGGAATAGATATTCCGTATGTACGCCATCCTCAGTTATTAGATGCACAGTATTGCGACGACGGCTTGCTAGCATACATTAAAGAATGTTTAGAGTTTATGGAAGCTAATGTCAATGATGATAACTGTGGCTGGAAGTTTGAACCATATGAAGTTAAGAAGCTTGAAAGAATTTTAATGAATCGAGTTAACTTTAAGTACACCGAAGAGTCGGTCCTTGAAATAAATAAAATGAGAGCTAAATTTTATGATTTTGTTAACGCACTTGACAAAAGACGAAACGTAAACTTTCTGGAAACATTTCCGGAGATGGCTGATTTTTATAATGTCTGCGCCCAGCAGAAAAGGAACATACAATGACAATACCAATGTACTTCGATTACCTTGATACAAATACAAAAAATATTAAGAAGTTCAATGGCTGGGATTTAGACTATTGTCATCACATTGCATATGATGATGATGACGCAGAGTCGTTCATCCCGTGGCCATTAAAAGATACAATGAAACGAGTAAATTCAACATACAAAGGATATTACTATTATCCAATTTATGTACACGTCGCGGCATCGGGTCCAGCTGACTATTTTATGAATGATTCAGTGTATATAAAAATTCCATCTAAAGTAAAAACAGATCTTAGAAATAATAGAGCCAAGCTGCTACTTATTAATATTTACGAAGGTCACGGCTGGAAACAATTCGAACATTTTTTAATGAAAAAGATAATAGTCCCTCATAATTTGAAATTAAGTCATGTTGTATTTATTTCTGGAAATACAGAGCCGTACATTAACGGTATTCCTAACGTGTACTACAATGAATGGGAAAACATTATTATTCACCACGAAGGTTCAGCGCCGCATCTATTCAGAGAATGTGTTGAACGAATTCATAATGACAAACTACTCCCGCATAAATTTTTATGCTTACAACGTCGTCCGCATGAGCACAGGATGGCTATATATGCTGAAATGTACAAATATAGAGACGATGGTATTCTTACTATGGGAAATGGCGATTTTAGTGATAATTACTTTGAAGGTGATGCGCTACAGGGTTCTTTATACAATTTAAACTTATTTTATCCGAAGGTAGTGGAAAAATTTAAGAACCTTTTACATACAATTCCTCGGGAATATGATGTAAATCTTGCTACTGAAAATCCAACAAGTGACGACAATGTTGAAAAGTATTTAGATAGTTACCTTCACATCGTAAGCGAAACCTTTCACCAAAACGAAGAAGGGCGAATTTTCTTTAGTGAAAAGATTATTAAGCCGTTTGTGTTCTTGCAGCCGTTTGTGCTGTTTGGCGAAGCACATAGCTTAACGCGTTTACAAGAATTAGGGTATCAGACCTGCGGTGAATTTATAGACGAGTCGTATGACGCAATAGAAAATGATCAAGACAGATTGTATGCTGCGTTAAAGTCTGTAAAAAAGTTTATTAAGAAAGACAAAGAAGAGATGCATCAAATAATGAAAGATATGCTACCAATCTTTATACACAATTATTTTACTCTAAGTAAGAGTGCTAAAGAGCATCCTAACTTAATGCCAGATCTACAAAAGGCTTTCCCAAATATCGTGCGGTAATCTGTCTACGACTTTTTTATTATGCCGCAGTACCCCTCCCATAGCGAGCAACATTTCTTTTAACTCGTCGGGGTCCTTGCGTAGTACATCCTGTGTAAGTTTGTAAACCATTTCAAGTCGCTTATGGGGATCCGGCTCCTTGTCGTAGTCCTCGTCAACCCACTTATCAAACGTTTTGAATCCTAGCTCGCGTAATACTTCTAAACTCTTATGTGGCCCAAGCATAATAAATGGACGATGTGCGAGCATGGGCTTTAGTGACTTTTCACTGATATATGGATAGGGAAGATAATAGGTTGTTTCGCCTACGAGATTAACAAAGCTATTTTCTATCCAACGAACAACTTTGTCGTCGTGTTGTTCTTTGTAGTTGTCTATCATCTTAAGTTCAGAATTATTGCCGTCGACATAGTTGCGATGTACTTTATCCAGCTGTATTAAGTTTGACTTTAATCTACGCTGGAAACCTTTACTAAATTGATTGATAGGAAATTTGGATTGGTTGGCTATATATGTGTAACGATGTTTTTGATTCAATGTGAGATCGATGTCATTGTTGTTGATTAGCATTGCTGCCATATACTGCCGATGATAGTCATCTCTATTATTGTAAAAGCTAATCTTGTTTTCGAAGTTAATATTTAGTTCGTGATCGTAAGGATTTTTTTTGATCCAGTGCGTAAGGAACATGTCGTAATATTCAATGTCGACGTCAAATGGATTTTCGTAATTGCCTTTATTTAACATTTCGCAATGGAATATCCGGTAGTCTTTGATATTAGTTTTTTCTAAGATTTCCTTAACTGCTTTAATTTCGGCTTGCGCGTTGGTGAACATCAAGTGATCTCTAAATATATCGTCAATAAAGATAAACAGCTTAGTGTAGCCCTTTTTGATAATATAGTTTGATGCGTTAGTAATATTTGTAAATTCTTGAGAAAGAAAAAGATACGCAGTAGTTTCGTCTGGCTGATAGATATTACGTATATAAAAATAACGCCGAACTCCCTCATCTCCATCGTTATGAAAGTAAACGGCATCGTCTTTATCTATAATTTCTAAATTTGGAAATATCATTTTATACCTGTAATTTGTAAAGTGTATCTATTGGTCGGCCCTAGATTAGCAGCCATATGCGGAGTGTTGTACTGCCATAGAACATATGTGCCTGCTTTGTAATTATACAGCGGAACTCCATCTACTTCAAAAATATGCCCGGGTTGCCAATCTTCTAAAAATACAACTGCTCGATGAATGCACCGAGTGTCTTTAATCTTGTGGTACTCAATGTAGCGCACATATGCATCACTGTGATAAGGAAGTATCTTACCAGGTCCCATTTTGTAAAAACTGGCTCCTGCTATTCCCAACTTAAGGTAATCAACAATATTGTTATACCAAGCAGGCTGGTAATGTCGGTAGTCAACCATCTCGCCTGTGCTATATATCGGACCATATGTTTTGTCCCATTCTTCGGCTATCTTAGGATCATTAAATGGTTCGTTGATGTAATCAAGTTCTTTAAACTCGTCTGTAATAATTCCTTCTGGAATTTGTCCTATTGACCACATTATTCTCTCTCCAAGTCTAGTGTAACGCAATGATGTCCGCCGCCTAATGTTCTGCTTTGCCTTAGCGGTACACCTACTGCTTCTACGTTGCGCTTTGATAGTTCGTGTATTAAAAATTCTTGATACGGATCGCACATTACAAGATTTGGATTAACAGTTAAAAAGTTTAGCGCAATGTATTTACTTGCGTAAGGATATTCAATAAATGACTGTGCAGCAATGTCATCGCCGGTGACATAAATCTTATCCCACGTTTTAAATACCTCAGGCAGATTGCCGTCGTTTATTCTGTCACCGTTGAGCACAACTAGTCCCTCTTGTACAGGTGTGATAGTACTGTCGATGTGTACTCCTGCATAGATGTTGTCGAGGATGTGTACGCGGTAGTCGGTGCCTAAGACGCGCTGTAACCACCGTGCACCTGCCAGGTTGCCACTCTCACTAACTAGGTACAGTAAATCATTTCCTAGGCGACATACGTTAGCTGCGTCAAACGTAGCGTCTTCATCGTCGCACGTTATTATATCGGTATCAAACATATGTTCAAGTGCTTCGATTTCTCTAGTACGAGTCGGATACAACATCGGAGCATTGATAATCTTATCGCCTACAATGAGTACACGATCTCTTGGGCAATAATTGTACATACCATCGAAGCTAGCAAAGTCCATTATTGTAGGTCGCAATACAGTAACACCTGCGTCGAGTAGTTTGTTACAAAAGTTGTTTAAGTCTTCGTTGGCCTGATCTATAACAAACGGATTAACTGGGCCACTGGGTACAGGAGTCTCTGTCCACTTGGTGGTTTTTTCTTGCGCTCGGTACACAGGACACTCGGCAGGCCAGTGTGCGTTTACTGCGGAACCTACTACGATTCGTTTTAGTTGGCTCCACTCATTTTGCGAATAAACAGTCAATTTCCATCTCCATAAATTTTGCCCATAGCTTGTGTCCGCGCTGATTAGGATGTCCGCAGTATAAGAATGACCCTTGGTCTCGCACAGCTTCTCGTTCTACACAAGCACGTTTCCAATTCTTTGGAAAATATTTTTTACCAAACGGGCCAGTAACTTTGAAATTGTTTTCGTTAAGCCAATCAAATTCAAATAAGGGAATGTTGTACTTAAAATATATGCCGTCTTGATTTGCTAGATATTCTAAAAAGCTAGTCTCAAGAAAGTTATCATAATGCTTTCCGGGCACGTCGCCAAATACAGAAAAGTGAATAACTGGACATTTAGCAGTATTCACAATTTCATCAATGTGTTCGTGCCACCGATTGAGTATATCGTCTAAGCTTTTATCTTTAAAGTGTTCAATAGATTCGTCAGTAGTTATACTAAATTCAAGATAGTCGTCACGAGTTGCACCACTCCAGCCTACAATCACTAAGTCGTAGCTATCGTTATAAGATCTTTTGAATTGTTTAAGTATTTCTACATAGCCTGCACCGTCTCCTGCGCCATTCTTAACGTCAAAAGGTAAATATCTTGTCCAGTCACGCATAACTCCGTAACCTTTGGTCCAACTATCTCCTAAGCAAAGTATCTTCATTGTATCTTTACACTCCGGCAGTCTGGGTATGATACTTCTTTAGGAGTATACTCTCCGGTTAGCTTGTATTGTTTTAGTGCTTCCATACCTCGTATACATTCCTCGGGATTTAGTTTATAGTGATAACCTTGGACAAAATAAGTTTGATCAATCCAAGGACTGATATCTAAATCTCTGCCATCGTATTTCATCATTGACAGCAATTTATAATCATCATAGTTATCACAAAGTATAGCACCACCTCTACCAATGTCAACCGGTTTTCCAAAACCAAAGCTTAAACACTGTAATTGTCCATGTCTATACATATTCGGCTCTAAACGCCTTGCGCTATCCCAAATACGTGTTTGGTAATACTGATATTCACCTTTCCACGGTTCTTCAATCAGTGTGTACTCAATTCCTAGTTTGTGCATAGTTTGTATTACGCTCAGATATGTGTATGCACTAAAATGGCACTGCTTGATCTTGTCAAGTATCAAGCACAATTCAATAGCGTGAGTGCAACAGTCTGTAGTTACTGCGTAAGTCGCTCCGGTAAATTCTGCAATCTGCTCTTCAAATTCTTTTATTTTGTGAAACATTGATAAAATTCCTTCGTAGTCATATTTATTAAACTTGCATTAACTACATAGATAAGTATGATAGAAGGAGATTCTTTATGAGAATAGGATTTATAGGCGTCGGAAAACTTGGAATGCCTTGTGCCGAAGTAATGGCGCAAAAAGGACATGAAGTATCGGGATATGATACAGAACGTCGCAAGAGCCAGTTGGTTACTATGTTTCCAACAGTTAAAGGTGCAATAGCAGGCAGAGACATTGTATTTGTTGCAGTACCAACGCCGCATGATCCGTCATATGACGGAAGAGAGCCTACTGCTCACTTACCGCCAAAAGACTTTGACTACGATATTGTGAAGCAAGTGCTGACGCAAGCCAACGAGCATATGAATGAAAATCAGTTGCTGGTCCTTATTTCAACAGTGCTGCCGGGCACAGTTAGACGAGAACTAGAACCACTAGTAACTAATACCCGTTTCGTGTATAATCCGTACCTAATTGCAATGGGAAGTGTGGCTTGGGACATGGTCAATCCAGAAATGATAATGATTGGAACTAATGACGGATCAGAAACCGGCGACGCAAAACAGCTTGTGGATTTTTACAAAACTATTATGGAAAATGAACCGCGCTATGTAGTAGGAACATGGGACGAGTGCGAATGTATCAAGGTTTTTTATAATTGCTACTCAGATGATACCGAGGTGTTAACCTCAACTGGGTGGAAATTATTTAAAGACGCAATCGATACCGATCAAGTATTGTCATTGGATCCTGCTACTATGCTCCCTGAATGGTTAACACCTGATAAATGGGTTTCAAGAGATTACAATGGAAGTATGATACATTTTCACAGTAGCAAAGATGATGTATTAGTTACTTCTGGGCATAATATGTTTGTTGGTAGCATGTCAACAAAAAACAAATTGCCTGGAAAAAATTATGGATATAATTGGAAGTTAGAACCAGCGCATGATGTGATCAAGCGCAAAGGATTTGTGTTTCAACGATCAACTGAATGGCACAACAATTCACCAAAGACGGTTACAGTAAATGAAATGACATTTGCAACTGAAGATTATGTACAATTTATGGCTTGGTTTTTATCAGAAGGATGTATTTGTAATCAATCAGGAAGAATTATTATTTCGCAATGCTCGGATGTGAATCCCGACAAATACGAAATGATTAATGAAGTGTTCTCTAATATATATAATAATCATCCTGAAAAAGATAGATACCGACTATTAACAGGAAGAACAGGCATATCAGTGTTATGGCCCGAATTGTCAACATACTTGAGCCAATTTGGAAAATCGTTTGATAAATTTATTCCTGGCATTATTAAAGATTTAGGAAAAGACATGATTCGTTTATTTCTAGATACATATAACCTTGCTGATGGCGCTGCTCTACATACTACACATTTTAATGGTACAAAATCACCAGACGACCAACGTTATAAATATTATGCTTCTAGTTCAGATCAAATGGCAGCAGATCTCGGTGAACTAATTATTAAAGTTGGCAGATCCCCGTCATATAGAACTACAAGGACTGAATTATCAAATAAAGATTGTCATTTAATATACGAGTTAGTTAATAAAACATCATTATATCAAAGTTCTTCTAGTGTCGGCCTCAAATTTAATTCAGTTGATTATACCGGAAAAGTATACTGTGCTATGCTTCCAAAGAATCATATTTTTCTTACACGGAGAAACGGCAAATGTACGTGGCAAGGAAACACATTCATCAGTGCCAAAATCGGTCTTGTAAACATGGTGCAGGACGTAGCAGAGCAACAGGGCAACATTAACGTAGACGTTGTTACAGACGCTCTAGCGCAGTCTACGATGCGAATTATGGGCCCACAGTACATGAAGGCAGGCATGGGCGACGGAGGCGGCTGTGTGTTAGGTGATTTTCTTGTGAATGTAGACGATAAAGAAATTTGTATTGCCGAGTTGTATGATTGTTATATAAATGATACTGATCAAACTCGAATTATTAAATCAGCCAACTATGCTTGTTCTAAAATTGATTATAAAAAAATAGATCAAGTAACGTCTAGGCATTATACAGGAAAAATGTATAAGTTTATAATAGATGACGCAGAGTTAATAACAACTGCTGACCACTTAATTCCAGTTTGGCGCAATAATTTGAGAATTGTAGTAAGAGCAGACAATGTATTAAAAACTGACAAATTGTATGTATTGGATGACTGAACCGCTTGTCATGCTCGTTTTATTCTGCTTAGATAAATAATATTATGATTGTAAATGAATACATTATAAGAAAAAAAGAAAAATCTAAGCAAAATAAAACAGGATATCGAGAAGTTAATCTTCAATATATTGAACTGTTATGTGATTCTTGCGGGAACTTGCACAACAGATTAAAAGGTCATTATTGTAAAATGAAAAAAAATGAATATTTTGATAAAGATTATTGTAACAAATGTTGGCGTCCTATATTAGCAGCAAGACCGGAAATTAGAGAGAAAGTATCGCAAGGGGTAAGAAATGCATACACTTCTCGCGGCACTGAAATAAAAGATAAGATATCTAAAAAACTAAAAGGTGTAAATGCCGGAGACAAGAATGGAATGAAACGTCTGGAAATAAGAGCTAAGGTTTCTGCTACAAGATCTAAGCTTATGGAAGACCCGGAATTTCGTGCTAAGTTTAAACGAGGATCACTTGATGCATGGGAGCGAGGATGTTATGATAATGCTAATACCTCTGGACAAGCGCACTGGCACGAATATAAACATAGTAACGGTGCTACATATAAAGTACAAGGAAGATACGAATTAAAGTTTATAGAATATTTAGACGATAACAATTTATCCTTTGAATGTCATAAAGGTAAAATTCCTTATATAGGTGACGACGGGCTAACTCATCATTATTTTCCCGATTTCTATGTGTACGCATGGGGGTCATACGTTGATCCAAAAGCAAGTCATTGGTATAGAATACAAAAAAGAAAATTTGAGTTACTTAACGAACAACATCCAGACTTAAAATTAAAAATAATGTTAGAAAGTGATTTAAAAAATCTAGGAATTAAATTATGAAAACAAAAATTAAAAAAATAGAAACTTTCGACTACAACGGTCCTGTTTATAATGTAGAAGTTGAACCAAGCCATCTAGTAAAAGATGATCAATTCTTTCTACAAAGTAATACCGGAGTAGTTGTTCACAATTGTCATCCGCGTGATAATATTGCATTAAGATACATGGCAAGTGAATTAGATCTAGGCTACGATTTATTTGATGCTATAATGAACGCAAGAGAGATTCAGGCAAAAAACATTGCTGACCGTTTGGTCTTTGCAGCACAGCAAAATCCTCGCATGAGCGATATTGTTATTCATGGCAAAGCGTACAAACCAGGTGTTGAATATCTAGATGGGAGTTATAGTTTGTTGATTGGTAGTTATGTAGAAAAGCTTGGTTACAGGCCAATTTACGTAGATCCATTAACGGGCGACGATTATCGCCCTTATAAGCCAGCAATCTTCTTGCTTGCTCATAGTGCTAGCACAACCTACAAGTATACTGGACAAAGTGATGTTGATACATTGTACTGTAATATCCCCGACGGCAGTGTAGTGATCGATCCTTGGAGAAACTACGTCAACGATAAATGCGAAGTAATTCACTACGGAAATACTAGACAACAATAAAATAGGTGTTATAATAAAGTATGTATGATATCATTTTTATTGGTGAAAAAAATAAGTCTTGGGAACAGATTAAACAAAGATTTGTAGCTGCTAAACATGCAGCTACAATTACGGAAGCAAAAAGAAAATCATTTACTAAAATGTTTTGGGCAATACCACCTGACCTAGAAATATTAGATAGCTTTGATTTCTCGTACCAAGTTGAAACGTACGACCAAAAGTATGTTCATCAATTCTTACACAATGACACTTCTTACGACGGCGTGTGCTTAATAAGTAAGTCCTATCCTATTACAGAAGAAGAATGGAAAAAGAAGAACTTTGTTGATCAAAAACAAATTGACATAACTGCATCAATAACCCCTCCGTATGACAAGGTGTTTATATCATACGATGAGCCTAACGCTGATGAAAATTATCAGGCATTAGTAGACAGATTTACAAAGGTGTTACGTGTACACGGCGTTACAGGGATTCATCAAGCTCATATCAAAGCTGCTGAAATGGCCAATACTAACATGTTCTGGGTTATTGATGCTGACGCAGTAATTGTTGATGATTTCAACTTTGACTATATAGTGCCGTCTCATCAACAAGACCATGTTCACGTTTGGCGCAGCCAGAACCCTATTAATGGTTTGGTATATGGGTACGGTGGAATCAAGCTGTTTCCGCGTCTAATGACTATTAATATGGATACATCGAAGCCTGATATGACCACTAGCGTTTCTAGTAAATTTATTGCAGTAAATGAAATATCAAACATCACAGCTTTTAATACAGACCCGTACAGTACTTGGCGCAGCGCCTTTAGAGAGTGTTGTAAACTCAGCTCAAAGGTTATCGACCGGCAAAATGATGACGAAACAAATCATAGACTTCGTACTTGGTGTACTGTAAATCGAGGACAATTCGGAAAGTATGCGATTGATGGAGCGAAGCAAGGCGCACATTTTGGGGCAACATTTAGAGGTAACACATCTGAATTAGTAAAGATAAACGACTTTGCTTGGTTAAAGGAAAAATTTAATGCTAGAGACTTATGAAATCTTAGATAGATTTGAATTACTGTATCCAACTAACAGCAAGTTGTCTGATCTAAGACGCGCATACATAGACAAAGACCTTTCTAGTATTTTTAGACTGATGCCTAGCACAGTACAGGGCAATGCCGAAGACTTACGCAAAGCAGTAATGGATCAAAACTTACACAGCATTTTTAGGTTATTTGATGACGATGACTTGCGCAAGCTAGTAATGGAAGATAACGTTTGGAAATTATGGCCTGTGTTGACAAGCTATACTAACACTCAGTTTGTTGCTGCTCTTAAGAGCTTATTTGTGAATGAGGTTGAGTTTGATAACGACTGTTTTAGTCGTGGCCAGTTATACAGTAAGCTTTGGTTAGTTAGTGAGTTGAAAAAGTTAAATTTAGACCTCGGCACAGTGTTTTTGTGTGCAGGATGGTACGGTACTCTAGCAACTATGATTTTTGAGTCCGGAATAAAAGTAGGAAATATTCGTAGCTTTGACATCGATCCGTCGTGCGCGAAGATTGCAGAAATATTTAATAAACCCTGGTTCATTGATGATTGGAAATTTAAGAGTATTACAGAAGACATTATGAATATTGATTATAGTAGACATACTTGGCAAGAATGGAGTAAGACTAACAATAGGATGAGTTATCCTGTAACAGATTGTCCAGATACTGTTATTAACACCAGTTGCGAACACATCGAAAACTTTGATGAATGGTATAATAAAATACCAACAGGTACAACGGTTGTTCTTCAATCAAACAACTATTACGAAGTTGAAGAACACGTAAACTGTGTTAGTAGTAAAGAACAATTTGATAAACAAGTTACTATGAGTGAATGTTTATATCTAGGCGAACTACCGCTTGATAAATATACTAGATACATGAAAATAGGAATTAAATGAAGAAACTAAATCACGTAAGCCCATCTTTTTGCTTGGCAAAATGGTATCGTACTAATCTCAGACTTGATACAGGATTGAGTTACTCTTGCCATCACTGTACTCCTCAAAGAATTGACATAGAGCAGATAAAAGATGATTAATGGAATCTATAAAGATACTCCGCGCCACCTTCACTTAGAACCAACTAGTGACTGTAATGCCCGCTGCCCGCAATGCCCCCGAACTCTTACTGCTACATTAGAGACTCATCCTAATTTAGAAATCAAAGAATGGACGCCGAAGCAAATTAAGAGGATCTTAAAAAATGAATACTTTAAAAACTTAGAGAACGTTTTAATTAACGGAAATTTCGGCGACATAGTTATGCACTCAAATCCTAAAGCCTTGATTGACGCTATTTTAAAGTTTAAGGTTAAAGTAGAAATTCGAACCAATGGTGGCGCACTCGGTGTTGAATTTTGGAAATGGCTTGGCTCTTTTAAAAACGTTGAAGTAGAATTTGGCATAGACGGACTTGCTGACACACATCACTTGTATCGAAGAAATACTAGATTTGATACTGTTATGAAAAACGCAAAGTCATTCATTGACACAGGCGGCAATGCAAGTTGGGCAATGACAGTATTTAAGCATAATGAACATCAAGTTGACGAATGCAAAGCTTTGTCTTTAGAATACGGATTTAAAAAATTTAAAGAACGTCCGTCAGTTCGGTGGAATGGGAACCGAGATTACATAATAGTGGATAAAAATAAACAAGAATCATATCGACTGGAACCATCTTCAAAGATAGCAGATCGCTTTAGTCATTTGCCTAAGCAGAGATACCAGAAAGAATCATATGATGCTAACTGCGTTAGTAAGTCCGAAGTATCACTGTTGCCTGATGATAAAATTGTTACAGCACCGAGCAAAGTTAGTTGTCAGGTAACGAAACAAAGTTCTGTTTATTTGTCAGCTGATGGCAGACTTTGGCCTTGCTGCTGGGTGTCATTTGATGCTCAGAACAGTCTGTTAAATATGGTTCCTGGATCCTTTTCTTCTCAATTCTATAAACAGAAAAACTATCCATTAGACTTTAACAATATAATTAAGAATGAAATCAAGGATGTTATTGAGTCTGACTTGTTTTTAGAAATAGAAAAATCATGGACGACAAAAAATCCGTTTGATAGCTGTGCGACTCAGTGTACAAAACATAGTAATTGGAACACGCAACTGGGTAATACAAAAGTTCTAAGGAACAGCAATTAATGATATTTTCGATAGTGTTTTCAAACTCTAGTAAAGAAGAATTTAAGTTACAGTATCAAGTCTACGGAACTGATATAGCAACTCGTTGGCACCGGGCGTTAGTAGAACAATGCAATAATAATAATGAGATTGCTGAAAAGGACCGCTTGTATAACTTTCCTAATGGAGTGTGGACTGAAGAAAGATTAGTACAAGAACTAAATGATTGTATTGATGTTCTTAACTCGCAAGAAGAAGTTGTATATCATAGGGCGTTTGTAGGAATGCCGCAAGAGCAGCTTAATCATCTTCATCACTACTTTGAAAACTTGCGTGGCGGCGTATTGTCGCCTACTGACTTTTGGCATAGGTCAAATTTACAAGTTAGGGATGCGTTGGAAAGATACAACGTAATTATACACAGAGCTGAAAACTTCTATCATAACACTACCCAAGAAAAGCATTTTCCTAGGATTGTTTGTAGATTTGCTAATAGGAAGAGATATGATATGATTGACGCTGACTATGAACATTTTACATTGTTGAGAAAGTTTGGCGAAGTTTATATCAATTATTGCGAAGTCGGGAAGCCACTATATGATGTATACAAGGACGGCGACGATGTAGTCGGGGAAGATAACATACGTCCACTTAGATATTACAGCTCGGACTTTACTGCATATTTTCATTCTAGAGGAAACGAAAGCGTTCGACGATTTTTAGATGGAATGGACGAATGGTGGATTCAAAATCACAACTATCTAGGTGCGCTAGGATTTGTTAAAGATGATCCTAAGAACGCAATGGGAAATATTCCAGTAGCAATGCTAGTCAACAACGAAATGACACCTACTGAGATCATCGATGCATTATGTGAATACAGCACTATGGAAAGAGTAGAAATTGACTAATAAAAAAATGCCGTGGTGTGTTGAGCCTTTTATAAATCTATCTCATACTACTGACGGGTATTATACTCCGTGCTGTATTGCATTACCTGATAAAGCATCTAATCGATCAACTGACTTTATGTCTCCGTTAGAATATATGAATTCTGATTATATGAAGACAATGCGGCGGGATATGATAGATGGAAACATTTCTGAAGATATTCGTCGTACCTGTAAGTCTTGCATATTCACTGAAGAGAACGGTATTCAGTCGCGCCGCCAAAATCAAAACGTCAAATATCAAAATGAAAGCACGTTTAAGACTTTAGAAAAATTCTTAAACGCTGATAGCAACGAGATAGCAGCCGAGGATCTACAGTATGTTAATTTAAAAATATTGGGAAATATATGTAATCTCAAATGCATAATGTGTAACCCAAACTCGTCGTCGAAGATAGCAGCAGAATATAAGAAGCACGGCATAGCCGAGGTTGACAAATCTATCAAAACAGCGTATACTAGTAATTCCAAAGAAAACTATTTCAATGATGTTTCTGTTATTTTAGAAAGCATTGATAGGTTTAGTCTCATCGGCGGCGAAGCATTTGTTCACCCAGACTTTGATGAGATATTTGATATGCTGCTATCTAGTAAGAACGTAAACAATCTTGAATTGTTTGTAATAACAAACGGAACGGTACTACCACAAAAGGTGCTAGACAACGCGCACAAGTTTAGAAAAGTTATATTAAATTTCAGCATAGACGGCGTTGGCAAAAGAGCCGAATATATCAGAAGTGGATTAGTGTGGGAAACATTTGATGAAAATCTTAGACGTGCAATCGCGTCTGATGTTAAAGTAGTGTTTACTATTGCAGTACAGTGCTTAAACATTGGATACTTAGACGAAATACACGATTACATTAAGTCCTTGGTAACGTATACCTCGAGTGCAGGCTGGAATAATCTAGTTACTAATCCTAAAATTTACAACGCATTAAATTTACCAGACAAGATCAAGCAAGAGTATATAGAGAAGTATTCAAATTTTGAATACGGAAATCTTCCGGGGTTAGACAATACTATGGAAATACTAACTAAGCCGCAAAGCTCGGCTATGGAATTTGAAAGATTTATTAAATTTACAAAAAAGCTTGACGAAATCAGAAATACAAACTTACTCGACGTTTTTCCAGAATTCAAGGAATACTACAAATGATTGCAGTCACAGGCCATACTAGCGGAATTGGAAAATGCATTTACGACCGCATCAAGTGCAACGGGTTTAGTAGAGCCAACGGGTATAATATTCAACACCGCCTTGACCGAAAAAAGTTACTTTCAACTGAACCTGATATTTTGATTAATAACGCATATTGCAGTATTGGCCAAACATTATTGCTGCTGGACTTTTTTAAAAAATATCAAAATACAAATAAAACTATAATCAATATAGGAAGCAGGATAGCAGAGCGTACTGAAAATCTTCCTGATGATTATCAACACCTGCTAGAATACCAAATGTATAAGAAAACCTTGAAGATGCTCTCCGATGACTTAGCTAAACTAAATAAGACAGTACGCATAAAGTACATAAGCTTTGGATATGTAGGTACTGACAAAATATTACAGAAATATCCAAACCTTGAAGATTATATCGCTGTAGAAAACGCAGTAGACCAAATCTTAGGATTAGTAAATGAACAATACCTCTAAACTACTGCTAAATCACATATTTTGTCATCTAATGTTGATCCCTGCTTTTATGTACGGAGAATGGTGGATGTTTATTGCTGCTCTGTTATGGTGGTATGTAATTGCCATTGTATCAATAAGCGGCGGCTATCACAGATACTATAGTCATAGAAGTTTTAAAACAGGAAGATGGTATCCCTACGTTGTTAACATTCTAGGAATGTTCAGCGGCGCTGGCCCCGTGTTAACCTGGGCAGGAACCCATCTACAGCATCACGCATATAGCGATACTGATAAAGACCCTCACTCGTTTGCTATAAAAGGACTGTTAACAGTCTATTTTAACACTTGGGGATATACTGCCCACATAGAACGTAAATTTATAAAGAGCTTATTAAGAGACAAATTACTTCGTTGGTTCTATCAGCATTACTTTAAGCTGAATATTGCAATCATTCTAATTCTTGCTGCGATTAATCCATTGCTTTTGATATTCGGGTACGCTGTTCCTGTTGTGTTTGCGTTTCACGGATACAGCTTGTTAAATGTTCTTGGGCATAAAAATGGCAAGCCTAGCAATTCTTGGGTTGCTAATATGTTAACCGCCGGAGAAGGTTGGCACGCTAATCACCACGATAGAGGCGGCGATTATCGCATTGGACGCAAGTGGTACGAGTTTGATCCTACTGCTAGGTTTATAGGAATAATCAAGCAATGAAAGTAGTCACGCTATCAGAATTTGGTGAGGAACGTTTTTTAAATGAATTAAAGTTGCTCGATGCCGCGCAGCACGCGGGCGATGCACGAAACAGTGATTGGTTTGCGCATTTAGAAAAGTGCTACAATACAAAGTTTGCTGAATGGTTCTTTTTACTTGACAACGATAAATTAGCAGCGTTTGCTACTATACAGGAATTTTACGAAGGTTGTTATAGACTGCTAACGCGAACTTACATATATCCCGACTATAGAAGATTTACGTTACCGGCACACGACAAAAGGTTCAGTCCAAGTTTGTATATTCTGCCACGACAGTTAGAATATATACAACAGTACAAGACAGTTTTTATATCTATGCAAGACTTAAAGAGACGCAATTCGTTAGCAAGATATGCACAAAAATTAGAAGGCGAATGGATTCTTCATCCAGAAATGATACAGACTTGCGCGACCCCTGGGGATAAAAATTGCTGGCAGAATGTAATCTACAATGGTAAAGAATTAGAGTTAAACAGTATGCCCATAAGCGATTGGAAGAAATTATGAGTAATGAAGACAAAGTATGTTTAGTAGAGCAAACAAAAAGAACAAGAGTCGGAGGCACTGGCCCGAGGCGCAACAAGCTACAGGTCTTTTCTAAGCTCGGAGAAGTGTCAGACGAAGTGTTTGATTACCTAAACAAGTTTTTAGATAACAATCAACAAAGCGATATAGGTGGCGACGATTACGCTATCAGTCGAGGCTGCGATTACGAAAAGGTATTTAACGTAGGTCAATCGTATAGACAAGTAATTATGCAAACTAACCCTGCGATAAATCAAAATAATATGGATGAGTATTTGTATTCAAAGTGGGCAGCAAACTCCGAAATAGTACAAGAAGAAATGAAAAGCTTCTTTAGCGATGTGTACAGATTTAGACTAAGTGAAATGCAACCAGATCATAAACTTAACTGGCACATCGACGCTGACACTAGTGTTATATGCAGAGCACAAATTTGCTTAAATGAAAATAACAGTACCTTTCTTTTTAGAGATAAAGAAGGTGTACACGAGTTTAAAATGAAACCAAAAGAACTTTGGTTTGTTAATACGGGCTGGAATCATACAGTAGTTAACGACGACAAAGCAATCCGCCGCGTTGCTATACTTGGATTTCACTTTGACAATTTAAGAACAGATTTACAGGATCAGATTAAGCTATGATGAAAAAAGTTAGAGATTTGCCAGGCGTTGGCGTAGAATACGATGTTGATTTTAATGCAATGTCAACAGATGAACTACAAGAATTTGGTAGACATATTCCAGTTGATAATGTAATATTAGTACGTAACCAGAAGCTTCATGAAAGCAAAGTGCTAGAAGTTTGCGAAGCTATTGGGCATTGTATGAAGCCGGATCAATTCTTTATGCATCCGGAATATCCCGGATTGTTTAGGGTAACCAATGAGCGCAAGGATGGTGAAAAGACAGGATTGTTTGCTGACAAAGAGTTAGACTGGCACTCTAACGGAAACGGTCGCCCTAGTGGCAAAGAAGCCTGTGTAGCACTGTATTGTGTAAAGCCGGGTACAGGCAGCATAACTAGCTTCTGTGATACTCGCCGCGCATACACTGATCTTCCTACTGATATAAAGGAGATAGTAGATCAAGTTGAGTGCTTGTTTAAGTTCAAAAACGGATCCTTCTATGATTTAGATGAAGATGACAGAGAACTGCAAATTTTCGAACAGCATCCTGCTTTTGTAGACGGCGTAACAAAGCCGTTGGTGTATACGCATCCTTGGACTAAGGAAAGAGGCTTGTATTTTGTTTTTCATTACATCCAGCAAATGTCAAGGCGAGATGGAGTATTATTAGATGAAACTTGGTTGCGTGACTATTTGATGAAACACGTATTTCAGGAAAAATATATATATCATCACAACGATTGGCAAACTGGTGACTTTGTATTCATGGATCAGTTTCATAGTATTCATAAGCGCAATGCCGTCGAAGGAGACAGGTTGTTATACAGACTTTCTTTTGATTATAGAAGGATATTTTAAATGAAGCAATTACGTTATAGATTTGAAGATCGTTTTGCTGAAACACAGGGATATAATGGTTTTGAAGCAGATAAAGCTGAACTGTTAGAATTTTACGAAACAAAGGTACGATCTAAATTTGATAATTCTCACGATGTTCTAAAAAGAGATCAAGACGATCAAATAGTACACCATTTATGTTACGATTGTAATATGAATCTTTGGCGTGAAGTATATGCTAGAGTAAAAAACATTGCCGAAAAAAGTGATGTTTATATTAATTGGGAACAAATAAAACATGTTATCAAATTTACATTTTTAGGTCAACCACCGGGTGGATACTTTATGCCACACGTAAACTACAACTTGCTTGCTCTATCGGCGTTTAACATTCCTTTAAAGGGAAAAACTGAAATAGCACTATTCCAAGATAACAAAACAGAAATTACAAGACACGAATACATCAATCCTTGTTTCTTGAATGTAAACAGACCACATGCTGTTTTTAATGATGAGCCCACAGAGAGACTTATACTAAAAACACATATGACAGTTGTTCCTTGGCATAAATTAGTAGAAACTTATCAGAGCGGAAATAGATTTCAGCTATTTGATGACCCAGTTCCGTGGGAATCAGTTGAAAGGAAATGGTAGATGGACTTTACATTTTGCGCAATTGATATAGGTCTAACTCAGCAAGATAAAGATACTATATTAAATGAAGTATTATCTGTCCCTTTTGAACTTTACCAAGACAACAGTTTCAGAGGTTGCCGAATATTGCCTATCTATAACGGTGGCGGCGTTAGAGGGCAACGCGAAGAAACAGGTGATACTACCTCGGGTAAATTTAAGTACACTGATGCCGAGCCGTACCTAACTAACAGCATAAAGATATTTGAAGAGAAGATATTCAGCTGGATGATGCCAGCCGGGAGACTTAATGTACTGCGCACACAAGCTGGTCATGGGCTGAACACGCATCTTGATACTAACGCTAACGAAGTAGGCACTAGACAGCACAAATTTAGGATTGCGCTAGCAGGAGAAATAGACAAGCTGTACTTCCTAGACCGCAACGGTAAAAAGGTATATGTGCCTAGTTTGTATAACAGCTATGTATTAGATGGCAGTCATCCACATAGCTTAGATCCCGGCAAAGAAGAAAAGATTACACTATGCGTAGGAGCCCCGTGGCATGGCGAAGATACTAACGCATATAAAAAATTAATCGAAGAAAGTTTATTCGAAATGAAAGTAAGCAGGCCAGACTGGATCGAGGAGGAATGGGTTGACCCATATTTTAAATACACCACAAGAAATAGTTGATATTGCCCGCGAAAAAGGGTTCTGGCACCAGGCTAACGTTAATCTAACCAAGCAAGAGTTTTTTGAATTCTGCTCTAGTGTAACAACACCTTGGTCGGCTGAAATTCACAAGATTCACACCGAAACTTTAAACGAAGACCAAGTAGTCGACTGGTCTAGCAAGACAAGATTTGGCAGTATGAGTATACCCTGGCACGCCGATAACCCGTGGCACGAAAAATACAGATTTCCGTTAAGAGCTTTCTACGCAGTAGATATACCAGATCCTAATGATGGTGAGATATACTTTCTTAATATAACAAAATGGTTTGAAGATCAGCCCGACGATACTAAAGAGTACTTGCGTAGCTTGCAAGTTCTAACACAAGATTATAAGAACGGATGTCAACCATTCTGGAGCAGTTTTATTAAAACACATCCTATAACAGGAAAAGAAAGCTTTTATTGGGGCGCAATGAGAGTAGATAGCAAGGTGTTTGGTCTAGCGCCAGACGAAGGTGTACCTGCTCCTAGATTTAGTTTTACTATGGCAATACAAAAGCCTAACAGAGATTTGGTATTAGACGATGAAATTTCTAGTTGGTTTAACTCTATGATGACGTATAAATACTTACATCGGCATAACTGGAACAACGGTGATTTGCTAATACTAGATAACTGGGTTAACTTACATTATCGCGGCACAATTAAAGATTCCAGAGAACGACTATTGTGGAGAAAAACTTTGTTGCAACCTTGGCAGACAATATGAGTATAGCATTACTTTCAATGCCGAGTCAAAACTATTGGCATCCTGCCCCTAGCATTGTATTCCTAAAAGGAGTACTAAATCGTGAAGGTATTGATAGTACTTGCTATGATTTAAATCATGCATTTCTTACAGAGTTTGGCGATGACGCAGTGGCATGGTGCGAAACGGGAGACAACTATCTTCCGGCATACGGTGAGTTTATCAAAGAATACTGTAAGCAGTTAGTTGATTATGAATGGATCGGATGTAGTGTGTTTACGCTCAACAGTCAAATATTTACTAAGTTGTTTCTTAGTGTCATTCGAGAAATGTCAGACGCTAAAATTGTATTAGGCGGGTCAGGACTTACTAATAATCATAGTGACTTGAAGGTACTCCAAATAAACTTTGGTCAACAAATGATTAATGATGGATTAGCAGACCACGCACTATCTGGAGAAGGAGATAGATCATTACCTGCGCTGATACGAGGCGAGCCACATCGATTCCCTCAAATGGATGATTTATCAAATATGCCAATACCTGATTATAGCGACATTGACTTTAGCTTATACAGCAAACCTACGCTTATTGTTACAGGGTCAAGAGGCTGTGTAAGACAGTGTACGTTCTGTGACGTACACGCTAATTGGAAGAAGTACAAATTTAGGCCAGGCACTGATGTTGCTAACGAAATGATACACCAGTATCACACCTACGGAGTTAACAAATTTCACTTCAGTGATAGCTTAGTTAACGGGTCAATGAAAGAGTTTAGGGTATTCTGTAAAGCACTTGCTAAGGCAAATCTGCCAATTGAATGGAGAGGCCAGTTTATTTTCCGTAGCGGAATGACTGATGAAGATTGGGATAACGTAGCAGCAAGCGGTTGTAAAGGCTTGTGGATTGGAATTGAAAGTGGCAGTGAAAACGTCCGCTGGCATATGAAGAAAAAGTTTAATAACACTGATATGTATACTAGCATCGAAGCATTAGGAAAGCGCAAGATCGATATGTTGTATTTGCTTATTGTAGGATATCCTACAGAAACAGAAGAAGACTTTGAAGATACACTAGAGCTGTTGCGTAAGTCTGAGCCTTACAAAAATTATGTTGAGGTTCGTACTAATATAGCGATGCTAATGCCCGACACAGAAATATACGAAGATAAAGAACGTTGGCATGGAGATGTTCAATTATGGCGCAGTTGGACAAAAGACGGAGAACTAACATACGCAAAGCGGTACGAACGTTGGAAGCAAGTTACTGAACTGTCGCAAGAAATCGGGTTAAAAGGAGATAAGCGTATAGCACAGCAAGAGACGCTCATACTCCGTAAATTGGAAAAAGAAAATGAAAGAATATTGGCTAACGACGTTTGAAACTGAACACGGCGATTTCTTCCAGGATTATTTAACAAACAAATCTAAAAGGTTTCAAAGCTTATTGCCCGACGAAAACTTTTGGAAAAATTACGGTACTGCGTACAGACACGCAAGAGACACCGGCAAACTTATTATCCGTGCTAAAGTAATCGACGGCAACAAATTTACGCTATATCAAATATGGGATTCAAAAGCAGCACGACAAGAATTTGATTCTAAAGTAGACGAAACGTATTTTTTAAGCAACTTTGACAAACCATACACGCGCAAAGAACAAACATTATCTGAACAAGAAAAAGCAGAGCTATTTGAATACATTTTATCGAGCAATGTGATATTACAAGTAGTCAGAAACGATCACCGAAGGCCCGGAATGACAGTCGGTGATCCTATGAAGAACGATCCTGTGATATCGGTATAGTAGTTGCTCCTACTATGTGAGTTCTCAAAAACGGATCAGCGTTAGCATTTAAAAACGTATGAGGCACAGTAGTATCTACAAGATATACTCCGCCATCTGCTGGGATTCTATAAACACACTCTTCAATAATCCACATACAATTCTCGTTAGTGTATAACGGTATATGGATTCTTGGACTATTATCAACGTGCCACGCATACACGAACTTTTCGTGCATCCACATTTTACGAGTTCTGAACATATCGTACTTGTTGATAATTGAATTTATGTATTTAAATTTTGGATGTATTAGGGTGTTAAAATCAAACTCGTCTGTTCTTAGTACAAAGTTTGTGCCTTTGGCAGCTTCTGCTTCTATGCCTTCCTTTTTTTGAAAGGGGTATTGTCTAGGTCCTTCTTTAGGCTTTTCAATATGACCGATCTCGTCCATTAATCGATCTAAATCAATTTCGCCTATTCTTTTTATTGGCCACATTATATACATCCTACAATGTGAGAACGCATAAATTCATTTCTATTAGCATTAACAAACGTATGCCACTTAGTAGTATCTACCCAATACACACTTCCGTCTGCGGGCAGATAATACTTCTGTTCTTCTATAATGAAGAAACAACTTTCGTTAGTGATAAGGGGAATATGTAGTCTGGCAGAGTAATCTAAATGCCAGCTATAGTTTCTTTTATCTGGCAATAGCATTAATCTAGTACGATACATTTTGTATTCATCTATTAATGAATACAAATAATCATAGCTGTCTGGAAATAGTATTGCTGTACAGTCAGTCTCGCTGCCAGCAAGCTCTGTTGTTTTTCCATTTGCGCCGTTAAAGTCGCCTTCGGCAAATCCTTGAAAACTAGTTTGTTGAGGACTAGAGTCAGTGCTTTCTAATAATACTGAAAGTTCTGACTTTAATAAGTCTAAATCAACCTCACCAATTTTTTTAATTATAAGTGACAGAAGAATATTTCCTTTATTTTATTATGCCGCCGAACCGTCGTCTATATTGATCCACGCACCATTCTGATAACCGTTAAACTTATTAGTTGTAGTGTTGTAAACTACCATGCCATTTGCTGCTACTAGCAAGTTACGTTCGGTTGTTGTAAAGCTACCAAACTGTACATAACTCGGAGCAATAATGCTACCGTCAATACCGTCAATAACAATAGTTGAATCGTCTAGTGTTAGCGTACCTTGCAATGATGCACCTGATACAATTCCCGGCGATGTAATATTACCAGTAATTCCGTCAATAACAATAGTTGAATCGTCTAGTGTTAGTGTGCCTTGTAATGCCGCCGCTACTAACGTACCTGAAATATTTGCGTTACCTGCTACATCTAGTGCTTCTGTTGGTGCACCAACGCCGATGCCAAACTTGTTATTCTTCCAGACAAAATATTTGTCTTCAGTCGCTAATACTCCATCTGCGCTGTTTCCGAATACAATCGAATCTTCTCTACCAAAAATTACTCCAGTAACCAATGGTCCATTTATATCATCTCTTTCAAAGTGAATAGCACCGTACTGTGACACAAGGTCACCGGTTAGATCAGACGCAGTGTTTCTAGTTAATTTAAGAATAGAGCGGTTGTCTTGGCTGTTAATTTCTACTCGAGTTTGTCCGCCTAGCGAACTGTTGATGTTAAGGTTACCTGGCGGCTCAATAATCGATGCTTCGATTGATCCTGTTTCTCCGTTGATAATTCTTGTTGAATTATCTGAAAAGACTGATCCTACTACGTCACCTTGTAGGACACCTATAAATGTACCGTAGTGGCTCGAACTGGCAAAATCAACTACTAAGTTGTTATTATTATCTTCGATGTTGAGTTGAAATGTTTCATTGTTCGCTACACCAAAGATGTTGATTGGTATAAAGTTTACGCCGTCCCATGCAAGAAAATCGTTTACACTAACACCAATTGAGGTATCAACATCGTTTAAATCGTCAATGAATCGAGGTACTTCGCCGGTTACAAATATCCCACCCGGCGTAGCACCATCACCTACCCATACTTCTACGGTATCGGTAACATAAATTAATTCGCCCTCAGCTGGGGTAATCGTTTGACGAACTGCATCGGTTCCGCGTCTCAGACGTAATGGCATACTTATAACTCCTAGAATTCGTTGTTATAAGTATTTATGCCTTTTAAAAGATATCTCATTTTCTTTTTTTGAGAAATCTTTTAGTTAGCTTGGCCATATCTTTTTTTACTTTAGTTGTATTTAAATTGAAATCAACCCCGTCTATCTCGTCTTCACGTTCTTCCATTATTTGTTCGAGATAGTCTTCAATGTCCTCATATGGCTCTGATTGATCAATCTTAATGTTCAACTCTTCGCCACTGCTAAAAACAATATTGATATCTTTGATATACTCAAATGGTATAGCCTTGATTTCAACATCTTTAAGGATATCGTCTTCCCAAGCGTCTGCTTCCTGGGGGGGTTGTTTCTTCTTAGGAGACTTTGTCATCTACTTTCTTAGTAGTTTTTCTAACAGTCTTTTTTGTAGGAACCAACGCTTCAGCTTGATCACGTAGAGACTTTGCCTCTTTGTACATTCTGTCAGCATCACTGCGTAACTTAGCTGCAATAGCAGCATCGTCTAGCACTCCGTCATCAGCAGCTACAAGAGGAGCCTGCGCCCCTGTAGTGTATGCTGCTACTGCTTCTTCTGCGCTAACAGGCTTCTCTGCAACAGGAGCGGGCCTTGAACCGCCAATAGCAAGATCTGCTACTGTTACGCCGCGCTGCGCCGCGATAAGGTTGTTCAGCTCATTGAGCATAATAGAAGTATTTCTGTTAGGCATCATTTCGACAGTGTTAGTGGGAACCTTTACTAACTTTCCTGATGCGTGGAACCAAGGAAGCATGGTTCTGCCGTCTGGAAGTTTTGTTCGTGCCATTACGGTAGCAAATTCTTCTGATTGTTGCCCGGCTGTTGATTCTACTGTTCGAATTAGTGCATCGTGTTCGTCAGCGGATAAATTTGAAGTAGTAACTACAAGACAGTTATCAGGCTCGCCCGGTACTACTCGATACGCAACAACTACTGACGCTTTAGTTCTAGCGATTCTGCCAACGTGTTTGTGATTAGACATATTATGCTCCTTGTGCTGCCTTCTGTTGAGCTTCCACTGAAGTAAGGAAAGTCTCAAGCTTTGTATAGATTTGTCCGACTGAAACCATTTCGTTAGGCTTAAATGCTCCACGGGCACTTGCTACGTCAATGATTTGTTTTAGCCCTGCTAGATCCTGAAGAGTTAATTCAACTTCATTTTCTTCTGCTGCTGGCGAAGTTTCTTTTTCTTCTTTAGCTGTAGTATCTTTAGCCATACAATATTACTCCTTAATTGTTACTAGTATATATGCGTATATTATTTAGTTATCGGTCAAAAGTGGACATGCTATCATGAAAAATGACATCTCTTTTGCCTCTTCAAAACCTACTTTAATTTTGTAGGTAATTTTATTAGTTTGGTCAACGTCTGTTACTCTGTTAACGAAATATCGGTTTGAGAGATTATCGTCGATCCATTGAGCAATTTTACTTTGATTTCGAGGCGACGCTGCAATTGCTACAGATTCGAAATGATCCGGAAGGAAAGTTACCTTCCGGACCTTGTGAACATTAAAGGGCCTAACCTTCTTTGTCATTGCGCGTCCTCGTAGTGGACTGTCATGCCAAACGGACCTTCAAGTGAACGATCGTGGTTACCGTGAATAAGGAAGATTGTATCACAGTAGTCTGGATCACCCCAGTTGTTCCAAGCATAACCATCTGTAAACATGATGAACTTCTTAGGCACAATGTCCTGTTCTTTCATGTATTCCCAGTTAGCGTCAAAGTCGGTGCCGCCACCGCCCATGATCTCATAGTCTAGCAAGTCGTCGCCACCGTCTGAAGTGAACTCTTGCTCGTTGTAGACCTTAGTGTCAAAACACCATACAGTGATCTTATAGTCCTGGTACTCGTCCATAATGCCTTTGATCTCTGAAAGGAAATCTTGAGCTTGTTCGTTACCAATCGAACCCGACATGTCCAAGCTAACACAAATGTCAATAGTGTCTTGGAAGTCCTGTCCTGGAAGAATAGCGCCGGACATCTGGCTCTTACGGTTTGGACGCTGGAAAGTAAAGTCGCTGCGAATCATGCTTTGGATTTGCTGACGCAGCAATTCACGCCAGTTCATCTTAGGCTCAGTCAATTCTTTGATCATCCGCGCTACGCCTGCAGGAACATTACCTGCACCAGCACTTTGAGCCGCGTTAATCATAGCTTCTTTAACTTCGTCGGCAATCTGACGCAGTTCTTCCTCAGAATATTGAGGACGTCCGCCACCGCCTTGTGGGTTGCCTTCGCCGTCTTTCTGTTCATCGTCGTTCGGGTCTTTGCTCCAGTCATAGTGTTCGTCGAGCATTTCGCCAAGCTTATCAAGGAAGCTCTTGTCGCCGCCATTCTTTTGGGCTTCTTCGTGAAGTGCATCGTATACTTCTTCAGAAGCCCAACCGCGGTACTTAAAGTCTTGGAAACAATCAACAATCTTTGGCTTAATACCAATGCGCTCGTCAACAAGGATGTTGTTAACAATGTAGTCAGCGGCAATGTTATAAAGCTGAGGATCACGGCTATCACGACGCGACAAGTGATCGTACACGCAGTGAAGGATTTCGTGTGCAATAACAAACTCGATCTCTTTGTTTGACATTGCATTGAAGAACTGAGTGTTGTAATACAAGCTGCGGCCATCTGTTGCCGCAGTCGGGCACCAACCGTCACACGCCTGGATCTTCAACCGAGTAGCAAGGTTACCAAAGAACGGGTGCTTTAGGAGCAAGCCGATACGAGCAGTAATAATACGATCAAGGACTGCGGCGCCCATAACCTTGAGTTCTTCTGGCGTAAGATTTGGATCTTCCTGCCAGTTCTTTTTAGTTTTGCTTGAAGTGCCTTTGATTGACATAGTAAACCTCTTTGTTTCTCTGTTTATGCTATAACTATAACAGCAATCGAAGTCTGTGTCAAGTCAAAAAGCATCTGTTGAATAAGAAGAGTGGGCAAGTTTGACCTTGCCCACTCTATATGATTAAGCGCCTTGTGCTGCGCTGATGTACTTACCGTAACGGTCGTGGAACTCATCAAAGCAGTCGATTGCGTCCGGATCAATTGGCAGCCCGTACTGTGTCAGCGCAAGCTTGATGCCCATAACAACCATCTCAGTTTCGAAGTTGTCCATTGCAAAGCGGAAGAAGTTGTTAACCATAAAGTCGAACTTCTTGTCGCCTGCGTCGCTTGCCTCTTTCAGCTCGTAGCACAAAGAGATAGTCAATGAGTACATAGCACTAACCTCTTTAGTCTTGAGCTCTTTTACCTTGCCTGCCAAGATATCGCCGGGCATTGGCATGTTAGCAGCAACTTTGCGGTGTGCCATGAACTTTACAGCAAGACCTTCGCCGATTGCACCAGCAACCAAGTCAGTTGTAGTACCTGCGTCCAGTGCATCTTCGAGCAATTCGCTTACGAAAGTCCACGAACGCGGAGTAGCAAACGAGCGGCTCGGGCTCTTAGGATCAAAAGTGTAAATATCCTGCTTGGCAAACTGCAAGTAACCAACAACGTCTTGGTGTACCTTGTTTTCAACTGCCCACTGGAACCAGTCATCAAAGTGAACAGCCATTTCAAGGTGTACAAAACGGTTAGCAAGCGGAGCCGGCATACGATATGTTACACCTTTGTCAGCTTCACGGTTACCAGCAGCAACAATCATAACGTTATCTGGCAGCGTGTATTCACCAACCTTGCGGTTAAGGATCAGCTGATATGCCGCAGCCTGTACGCTCGGAGCAGCTGAGTTCATTTCGTCTAGGAAAAGAACAATGTTTTCGTACTGATCAGCAAGTGCCTGATCTGGAAGTTCGCTTGGCTCACCCCATACCATCTTACCGATGTTGCTGTCGAAGTATGGAATACCTTTGATGTCTGTTGGTTCCCAGAGTGACAAACGAACATCGATCATCTTTGCATCAAGGCCATCAGCAATTTGCTGAACTACATCGGACTTGCCGATACCTGGAGGGCCCCAAAGGAAAACTGGACGCTTCTTGAGCATCGCGTGACGAAGTGCATTTTTTGCTTTGTTTGGTGTTACTGTACGGGCGTGATCTGACATATTTTAATCCTTGTCTGTGTGTTGTAGCGTTGTTGCTAGTGTGTTTCTTACTGTCTACTTATACAATATAGCACCAACACAATGGATGGTCAACCACTTTCTGGATCTTTTTCTTGTCTTTTTAGAGCTTTGACTAGACCGTACTTGCGCAGGTCACCTGCGAACAAGCAGAGCTCGACTGCCTTTCGTTCGTTTGTTACCACGATAGCCTTTTTGTCTAAGTAGTACGGACAGTCGATGAAGTTGTCAAGGAAGACTAGGATCTGAGCAGTCATCTTCATCTCTTTAGGATATGGTATAGTATGAACGGTGAGTCCGATTTGTTCGATTAACTCAAACCCTTCGTCAGTTAATCGAAGACCGCCTGCTGTCTGCTTACGATAGTTCATCCACCATAGCGGCATATGCTGTGCAACGTTTTGATCGTTGACGGTCTCACCTAGTTCTTTTAAAAATATCTTAGTGTAAACGTCTCTCCAGTTCATTCTAAGTCAAGTTCCTCGCCCTGACTTAGTTTAAACACACGAAACTTATCGCTCTTGAACTCTTCGTTTAACTTTTTAGCTAAGTTGATAGCGTGACCCGGGTTTGAAAAGCTTGTTTTCTTGTACTTCGGCCCTGGATAATTTGTAAGAGCGTTAAAGCTCTTTAGGTTAAACGGCTTATCTTGGTAAAAGACTGCCCATATTGCTTCAGCATCAAGTATTTGATCACACTTGTATGTTTTGTTATCTATATGTTCTAATATAACGGTGGGCTTGGGCCTCGACATGTACGTACATCCTTTTAACTACGTATATATTTATCCAAAGCCCAAGGTGTTAATTCATTATTTCCATCCAACACCGCCGTCTAGCCTGACTTCAATTTCGGTGTCATCACTTATACCGCTGTCTCCGCTAGATGCTACCAGCTTTTCGAGATCTCCGTTTAGTCGCCCCATTACAATACCTAGTGTAAATGCAAGGTTCTTGGCTTGCTCGATTGACATCTTGAAGTCTCTTGCCTTGCTGTTGTCGGCACTTTTTACTTGTTGGATAAACTGCTGAATTGGTAGTGTGTTTAGTGGATCAGTTGACACGGCTTAACTCCTGTTTCATTTCAAATTCTGTCTTAAATGGACCTTTGCACTCATATCGTTCCACCGTAATAAGTTTAGGACAAAAGCTCTTTACCCATCCCTTGTCAAACTTGATGATGTAGTATCCTGCGCAATACAAGCTCTTCGACTGTTCGCTTTTAGTGAACAATGGAAGCTTTCGTTGAATGTCGTACACTGTATTAAACGGAGTTACAGCACATGGAAATCCGTGTATGATTTTGTCTACTACCGGCTCGTTGTCGGCAGCACTGTCCCAGTGTATGGTGCCAAGCTTGTCTTTGAGCTGTCGCTCAGTGTCGAAGAATTCGACTGTTTTGTTTAACTTAGTTAGCATATAACGCTCTTCGCTTAACGCGATAGTGCCAATGCGCTCTCCGTTATTCTCTACAATCCAAAATTTATCTTTAAGTAGTGGTTTCGCTTTAATCATCATTATACCTCGCTGAAAGCGGCTCTGCGAACTGCGCCGCTTGATCAGCAATGCTTACAAGACTCCATTTGGCGCAGAACTTCATAAGTCTCATACCGACTTGTTTAACTTGTTTAGTTTCAACTTCACTTATTGATTGAAGAATTTCTAAGCGTATATTTGCAGGTTGTGCGGTTAAGTCGCATAGCGTAACGTTACGTGTATAGTCGTCTATTACACGGTGCTCTTCGCCATTGTGATCAACCCAACGCTGTAACATAAGGTTATTCCAAGTAAAGCCTTTGTTATGTTTATCTTCAAACGCTTCAGTTAGACCTACTTTATTCTTAGTGCCCTTCTTACGAACACCTGGATATGCGCTAAACACGTTATCGCTAGTGTCGCCTCGCATACACTTTTCAAACAACAGCCATTCGGGATCCGGCGCAGGCTTGGCTTGCTTGGTCTTTCGATCAATTACATGCTTGCCTTTCTCGTCAAAGTAGCCTTCGTGCGTTATAGTTACGTTGCTTACGCCGTTGTACTGCTTGACGTTAGGAGCAATCAACTGCGCAAAGTCGCCGTCTGTGCTGATAATGACGTGATTGTCGTTGGGATGATTCTGTACCCAGCCTGCAATCAAATCATCTGCTTCTAGTACAGGATTCTGTAATACTGTGCAGTTAGTCTTAGTTGTAATAAAATCCTTAAACTCGTCAAAGATCTCCCAGAAGATCTGATCTTCTTCTTGCTGCGATTCTGTCATAGCGTCGCGAGATTCTTTGCGGTTGCGCTTGTAAGGCTCGTAAAAGTCTTTACGCCAGCTGCGGCCTTCTAGACAAAAGACAACGTGGTCTGCGTCGAAGTCACGCCATGCCTTTCTAACGCCTGCTAGTGTAATATGTAGCGCCATGCCGACCTTAGTGTCGATATCTCCCCGTACAACGTGTCGCGCTCGAAAAAACACATTAGCCGTATCGATTATTATATAAGTTTTATTCATAACGTATCCCAACTTGTTTAATACATTATAGCAGGATTATTTAAGTATGTCAAGAGATAAAGATAAATAGTAGTGTAGTTCACGGGATATGTGGTAGTCTCCCTAACTACTCTAGAACAAGAAAGGAAGTTCCAGCATGAATATTTATACACCTTACACATATCTAATCGGATAGTCTGATCTAAACAAGTACTATTATGGAATGAGGTATGCTAAACAAAAATATTGTCTTTATGAGACAGGTTGTCACCCTAATGATCTTTGGACAACCTATTTTACTTCGAGTAAAGAAGTCTCTAAATATAGAGAAAAATACGGAGAGCCTGATATAATACAAGTTAGAAACACCTTTTCTGATGCCAAGTCTGCTAAAATATAGGAGCATAAAGTTTTGTTAAGGCTAAAGGCAGCAACTTCTGATAAATGGTTAAACAAAACATATGCTATGGTCGAATTTGATTTACACGAATATAATACCGGAAAGAAACGATCACTAGAACAAAAGGCACGAATGAGTTTAGCACAAAAGGGCCGGACTATATCTAAAGATCATGCTAACAAAATTAGTAATGCTACTAAGAGACGTAAACCGTGGAATACTGGAAAGACGTTGTCTGACATAAAGTATAAAACGACTGCTAAAAATGGATAATTTGTAATTTAGAAACTAACCAAGAATTTTCTGTGTTTAGTCTTAGGGAATGGTGTAACACACAAAACTTAAATTATCAAGTATTTCATAGATATATTAAAAAAAATAGGCCATATAAGAATTATACAGCCTATGAAGTTTCTTAAACTAGGATGTATGTGTTCATGATACTTCTGATTTGCCTTTGTCCAATGGAACTACACTGATATAACCAGAACCTCTGTTTGTATCCATTCCTTCTGCTTCAAGCATCTGGGATACGATATCTCTGAACCAACGATCTACAATCTCTTCTTCAGGATCGCCTTCTAGACCGTAACCAGCCAAGCGCAACTCATCAAGAAACAACTCGTTCCAATCAAGTTCAAAGAACCCATTGCGGATATTGTCCTCGTTAACCTTCACGCCGAGGACGTTGATCCAAGGCTCACCTTTAGCAGTTGCCCGCTCTTTGGGAGACATCTTTGCAAGTTCGGCAGCGTCTTCAGCTTGCTTTGTAGTCTCTTCAGCGTCAACCTTCTTTTTTGCTAATTCGATGATTCGTTCTTCTTCGGCAATACGTTTGTCAGTTGCTGCTTGCGCCGCCGCTTCTAAATCAGCTATTCCTGTTATCTTTTTAATCCATTGTTTCATTAGTATTCTACCCTTTGTATTACATAAGTAACTTCGTGTGTCCCGTCATTGTTACGAGGAAGCTTGTATGCAACTCCTGCTTTATCTAAAATTGTTGTAATTCGATTAAGACGATCTACTGTTTCTTTAAGTTCAGTAGTTAGTTTAACTATTCTTGGTTCCTTCATTATTCTTTCCTTTTACAATACTGTTTCTTGAAGCTGGGAGACTGTCAAGTCCCCCAGGCATTTCCGAATAATCCAATATGCAATCTTGGAGTAAATCTCCATCCGAGTTCCATTGCGAGTTCTGCGACTTTTCTTTCTGTAAGTGCATAACCCTCGGAACGCCCGCCGAGCGGCATGAGGTAGACAGGACAATCCACTCCGAAGTTTCTGTATTCTTCAACAGCCTTAGCAACTTCCTCGACATCAACTTCGTCAGCGACCACAAACTTAAAATAGATGTTAGCGTTAATAATGCTAGCATAGTTAGCAGCAACATCAGGCTTGATAGCGTCCTCCCAAGATTCTCCTGAAACAGAGAGCTTCGGGCTACATGAAAATGTAGTTTTAAATCCTGCGTTATTCTTGATGTAGTCTCTGAACTCTTGGTGTAAATATTGTGTAGTATTTGTTTCAATTGTAACATTGCGTAAGTCCTTCATTCTTGGATGCTCAAACAGCTCTACGTATAAACGCTGCCAAGCAAGCAAAGGTTCACCGCCAGTTAGGATAAGATGGATGTCTTGTCCGTTATCCATAGTCCACTTGCCTTCTGGCGTTAGACTAAGAAGATGCTCTACAACTTCGTCAATTGTTCTGTCCATTACGAGATCTTTAAACTCGGGATAGATACTTGCGTATGTATCGCATCCTGTATGGACGATTGGCAGATCTGTAAACTCCTTAGTTGTCTTATGCACGCCTTGATCGATTAATGCCTTCACCTCTGGATTGTATTTACCTTTTGGAGTACCGCGCGGCAACCCGAAGTTCATGCAACGGAAGTTGCATCCGAAGGTACGTAGAAATACGCTAGGCACTCCTACAAACATACCTTCGCCTTGTACGCTATAAAACGCTTCTGAATATCTTAATTTCATTTTATCTCCAATGTATTATATAGTTGATTAGCAAATGCTTTGTGTGTGCCGCCGATGCCCTTGTTCTTCATTTTAACAACTCTAAACTAAGACATCTTCCAACTCGCTCTGCTACGTCTTCGTCTTTTCCAACAATATACACACTAGTATGACTTTTGTCAGTAACTCGGTCATACTTATAAAACTCTATAACTTTTCCGTTCACTGCGCTGTAGATTTTAAAAGTTATAGCAGGGTCAGTATCAATCCTTGAATTTATAGATGGTTTACAAGAGACTGTATTTTCTCCAGAGTCGCATGTAGGCTCTTCGAACAGCAATCTTTCTAACATCCGTTTTACTTTTCTCTTGGCCCACTTCATTTTGAAAACTCCTGTTGCAGTTTAATATTATCAAAGAATTCTTTCTTTGTTCCTGCATCATCCTTGAAGCTGCCTTTAAGTACTGTGGTTTGCGTAAGACTGCTAGTTGCCATAATGCCTCGATTCTCACAACAGCCGTGTGTTGCCTGAATGTAAACACCAAGATTTTCTGCGCCGGTCGCATTGCTAATTTCTCTAGCAATATCGTTAGCAAGTTCTTCCTGTAATGTGCCGCGCCTTGCGCACCACTGAGCCAGTCGGGTATACTTACTCAATCCAATAAGCTTGTCAGCAGCAATGATGCCAATGTATGCTACGCCCGTAACAGGCTGGTGATGATGCGAACACATTGATTTAAGTTCACTACGCACTACTAACATACCTTCATAACGATCTTCAGTATCATTCGGAAACGCTGTTGCCGACGGTCGCCCGTCGTATCGTCCTGCCATGATCTCGTTAAAGTACATCTTAGCAAGTCTTCTTGCTGTGCCTTGACTGTTAGGATCATTATGTCTGTCAATAATTAGAGTATCGAGTACAGTTTCAAATGCTTGTGTTGCCTCGTCGATTAGTTGTTCTTTTTCACCTTCATAAATAAGGCGGTGGACATTATCGCCTGCCCAATATCGCTTGTCAGCGTTTTTGCAACGTGCGATAATTTCTTCATATTTCTTCATTAAATTCTCCGAGTTTTTGTCGTGGATGACTAGGTATAATAGTCCTTGTAACTATTATACCTTGTATTTAGATTTTTGTCAAGCATTACTTGAAATATTTCTCAAGCATTTCAAGCTGATCGTGGTACTTTGCCATTTGTTCAATTTCAATCTCAATAGCCTCCATAATATCGGAGTGCTCTCCAATGCCTACAGGGTTCTTAAGATAAACTTCTACGTTCATCTTATGCTTACCGATATGTGCCTTTGCATGGGCTATTGCTACTTTTATCATTTCTTCTCTCATAGTATTCTCCTTTTTACCATTTTCTAGTGTTAGTTTCGTTGTGCCATTCATATTCGGGATGAAAGTCAGTCATTTCCGATTTTAAACATTGGTGCTGTAGTACAAGCATATTTAGGTCTACATCGCTACCAAAGGAAAATTTCCACCAGTGATTTGTTACCCGATCCCAATTTTGATCCCACGAGTTTGCTTTTTCTATGTTATAACAATAGCTATAACTCTTGTCTATCTTTCCGTAAAATACATCATCAATGCCACGCTTCTCTATATACTTTCGGACGTTCTTTAATATTCTAGCATCATCTTCGGTGTGTGCGTATACGTGATATGGATATTCTTCTTCCAATCTGAGATCCCATTGCTGGTTATAACCTCGGCTAGCGTTGGGAAAATATTCATATATCTCAAACTTCGTGGCATCTAGATATATTAGTTGTGGCAATTAAGCCTCCCAAGGGTATACTAGCCAGACATCGTTCTCGGCTTTGTTTACTTCGTCCCATGCATAATCTGTTTTGAACGAGCTACTTAGATTGTCAGTCATTACTGCAAACTTAACTGTATTGTGCCATACTGTATCCCAAGTATCCTCGCCAGGCAGACACCCGCTGCGCCAATCTTCTTTGATCCAGTCAAATGTTGCACCCGTGTCGTTGATGTCGTCGACGATGAGTATCTTTTTTCGTTGACTAACATCCCATCGGCTTTTGTAAGTCGCTTGGTCGGATACATACCCGAACGCATCTTCGGACATCCAGCAATTTGTTTCACATTGTTCACTGGCTCGTAATTGTACTTTTAATGTCTCCATCGGAATGTTAGTCATATGACTGAGTATAGTAGCTAGTGGCAGGCCACCGCGGGTAATACCTACAATGTAATCAGGACGATAATTGTCTTTATACATCTGCATAGCAATTGAAGTTGCTGCTGACGTTACATCTTTCCAGTTATAATATTTCTTGTTCATCATACTTTCCTTTTTGGATCAGTGAACCACGGCCGGGTTCGGTTTCGTTCTTCTTTAACAGTTGTTAGTCCGTGCATAATAATACACCCTTGAATAAATCCAAGCCATCTTGAATACTTGTCTACGCTCATTCCGTGGCCATCGTCTCTAACCTGTGGTTCGCATTCTAAGCACATCCATAATAGGTGTTCTAAGCTAGTTGGATCACCGTCTGTAATCAGTGTATGATTCTTTGGCTTAACGCCTTTACTGCGTAGCAAGTCGGCATAATAGCTAAATGCCTTGCGACTGCCTTCGTCGTGTACTGGTGTTCTACGAGGTGGTAGTGCCATTGTCTTCGCTTTCTACTAGTGCTAAAATTGTATCGTAGTTCTTTTTTGCGGTAGCAAGAGCAGGAAACGCTTCAGCAAGCCTTTCGACTCTCTGTTCCTCGACCATCTTTTTAGTAATCCAGTCTCTAATAGTTGGATCTAGCTGTACTGTATAGTCAGGAGTTGGCATGTAACACCACATATTTCCGTCCCAGTATTCGAGGCTACTACCGTTTAGTCTAATGTGTCCTTGCATCGGTTTACTATTGTAAGTGTCGATGGTATGATATGGCACTGCAGAATTTCCGTTTACTATCAATGACCCGTCTAAACTGGATATATTAATCATTTTGATTCCTTTATTGTGTCGAATGTTTTGTATTTTGCTAGGGCTGCGTCGTATTGCTCTTTGATTTTTGTGAGCTCTGGATACTTCTCTTCCATGTCAATGTCTCTACAAATCAAAACAAGAGCCTCACGCAGTTCGTCTAGCTCTGCTAGAATATCACGTCCGTTAACTTCTAGCGGAGTATTGATAATTGTCTTGGACGGAGAGTCCATAAACGTCGACGACGATATAGTTATATTACTGTTAATGTCGTAAATATATGCCTGATCGTGCATAGTGCTAGCATCTATAGTGCTGTATTCGTTATCATCTTCCATCTTTAATTCCTTTGTAAAGAGCATCACCGCTAAAGAATTCTTTGTTTAGCTTTGATACTTGATAGTCCAATACGTCATCAAATTCTTCGTAATGCTCGATATAATATTTCAGACGTCCGACAAGTGCTTCTTTATTAGCTTGATATGAATCCCAGTCTTGGGTCCACGCACTTGGGTATTTAAATTCTTGTATTGCCATTTCGCTATAACTTAGGCGATCGGGCACCATAGGAATAGCATCAACCAACGCGCCTTCGTACCAGCTAATGCCCAGTGTTTCTTGTAGGTTTGCGCTAAACACTACCTTAGCACGTCCGAGCAAGCTGTGGTATTCCTCTTTAGAAAGTTGCTGTTCTTGACATATTACAAATTCATACTCGGGAAGCTGCTTTGCTAGATCCTTAAAGATATCAACTTGCTTCTCTGGCGCAATGCGATGTGGAAACAATATAAGGTTTTCTTTAGGCATGTTTTTATATTCTGCTAGGCTATCATGAAGATACTCCATAGGCCAGCCAACTAACTTAATTGAAGTATTAGCTTCTTGTGGTGTATCGCAGTGCCAGCCATTGCCATCGTTCCATGCAAATGTCTCATTAGCAAACATATTGATATGAAACTGCGTTGCAAAAAAGTTGTCATCGTAACAGCTAAACATACTGTGTTCTGCTGAACGCACCCAGGGAGCATCGCCTATTAGTCGTCCAAGAAAGTCTTGCGGGTCATACGAACCGGCGTGCCACATGCCGCCTATCTTAATGTCAACGCCTAGTAGTTCACTCATATACTTTAACTGAATAACTGTAGGGTTCCACGCATCAGTGTATAAAAAGTAATCGCCGTCATTGATTTCGCCATTGCAAAACTTTTCGCCGATTATTTCTAACTGCTTAGACTTGTACACGTTCGTGCCGCCGAAGTTGAGAAACGCACCCGGAGTAGTTGCTTGCGGAGTTTCTCCACCACTGATAACTTCGACAGTTTTATTTGTAGCAAGCATCAATTGCTTAGGCAAATGCTCTTTCCATTGAGCAGTGTACCTTGACTGAACGCTTTCTAAATCTATAACATATATAGTCATATTTTATCCTTATATTTTTTCTATAATATAAATGGTCATCGTTTAAATCCTTATAAGCATATGATAACATAAAGTGAATAGTGTGTCAATAATTAAATAAGAAAAATGACGCCTAAGAAGGCGTCATTTTCCAGGTAGCTGGCAAGAATTAGCGTTGCTTGTTTTCTGACCTTGCCTTGGCTCTGAGATAGTTTTTATACTTCTCGTAGCCCTGCCAGTTTGAATCCTTGCGGTTGTAAAGTGCTTTTTCGTCGTACACTTTGCCTTCAAACCGGCACCAGTCGCGGTATGCGTCAAGATCGTTGAAGATTTTTTCAACAAGGGTATTTTTGATAGTCATTGGTTTAGCTCTCTTGGATAAAAAATTAACATATGTAAGAAACTTATTTTTACTTACGCTATTATAATAGCATATATGCTAGACGTAGTCAACTGAAAAGATAAATAACATAACGATAGCGAGATAGAACCGTGCCAAAACTTAACGATCATAATCCTAACAACTTGTGCCACTTGTGTAGTGAACAAGCATTCTTCATCAGTTATAATTCTAAAAAGATGCGTTGTGTCGAAAAGATTACACAATGTCCCGGATTTATTAAAAAAGCAGAAGCGTCTAGGCAGAAGAGCATGACTAAGGAAGATCGAACAAATCATATGAAAATGATGAGTCGCCGTGGCAATTCAGCACTCAAAGACTTGCACTTAGATAGTGCCTGGATTGCAGAGAAAGGCAACAAGATTTCTAATGCGGTCAGCAATCGCGGCGGACACTCTGGGAATAATAACCCTATGTACGGAAAGAGTCATAGCGAAAAATCTAAACAAAGATTGTCTAAAAAGGCAAAAATGAGGGATACGGCGTGTTATGCAAATGCAACAAAAACTAAGATATCTAGAGGCCTAGCTGTACCCAAAGAACAAAAAAATGATTGGATGTTATATAGAGAACAAGTCCTTAATTACACTAATAAGAGTTGGAAACATTACCAGCATATCATTAATCCTCTAAATTTAAAGAGAGGAAATGATTACGAACTAGATCATAAATTTAGTATTACAGAAGGATTTAGGCAAAAGATAGATCCTGCCATTATTGGACATTTTTCTAATCTTGAATTATTGCCTAAATCAGTTAATAGATCTAAGAGGACTCGATGTTCTATAACTATAGAAGAATTAATTAAGGAGTATACTCGATAATACCATCGGATTCGCCGTCCTCTGACACAGTAATTTCATAATATCTTTCACCATAGGCAGGCAGTAGGTGATTTTCTAATATATCAGTAGCAATCATCTCACATGATTTATGATTATAATTTCCTGATTTAATAAAATCTTGCAAATTCCATTTTACAAGAAAAAACTCTAATTCTCTGTCTAAATGTGTAACTGATATCTTTACCTCTACTTTAAAAGTGTGTCGGTGACAGTTTTCTAAAAATTTAATTCTTTCATCAATTTTTCCAGCCCCGGGATAAAAATGGTATCCTTCAAACTCTGTTCTAATTTTAATGAACGTCATTACTTTTTTGGTCATTTGTTACTCCTTATTTGATAATTTTATCTGCGCCGTACTTGGACCAGTCAGTAAACTTTTCACGATCCATAAGATCGTGTAAGCTGTGAGACCAAACACCAGGGTTTGTTTTCTGAAATCCAATATCGTCGATTTTAATCATAGTGTTGTAGTTCCATAGCTTTATATATGGAATAGGAACACGGATTTGCGGAATAAAATTGTCATACGAATTAAACCCGCTATCATTAAATTCTTCAACATGGCTTAATGGAATGTCTAGACTACAAAGCATACCGTCCTCTAGTAGAGGCATAATCATATCTTCCCACTGCTTCCAGCCTTCATAGTCTCCTAGTGTCGGAGTAAAACTATGATTTGCTCCAAAGAAAATATGCTCACAACTTTGTCCATGATAATAGTCGAACACCTTCTGGAAGTCTTGTACGCCTACTACAAATAATGTCTTTAGTCCGTAAGCAGGAGTATGTTCTACTTCTGTACCTATGAAGAAGGTAGCAGTGTTACTTTCGCCGCTATCGTAATCTCTATTCATTGTTAATCCTGTTTAATGTGTAAGTTTACTATATAACTATCTTGACTAGATGTCAATCGTTATCTTCGTCTTCGAGTAATTCAAGTTTATGAACTGCTTCTTCGTCAAATTCATCATCAGCAATTACTTCTGCTACTGGAGCAGTTTCTTCAAACAATGATCCAAAGTAGGTGCTAGAGTTTACTGTCTTCTTGCCAATAGCACCGCGTGTCCCCGGAATGTCCATCCAATAACGATTGAACTCTTCGATAATAGCCAACGCTTTTTCTTTGTCGTCTGTAGCAAAGATCTCGTTTACGATATCTCTAAAGTAGTCTAGTCTATGTTGAGCAAATTGCTTGCCCTTCATCTTACTAGCAACTAGCATAGTTGGACGTATGCTGTTGTCATACTGTCTGTTAGCTTCTTGTACAGCGTTGATGTGACTCCAGACATTGTGCCCCATTTGTATAGCGTATGAAAAGCTATCCCAGCTGGTCTTGCCTTCTTTACCGATCTTGTTTAAATCACCAGGAGCATAGTGACAGATGTCACTAATTTTAAGACCAGTAGTAAGTGGGCTATCTTCGAAGTTTTTGAAAATACCATCTTGTAGCACTGTGTCTCTAAAGCCCCTTTGATCCGGCGCATACTTTTTGTCGTCTACGCTAGGAACCATTCGGTATGTCCACTTGCCGTTAGCAGGTGTTTCGTTTTGAATATATATCTGTCCGTTAGCTGTTGCGAGGAACGGGCTAGCACAGTCGAATGTGATCATAAAGTTTTCATTATGGTGCTTGCGTATAGCTCTCTGAATGTCAGTAAGTAACACTGCCCACTCTAGTTTTGATGTTCCGAGAAAGTGCATTACATCCTGCACGCCTTTTTCTATCAATCCGTCGAAGCGTAGTTCTACAAGTCGCTTTAGTACAAGATGTACATCGCACATATTTTGACCACCCATGGACCACCCATTGAAGTGATCGTTAGGATACTTCTTTGGATCGCAATAGTCTTTCATCTGATTGTACCAGTCGTCTGCATCTGCGTGATTCTCACCCTGTAGAACGTTTAAGAACTTACAGGCACCAGTACGATGCTTCATCCAGTAGTCATTGTTAATGCGTGTTGCGTTTACAGCGTCAGTATAGTTGTTGATGCCAGTTGCTTTCGCACCCGCTGGGCTACGAGCAACCCACGCTGGAATATCAAGAATCATTCCATAGTCCATATATGCATCCATCCAGCGTAGTACGCCGTCTCGTTTCTTTTGTGCTTTAGGACAGTTTGGATCTTTCCAGTCGCCTTCCCAAACACCTTTACCAATTTGGAACCCGCCGCTGTCGCCCAACAGCCAAGTATTTTCGCGATCTCTATTTCGAACCATATCTTCCTTGGGCACAATTTTTGTTGTGTCCAAGTCAGCGTGTCCTGCAGAATAAAGACTCCACTTGTAAGTAAATTGGCCTTCGTCTGCGTTAAGATAGTTTAAGCTTTCTATACCGTGCTTAAAGTTGCTTGGTATTCTAGAAAGCTTAACATACTCGTCAAATCGTTGTTTACCTACATACGTTGCGTAAAACCCACTAAGTGCTGGAAGAAAAGTCGCATAATCTTTTTGAGTAGAAGTTAAGTCTCTGGTCATACTTGTCCTTTGTTCATCAAGGTAAGTAATTGCCGGCCTAATTCATCTTCTATCTCTTTTACAGAGCGGTTCCAAGTAACAGTGTCAGAACTAATATTTACTCCATTATACTGAGTCATTGTCCCAGAGTATGGAATACTACTAGCGCCAGTCCCGGTAGTATACGGACTTCCTGTTGCCCAAGTGCTGTCATAAGACTTCTTGTACTGACCGTAGTCAGAAGTCTTACTGTAATCAATGTTGTTTATTCTTCGTTCTAATTCGTCAAGACGATGAAATACTTGCTGGAATGGACCGGCATCTTTAGAAGTAGCGTCGTCTTCTGCATGAACCATTGCGCAGATCATCATAAAGTTTCTTAGTGCTTTTTTAACACTTGGATTGTCCGACGACATTGCGGCATCAAACATTTTTCCAAATTCGTAGATATTAAATTCTTCAGACATTACAGTCTCCTTATTTGCTTTGTGCTGGTAGTATGTAGTCATACTTGGCCAAACCAGAGTCTACGCTGATCATCATTGCGCCTTGGTCCGAAATACTCATAGTAACGTCGCCGTCTAAGTTTAACACAGACTGCACCGCAGAAACCGGCCAACTCCAAGTGTGCGATAGCTTACCTTCAACGCCTGCTTCGAAAACAAATTCGCCTGCGTGTGTACTAAGGTCACCGAAGCTAAACACTAGGTCGCCGTCTTTGGTGCTTACGTTAAAGTTAGGCTCTTCGGAGTGTGCTGCTGACATTAGCTTCATTCTTTGAATTGAAGCCATACTTGGCTGAAATTCTACATTCCATGCTGCGCCCTTGAACTTAACGCTCTTTAGTTTCTCGTCAATGACAGCGCGGCTCATAAAGCGATAGTCGTTCTGGAAGTCGCCTGCTTGGTTTTCAAAGTGAATGTGCGTCGGCACTTGTTCGCCGTTCTTCTCAACAACGACAACTTCAATATTAGCATTTTCTTTGTACTCTGGGTTCTTCAAGTGCAAATTCAATTTATCTAGGTTGGGCATACCAAACACACCGTCAAACTCGTCGATTGGCTTGTGTGTAGTTGCGCTCATAATAACAGAACGGTCTTCTGCCATTGAGTCAATTAGAGTGTCAGACTCTGACGTAACTTTGACTAAGGTTAAGAAGCCCAAGCTGTGCGTGTGAGCGACGATGTCTTGTAGTATATCTTTCATATATGTTTCTCCATTTGTTTTATTGTAATATCTAAGTACTTGAAAGTCAAGCGTTTTTTCGAAGGTTCTCTTGATTATTTAGATCATTCCTTTGGTGTATGTCTATGATGCGGATCTTCGTGATACTTCCAACATCCTTCAAATCTAATTGTGCTGAGTTCATTTTTTAGAAGTGCTAGTTCTTGTTCTAGCTGTTCAACTTGCTTAGTTAGTTGAGTCACTTGGTACTCGAGGGTTTCGTTGGTCATTTGTTACTCTCCGTCACTCTTTGTCTAAGGTCACTGCTGCTAAACCGGTGCTCGCGTTTATTAAAGTAGAGTTGTATCCCTCGCTTCTTGCAGATGTCTTTGCCAGTAAAATCCATCTCACGATATTCATCGCCTAGTATTCTGACATCAATATGATACATAGAAAGTATATCTTCAAGGTCAGCTTCGGTAGTGTAAGGTATTATTTCGTCTACATACCTCACACCCTTTAGTTGGGTATACCTTTCAACAATGGTTTGCACTGGCGAATTCTTAGACGGCCGATCGATAGTAGGATCTACTTGCAATCCGCAGATTAAATATTCGCATTGATCCTTTGCTTCGCGCAACATTTGAACATGTCCCGCGTGAAGTAGATCCCAAGCACTACAAGTGAATCCTGCAATCATATCAATCTCCAAAGTCAAACAAGTTGTTAAATGTAGTGTACTGCTTAGTTGACTCTAAGTCATAGTCTAGAACACCAATGAGGTTGCCAATCTTGTTATCAATGATAGTTTCGCTCATTGCATTTGTGTCAAATGGCATCTCCTTGAACCAATCCGGAATACGTAGTTCGTCTGTGGGATATGCCACAGATGTGTATCCCAGTGGATTACCCTTTAGCTTACAAACAATAACCTTCATGCCGTCAACAATTTCTTGTGAATACTTGTCACTGTTCATACGCTTCAATGTGTTCCAGTTAAGGGCAGCTCTAACGTGACCTGGCATATTTGCCTTGCCTTGTTTTTCTTCTAGCCTACGATAATGACTGAGTTTGTTTACTCGCTTGGGTGTACCTTTTTCCCACCCCGGCATACTTTCAAACTCATTACGGAACTTAGTAATTCTGTCTAGTACACTTTTCTCGTCGGCGTCCTGTAGTACCATGCCTAAGATTTCTTTTAAGAAGTCTTGCATAAACACCGGAGTATCAGAACGACGCAGATCTAAGCCCATAACTTTAGTCTTGCCTGGGCTGTCATCTGTATCCTTACGATTGCCTTCGTCGTCATACACCATAATAGCATAACGCTTCTTAGTGATAAACAACCCAGAGCTACCAACAATTTCACGTCCCGCAGCAATGACGTCACTGCGCGACCGCGGACAATGAAACGCTCTGCTCATAAAGTCTGGGAACGTTGAGTTAGCTTGCTCCGCTACTTGATCGTACAATTGTATAACAGTTTCTTTTGACCAAGGTATATGTCCAGCATCGATGTCGGCTTTAAGAACAGGGTACGCACTAAAATACACAGAGTCGGTATCACCGTAGATAACACTTTCGCCAACATGATCGTACTCGCCTGTAATCGTCTTGTTAACCTCTGCACTCATGTGCTTAACAATTTGTCTACCGGTTAGCGTAGTTGATTGTCCAATTCGTTTGTCAAAGAATCTACAGCCTGGGTTAAGAATAGCACCGTACAAGCTGTTCAAGTTAATCTTCTTAACAAGCTGTCTTTTGTCCCAAAATGCAATTTCAGCATCGTTGCCTGCTTCTCTTGCCTTTTTAAGTTTAGCTTGTAGTTCTTTACGCTCACTGTACCAACGCTTTAGAATACCCGGAATAACGCCTTCAAACTCTGTTGTAAAGATTGTACCATTAGCACTTAGCATCCATGGTTGATTGCTATCAAAGATCATCTTATGAATCTCAGCACCGCTAAGTGTATCAACTGCGCCATCTTCCCAGTCTATAATAAGTGGAACATCTCTGCGTTGTTCCATTACAGCTTCATATTCTTCAGTAGCAAAACGTCCTTCCCACGATCCAGCAAAGCTTTTCTTCTTTATGTTCATGTCAGCCTCGACACGGCTGTTAGAAGTATCCGGTCTAATCTGACCAACGATAGTTTCTGGAGCCATGTTTAGCGAGCGAATAACTGCCGGATACAGTGAGTTCAAGTCCATTGACCCAATCCACTTGTGTAGTCCTTTTTTAGGAAACGCAACGTAAGCGCCAGCAGCTTGAGTAGCACCATCTTCGCGCGGTTTGCGATTAGGCACTTGTAGCCCGCGTCTGTGTGCTTCGTTGATAATAGCTTGCTCAGTAACAGCAACCGCGCCCATGGTAGTCTGTAGAAGCACTGTGTTGGCGTGTGCTAGTTCGTTGCTAAGGTCAATGAAGCGCAGCTTCTTATCTAGCTTGTCTAGCAACGCAGTGTCTTGTCTGTTGTATTCGATAAACTTTTTAAAGTCTTTGTTGTAGAGTTGATCCAGCGTACCTTCGTAAACAGTTTTGTTCTCGCCAATTTCCATTTCGCCAATTGCGTCAAGTCTGTAACTGTGGCGTTCTTCGTATGTGTATTTTCTGTATAAGTTCAAGCTGTCAAGGTGAACGCGACCAACAAGGTCATACGTTTCCGAAGTCTTTCCGAACTTTTCAAACTCTCTACGCTTTGGCTTTTGATCCCATAGGCAGAATCTCCGTGTGTCATTGCTGCTTAAAATACGCTTAACTCTGTTAACAGTGTACGGAATATCGTACCCTTCTGAGTTCCATCCACTTAAGATATCAGCATCCTCGATTAGATCAAGGAACGTCTGTAGCATTTGTTGCTCGCCTGCGTGATTTGAATCGTTAGTAAACAATACAACATCTTCGCCCCAACGTTCTTTACACATCGCCTTGGCTTCTTCAAATGGCAATCCCTTTGGCGGAATAGCTATTGTGATTAATACATCTAGCCACTGTAAATTCACAGTAATAGCAGTGATTGGCATAAATGGATCCTCGGGCGGCGCAAACCCTCTTTCGGGATCGAAGTCAGTTTCGATGTCGAAGAAACATACATTTAGTTTGGGCGCATCTTGATTGAGGTAATGTTCTGACAAGCATTGAAAGATTGGATTGATATCTGATTCAAATAGATGTTTGTCTTTGTTAATTGCTAGTTCTTTGCGGAAGTCTTTTGTATTCTTGCATACAATTTTACTTAGCGGGTGGCCGTATGTACTCTTGTACTTGCCTTTTGGATCTTCGTAATAGAATGTGTATTTTGATTGATAGTCTTGGTAAACTCTTTTTCCGTCTACTCTTTCAACTATTTTAATAACGTCGTTGTCTCGGTCAAAAAAACCGTCTACGTATGGCATATATTTCTCCTTGCTGATTATGGCCAGCATACCTTATACCTGCTCTTAAGTGAGCGACTCTGTGATATTTATTAAAGCAAGAATAATTGAATCAAAGCAATGAAATTCATCGCAGTGAACCAACTACATAACACAATAACAAACGCAGCGCGTCTATAAACTGCGCTTATTATTCCTAGTATTGAGCCAACAAGATACAGCGGCACAAACAATTTTGTTGCTGGGTCTAAAATAGTAAATGCTAAAATCGCACTAGCACTAATTAGTAATGCAGCTTCTGCCATCTCACAATAAAATGCAATCGGGCTCGCCTTTCGGCTTTCGCTAAAGAAGCTTAATATTTTTTTAATCATGCGCTACTCTTCTGTAATATATATAATGTAATTTTAGGATCGTCGACTATTAACAAATCCGTTGGATATTTTCTATCATGATACGTTTTGCCAACTGGCGAAACATTAATCATTTTTGGGTTTAACTTTTTAACCTGTGCAATCTTTAGGCTATTGTGTGAAGGGTAGACGACAACATCGTCTACCTTAACTACGTTTCCTAGGATATCCCGATGTTCGGGTATTTCCTTACTCATTATCGTCTACGCCAATTGTTGCAACGATTGTTTCTAGATCTTCAAACTCATCGTTAACGCGACCCCAGTCACGATTCTTAGCAATCTTAATTGCTTTAGTAATAAGCGATGGCTTTACATTTAGTTCTTCTGCTACTGCTTTTATAGTTTCTTTTAGACCTGCGTTCAAGTCTTCGACTTCTTGTAACACAGTTACACCTTCGCTAACTAGTCTTTCCAATTTCTTTTTTTCTTCTGGTCCATAGACGCGATCACTCATAATAAGTCTCCATTTCTTAATTAAGTATATGATATTGTTGAACTTTTGTCAAGTGTTTATTTGACAAATGCTCCGATACGACCGTGTACATCTGGGTACTCACGGTATGTGTAACCTTTGGGAGGGCTAGTATCTTCCCCTTCCCACACCGGTATAAAACGATTAATATTTCCGTCAAAGTCTTCATTGCGGCGCAAATGTACTTCGATAAGCCGGTCGCCTATAAATTCACAGTTTATCCATCCTTGGTGTACAAGCTGATCTAATATCTCAGGAAAGGGCATGATGAAGCTGTCTCTGTGCCAGCTTGTCCACTTTGTAAATGTGTCGTCGGGTTTCTTTCCTGCTACACAAAGCATTTGATTTTTATTGTAATAGTCTATGCTAAGGTGTTCACCGTCAAACCATTCACACCAAAAATACCCTATTGGCAAATTCATAGTGCTTTGATCCAGCCAAACTTTTTGTGTACCTAGCCCTAGCCCTATCATATTCACGCATGGTCTTACAATATACCAGCCCGCTGCACTAACGTCTTGGCCAACAGGGCCGCAGTTATATCCTAGCTTGCGCGAAAGAATAAGTTTGTCCATAACCCAGATATCATCTGGATCAACTGTTTTCCAAACTATGTCTTCTGCGCTGTCATCACTTTCCTGCATTGAGTTTTCTGTAAAGCTCTTCTTTAATTGATTCAGTACGCTTCGCTGGCACCGCAGACTCTTGTCTAAGCTGCACTAGTTGATTCATCATTTTACGTAAGCTTACGTCGTCCATTTTCATTAACTGTGCGAAGCCGGCACCTAGAGCCATTTGCTCGTTGCGGTTAATTGGTCTGCCTGATTTAATTTTGTTGTAACCGTTTGCAAATTGCTGCGGCTCAGTGACACCTAATTCTGAAGCTATACGTTGTCCTGACATACCTCCAGTAATGCGTGTCGGTTCTTTTTTAGCTGCTGCCTGTTTAGAAGATCCGTCTGGATTCTTAAGGGCTGCGGGATTATTGGCGTTGTTGTATCCTTGCTTAAATCGTCCCTTAACAAAGTCAGTCGCGCCTACCTCGTCAATTTCTTCTTCGCCTACTAGCTTATCCTGGAATGGATGCTTTGTGCGTCCTGGTTCTGCTTTAGGCATTGGACCTTTTGCGCGAACTTGATCTGCGTCTTTTTGTTTACCTTCGGTTACAATGCCAGCAAGTGCAGCAAAGTCACTGATTGAATCTATACCCAATGGCATAGATCCTTGCGGAACATTAACACTTTCGGTTACGTAATCTTTTGTTGGTGCCACAGTTGGTGCACCACTTTGTGCAACCTGAGTTAGTTTAGCGATATCGTCACGACGATCTGTTGGATCTAGATTATATAGCGTATGCTGTAGCTTATTCCAATCCATTACTTACTGTCCCAAATCGCAGAAAGCTTGTCTCCCATCGCCCTAATCTTATCAGCTTCTGTCATATCAGCTTCTGCTTTTTGGGGTGCTGGTTGCGACGGCGCAACTGAAGTTGGAGTAGGATCAGCACGATTGCTGTCTGTTCCGTTAAATATATCTTCTACTTTTTTATACATTACTTTTTTACCTTTGCTTCTGCTACGCCCTGTGATGATTTCTTGCACTTAGGGCAAGTGCCGCTATTCTTCTGCCACGCTGCTTTAGTTGAAACTTCATCGCAACCAGTACATCCAATTTTCTCAGTTCTTTCTCTAAGTGTTGAATGTAGCTTTGACTTATATACGTCAGTTGATTCTCTTGCTTCTTTGGTGTTCATAGCAATGTCCATTACTGACGCATCGTCGTTGTTGGTTACTTTTTCGTCATACTCGAGGCTGTGAAATACACTTGATATGTAGTCAGCGGCCTTTGTAATCTTAGCTTGCTGCCATCCTTCAAGACCTTCCTCTTCGGTAACTTTCTTTAAAAGGTCGTGTAACTGAATAGCATACTTTGCTATTTTGTAGCAGTCGGCACGCGCCATCTGTACTTCGTGGTCCTTTTCTGCTGCGTCAGCTAGCTCGCCAAGTCCTTCATTTGTTTTCTTTTTTGTCATTTGTTATCTCCGGAGTTAACGTATTTATCTTTTCTTTTTTTTCGGCTTGCCATTAGAGAGAATGTTATCTTGATCTAAGGCATTCTTCATTGTGCCATCGCTGTTGTACATATTATTGCGTTTTTGTAATTTGCCAACTGGCGCTGCTACTGTTGCTACTGCACCTGCACTTGTAGTCTCTTGTATGATATCGTTAATCTTCATTATCTATATATCCTTCTTAGTGTGTTTGGTCCAGCTACGCCGTCTACAATTAATTGATTTGCTCTTTGAAAGCTTTTAACGGCTGCTTCGGTGTTAGGGCCAAATCTTCCATCTGCTGTCAATCCTAGTGCTCTTTGCATCTTAGCAACTTCATTTCCTCTTGAACCTAGTTTAAGTACAATATTACTAACTCGGTTTTCTCGCACAGAGCTATCGTCTTTTAATACATTAAGTAAATGATTCCAGTGACTGATTCGATCATCAATGCCGTTGTAGCCTCCATTAATGCGTCTGGTCATTCCACGTACATCTCGTTTGTCAGCATATAGATTTAGTCTATTGCGATTCCAAAACCATAGGGCGCTCTCAACTGCGCCTTCAGTTGATTCTAGATATTCAATAGCTTCATCGATGGTCAGTTCCATATCTCTAGCAAATAGAGTATAGTTGTTTTTGCCAGTTAACTGTATAAATCCACGACCTCTATATTTCCATCCATCGCCGCTAGATGGAGTACCGTTGCCCATTCTATTTGCGTATACATAGTTAGCGATCTTTTCAGGCTGTCTGGCATAGTTGTCCGCGTTAACACTTCTAAAATATTTTCCAAATGTTGAGCGTAACCCCTTTGCTGAATAGTTTAAGTTTTCTTCTTTGAGCGAAAAGCCCCCGGATTCGTGACCTACTTGTGATAAGAATCCTGCAATCCGCACTGGTGTTGTTACGCCATAGCGCGGAAATTTTTCTTCTATCTCTCGATAAATTATTCGTGGATTAAACGCCCTTGGGAAAATTCTATTAAATTCTATTGCTGATAATATCAAGTTGCTCATTTTTTCTTAGGTTTCCCGCTCTTGTTGTGCTGCGCCCACGCTATAGCATATGGTGCGCCCGGGTCATCAAACTTGCCTTTAAGTTTTTTGACTTGCTTTTCTCTACCCGGAGGAGCCTTTTCGTTAGCAGTGTTTTCTAATGGAAGCTGCTGATTCGGCGTTGTAAAATTCTTCTTGCGCATAATTGTTTTAGCAACTAAATCAAGTTGTTGGTTCTGCTTGTCCCAGTTTAGTACAAACGGCAAGTTAATATCAGTTTGCATATCTTTAATAACAGCTTGTGCATCCGGCCCCATTTGAGAAATCTTTTTGCCCCACTTGCGATATGTTTCTTTAAATAGTCTAGCTAGCTCTTGTACAGTTATTTGTCTTTGATTTCTAGGATCATTTACGCGATCAAGAAAGTGTCTAGTAAACTCAACGTCCATTCCGAGGCTAGCAAACATTTTGTCAATGTGAAACTCTAGCTTTTTAAGTAGTGGCGGAGTAATGGGCTGTGCGCCCTCTTCTTCGCTCATAACCTTTTGTGCTGTGTCTAATGCACGTTTACCATGCGGATGATGAGGATTGATAGCAATCTTTTCGCCATTCATTAAATCTGAGATATTAGCAGCTTTGCCTAGCTTGTCTAATGTTTGGTGCAACGGATCCTTAGGATCATAGCCTCCAGCTTCATAACCCTTCTTGCCGCGCACTTCTACACGACCTGGCTTCTTCGAATCTCTGAAGTGCAGTATATCCATATCATCGCCGCGCTCGAGCTGTACTATAACGCCCTCAGTTAGTGCAGCAAATAAGTCGCCTGCCTTGCGAAACTCTCTTACGCTTTCTGTTTCTGCTTTTTTTAGTCTAGTGTAATAGTCAGGAAATTCTGATAGATGATCTAGTGCAATTTCTTTAGCAATGTCAAAATCACTAGTATGCTCGTATTCCACTTCGATGCCTTTTTCAAGCTGTTTTAAAATAGTTCCGGTACTAACATTGTGCTTCTTTGCTAGTGCCGAAATACTCGGCGTCGGCTTGTCTAGCACATGTCCGCCTTCTATAAGTGCCCATTCATAAGCAGTGTATCTTGGACTATTATTTTCCTTGACAGTTGTTGCCTTAGGCTTTACAATAGGAGACATACTAGGAGGATACCCGTCCTTGGATACTTTATTACCGAACTTCTCTGCCTGGCGAGGAATTTCGTTAACACCTACATCAACTGTGGTGTTAACCCCTTTGACAATACGGCCATCTTCTTTGACGCAGTTATTTACACGCTTTCCATTCTTGCCTTTTTTTGTACCTTGCTTTTTATAACCCTTCCAGCAATCAATTTCATTCATCTTCATTATTTTTTACGTCCTCTAAAAGCAGGAGTATGCTGTCCTGTTAGTCCAGGAAGAGAAAACCAAAGCTTAAACCATTCGTCTGCGCCGGGCTCGATTCCTTTTTCTTTTTCTATTCTGCGCTTCTCAGTTCCTGTAACTGAGATGTTTTCTTCAACTGGCTTATACCCATGGAACTCATTCGTAATGCCAGCTAGCTTTTTAAGTTCACCTAAATCCATTATGTCATTCCTTTCGGACGACTGCTCTGCGGTTGAAAGTCAACACCTTGCCAGTTAGCTGCTTTGCCTGATGCAATTTTTCTTGAAATGCTTATGCGCTCTAGTTCCGGCAATGGTATCATCTTTGCCATCTTTTTGAGCATAATATTTACATGATGTGGTTCTGCATCAGGTGGTAGATCAAATGTTCCAATAGTCTTGTCTTTAACAGCAACAGTGACCTTTGTACCTGCAGGCGGCATACCTTCCTCTACTTCATTTTCGTAAGTTGATGCCGGTATTCCGGTAGCTTGTTTGTATGCTTTTGCTAGTGTCCTTGGAGTAAGACCAATTTGATCTAGCCTAACTTCTTGACCAATGTCAAAAGCGTGACTGTCTATAGTTTTCTTTTTATCAGTATCTGAGTTTATTTTAGCGTCTAGATATTTTAATACCTTATCGATCATTCTTTCTTTTTGCTTTGGCACAATCTTAGCTATTACTTCGTCTTTTGGAGTTTCCGCTACTGCTGACTCTTTTTTGTATTGTCCTAAGTGTTGTGCTACTAAGTCAAAGAACGGAGTACCTGCTACAGGTGTGTCAGCAGGAACGCCTGCTGCATCGGCAAATGCATCTCGGTCATCATCTGCTACTGCTTTTCGAAGTGCCGTTGCTGAACTTAAACGAGGAGTCTGGACACTTACAATGTCTTTGAAATCATAGAAGCCGTGCCCGTCTGGTTTCTTAACTCCGTTGTATTGATTCAACGCTTTTATAACCCATGCTTCGTCTGTGTATACATTTAGTGTAACACTGCCGTGCTTCTTATAGATTTCACTAGCAAGTGTTAACCAGCTTTGGTGAGGAACGATATGCTTTGCTACTTCTGGCCAAATAGTTTCCATTGCTTTAATTTTAACATCATACGGGAGTGGATCTTTTGGACCTTGTGTTGACTTATTTGTTCCGACGTACCAAGCATTATTCTTTGCCATCATTTCCCAAGCTGCTTTATGCCCCTTGTGAGGCGGATTAAATCTTCCAAAGATTAAACCTACAGTTTCGTTTGATTCAAAAAGTTGTCTTAATATCATTAGCTCGGTGTCCATCTTTTTCGTGGGACAAGTTTAACGTGTCCGTGTTGTTTATCATCTCCAGCATAACGAACTCTTCCCTCGCCATTAGTATCCCAAATGTCGCCTTGCTCGCCCTCTACCTGATCAATAACATGATCTTTAGCTGCTTGAATTCTTTTAACTAATGTAAAGATTACGTCCATTACATTGTTTTGTTGTTGATTAAGTTCGTAAATCTTCTTTTGCTTATTGTCACTAACTCTGCTGTTTTTAACCCAGTCAAAGAAATGCGCAGCACTTAGGCTATCGAGTTGTTTGGCTTTGGCTGTTTGGTTTACGTAAGTGTAGATGATATTCTTTAAGTCACTGAGTCCAGCAACACTTGCTAGAAACTTTTCTATTTCGCCTGCATGTTGTTTGGCGTAAGCCTCGATTTCATCAATCTCTGATGTATCGACTTTTACTGGAGTAGTGTTGTATACTGGACCTAGAACAATTAGTTCTGGAACATTGTTGAATTCGTTAAACTTTGTCTTTGGCTTCTGCTGGTCATCTGGCATTCCAAATTCTGGGAAGAACGCATGTCCTACAACCATCACTTGTGCTTTAGCAATCTGCTTGCCTAACTCGCTACTTTGTTTAACATGATAGCAAGTTTGTGATTTAGGGTTCGGACAAAACGTATACACGCCATCTTTTAGCTCTGGAGGATTTAAAAACAATCCATCTGCGTAAACGTAGCCTTCAAAATTACTTGGGGTAGCGCGATCAAACAAATCATACAAACTTGCGAATGTGTTTGCGAATTCTTTTCTAGCAGCTACTTCTTCTTCTGACTTAGCGTTGCCACTTTGGTTAACAATAAAGTCAACAATCTCTTCTTTGCTTTTGGCTATAGCACCGCGCGACCATGCGTTGTGACCTACTAGCACTAGTGGCCCGCCTGCTTGCTCTCTGCCCCAATATATCTGTGGATTACCGTCCCACTTCATGCGAATTGAATTTGACCCTTCTTCTGAAGAAAAGTCTTTTAAATGTTCTAGAGCTTCAATTGCTCCACTTACACCGTGAAAGAAAACAAGGTCCTCTAAGTGATTAAAGGCCCTGCCTAACTTCTTTTCGGTAAGTGTTTGGTTAAACTCTAAAAATCGCATTAGTATACATCCTGTTTGATGTTGGCCATCTCTTCGCTATATATTTTTTTAATTAACTCTTGCTGGTCGTCGTCGCCAAATAGATCCTCTGGACGTCTTGGGATCTTAAATTTCTTACAATAATTTTTAGCAGCTTTGTTAACCATTGGTCCTAGTTCCTTAGCTGGATCGTACTCTTCGCCCTTGTGGTACATTTCCTTCATGCGCTGCAATGCTGGGAAAAATGACTTTCTATAAAAGTTGGGGTCATTTCTCATATAGATTGCCATGTCGTCGACTAAGTTAAACGACAGTTCTTGATTCATTGCTTCTAAGTCTTCAATACGCATTATTCTTCATCCATTGATATTTCTACGTCAAAGTCATTGTGACCTTGTTCAATCATATAATTGATTAAACGATCAGCAAACTCATCTGACTCTTCTTCTGACAGCGCCTTTGGTAGCGGAATTTCTATAACAGGACGGCCGTCTGCCGTTTCCAAAAGAGACTGTGTCGGAAAAACCGATTCGTCTAGCTGCTCTGTGAAATTTTCTCTACTGTCAAAAATTACTCTTACGAAATGATTCATATACCTGCCTTAATGATTTAATACTATACTGTTTATTGTGCCATCAGTATAAACTGCGCGAGCTCTAACCCAAACGTAGTTACCAGTGAAACTGATTATGTCACTTACATCGTCCTGTTCAACTGTTGTTGTAAAAACAGAAAACCAATCTTTGTCAGTTGGCTCAGTTGCTAACGTTGCTTCCACATAGATTGATCCAGTAAATTCTGTATAAGAATATTGAACAGTATGGAGACCGTCACTACGTCCGTAGAAACCGTCTCCTTTATATTTGTCGCCCACTACAGATAGTTCAGAACTATCTATTGGGTGAGTCTGTGTTGTCAATAATGTTTCGCTCTGTGTTGTCATGTAAGTATTTATCAATATCACCGAGGTATATCAAATTCTCTATCTTGATAATATTTTGGCTGATAATGAGATTTACTAAGTCTAGAATTTTTCTATTCTTAATAAAGATATAATTGCCTGCCATCCAGGCATGCTCTCTTATATTGCCCAGTGTAATATCGCCTACTTTGCATTGGGTTGGATTTCCATCGATCCAATTAGCAAACGATGGATCAAGATGTCCTTTTAAATAAACCTTAAATTCAAATTCAGTTGGCTCATTGACAATACAGGTTTTTGGATTTAATTCAAGAAACCCGCGGATCTCGGGATCTACTTCGTAGATTTCCTTAGTAAGACCATAAGGGTCTTTTTTAAATGCAGCTACTACTACTGCGTCATTTGTAAATATAGACATACGGTGTCCGTACTCTGTGCGAGTCTTGCACTCGTAATTATCTAAATAACTTAAAATAAACTCAGCCTGTTTTACTGACTCCTTGGTTACTTTATGCAAAGTACTCCATCGCCGGTGCTCAAATGATTTTTTAGTCTTTAGACGTTCTCTAAAAGTATCAATTAACTCCCGAGCGCCATCACGCCCCCTTCCGGAGGAGTGATAGCTTGAGAACATAAAACAAAGATCCATTGCTATGTTTATCTTATAAGCATAATAGTTATAAAATAACTTAGAGGCTTTCTTGGGTTTCATTCTTAGTTTCTGCCTTTAATACTAGTTTGTTATCAACAAACCCGATTTCAACCGTGCCGCCTTTTTTAAGATTGCCGAACAGGATCTGTCTTGACAGAGGACGTTTGATTTCGTTATCAATAACACGCTGCAATGGACGCGCACCCATCTTAGGATCATAACCTTTGTCTACAAGATAGTCAAGTGCATCGTCAGTAACAGTGATATCAATATCTCTATCAGTAACCATTTCTTTGAGTTCAAGCAAGAACTTACCAACGATTTTCATCATAATCTCCTTGCTCATTTTAGCAAACGTAACGGTACCATCGAGTCTGTTTCTAAACTCTGGAGCAAAGAATTTCTTAAACTCTGTGTCGTCGTAGCCTTGAGACTCATCGCTTCCGAATCCGATTGAATTTTTCTCCGACTGCTTTGCGCCTAGGTTAGTTGTAAGGATTAGAATACAGTTGCGAGCATCTGCTTCCTTGCCGTTGGATCCTGTAACTTTACCGTTGTCCATTAGCTGTAGAAGAATTTGACTTACATCAGGATGGGCTTTTTCAATCTCGTCTAGCAGTAGAATACAGTTTGGATTCTCTTGTAGCTTAGTGATTAACAAGCCACCATTTTCTTCGTGTCCGACATAACCTGGAGGCGACCCAATAAATTTCGAAACGCTATGCTTCTCCATATACTCACTCATATCAAAGCGCACAAGCTTTACGCCGAGGTTTTTAGCAAGCTGCTTTGCTGTTTCAGTTTTACCTGTACCAGTTGGGCCCATAAACACAAAGCTACCAACAGGTTTATTCTCAGCTTTTAATCCAGCCTGGCTAACAAGAATCTTGTCAACTACGCTTTCAATTGCTTGATCCTGTCCGTATACAACCTTCTTAAGGTTTTCTTCGAGGTTTACAAGATTGTCAGTTTCACGTTCTGCAATCTGTTCAGTTGGCAATCCGAGCATCTTAGCAAGTTCAAACTGAATGCTTTCTTCTGTAACAATCTTGTTCTCTTCTTGATCGTTTAACTTAAAGCGAGAACACGCAACGTCAATTAAGTCAATTGCCTTATCTGGCAGCTTCTTATCACTCTGATATTTAACACTAAGTTTTACCGCTGCAACTATAGCTTCTTCAGTAATTTCTGTAGAATGGAATTCTTCGTAGTATGTTTTAATGCCTCTAAGAATTTCTCTTGTAGTTTCAGCATCTGGCTCGTCGATTGTTACACGCTGGAATCGACGCATAAGAGCGCGATCCTTTTCAAAGTACTTGCGATACTCGTCCCAAGTAGTTGATGCTACAACTTTCAAGTCGCCTTTGGTAAGTGCGGGCTTTAGCATGTTTGCAAGATCGTTGCTAGAGTTCTGTCCGCCTGCACCTGCGCCACTCATCATGTGCGCTTCGTCAACAAACATAATTGTTTTGCCTTGCTTAGTCAACGCCTGTAGAACTAGCTTAAACCGTTCTTCAAAGTCGCCGCGATACTTTGACCCAGCGAGCATAGCACCGATATCAAGGTTATAAACTTTGTAATCTTTTAGGAATTCCGGAACAGTGCCGTTTACAATGTTCCAAGCGAGACCTTCTGCTACGGCAGTTTTACCAACGCCCGGCTCGCCTACCATCAGTACGTTGTTTTTATTGCGGCGGCCGAGTGCTAGTGCCAGCGCATTTAGTTCTTCGTTGCGGCCAATAACAGGATCGATCTTATTGCGCTTAACTTCGTCGTTCAAGTTAACTGTAAAGTTCTTTAATGCCTTGCGAGTCTCTACGCTCATTTCTTCTTCTTCAACTTCTTCGCTGTCCAGGCCTGCGTCAACATACGCCATAAAGTCTGCTTTATTCACTTTGCCTGACTCGAGGTAGTAAACTGCTACGGATTGTTTTTCAGACAACATACTAATTAGTACGTCGCTGGTTGACATATGAGTGCGCCCGGCAAACAATACCTGTGTAAAGGCTCGATTGAGCACTCTTTCTAACGTTTGCGTCTTTTTTGGATTTACTACTTCTTCGTCTGAAGTAATGTCGTCGCACTTGGTTTTTAAGTGATGCTCGAGATTTGATTTAATGTAATCTAAATCTGCACCAAAATCAGTTAGTGTTTTAACAAATCCTTCTTCGCAGAGCATTGCATATAGCAAATGTTCAAGGGTCGTGTAGTCGTGTTTTAACTTGCGAGCATCACTAATTGCCTTGTCGAAAACTAAATGCAGTTCTTTTGATGGTTCAACCATTATTATTTTTCCTCTATAATTCTTTTAATTTCTTGTATCTTTTTGATAGCATCGTCATCAACGATAGTTGGAATCTCAGGTTCGATTTGAATATACAAGTTACCTCTTTTTTGTGTTCTTAAGTCAGGTATTCCGTAGCCACCGATACTTAAAATAGTACCTGCTTTAGTACCTTTGGGAACGTTTAACCTAACACGCTTGTTATCTAGTGTCTCTATTATTATAGCACAACCTAGCATAATGTCAAATACATTTATGCTTTTTTTAGTAGCAAGATTGTTACCGTCCCTTACCCAATCTTTGTGCGTTGCGATTTGAACTTTGACATATAGGTCACCTCGAGGAAACCGAGCGTTTGCGTCATCACCCAGGCTATCGTACTTGATAGTATCACCATGTCTTGCGCCAGCTGGAATTTTTACATTGATTGTTTCTTGCTTGCCACTCCCCAAACGATAGTCGATGATAAAGTCTGACCCTGTGATTATATCCTTTAACGCAACAGTGGCGTGTACAGTCAAGTCTGGGTTCTTCATTTTCTGTTGTCGAAATATCTCATTAATGTCGAAATGGTGATATTTGTCTTGCGTCCAGAAATCATCAGGACGTGTTTTTGTTTGCTGATTTGGCCCAGGCCCGTCGTACTGACTGCGCTTGTATTCGTCCTTTAACGTCTCGTATGCTTCGCTGACTTTCTTAAACTCTTCTGCATTGCCTCCACTGTCGGGGTGGTGCTGCCGCGCCAGTTTTCGATATGCTGCTTTAATGTCCTCTTGAGATGATCCTCTAGGAACACCGAGTATTTTGTAGTAATCCATACATGTACTTATTATTCTTTGCCACTGCGTCCGCCGGAACCGACATACAGTCCGAACCATGCAGCACCTGCACCAACGACTACGCTTATAAGCCCGCTCTGCTCCATGCTAGGGTCCGGCAGCGTAATGTACCATTCGACGACTCTGTACACCATATACATATAAACTATGATGAACAATCTAGGGAAAGGTCGCCAAGCATCAATCATTCTAGCTAAATGTATCCATTTAGCATAAGGATTAGGTCCTAGATCCTTAGCAGTAGTGTCTACCTCTAGATCTAGTTTAATTTTACGAGTTACACCAGATTCGCTGGTTTCAATTACGATGTCATGACTGTCCCTGTCCTGTGGCTCATTGCCTCGGTAGGTAGTTTCATAAGCCGGCAGGTCACCTTCGTGATCGTCCCATTCGTCGTGTGGATATCTTGACATTAAAGTACCTCGCTTACTCTAATGTATTTATCGCTATCTGCCTAAATTACCAGGTCTCCCAATAGCTCTTTTTAAGCTGTTCGTTTGCTTCGTTGAGTGCAGTGTCCGCAGCGTTGTAGTATTTTTTATATGCTACAATAGTTGCTTGCTGTGACTGAATGTAGCTACGTAGGTCGTTAAGGTTAAGACTTACGTTTTCATAGCCTTCGGCCGATACTGCAAAGAATACTAATGACTGTCCCGATGCTTCTAGCTCTGCCCATTTTTCTTCTATATTCTCGGGAGTAATTACAAACCAAGTTACATTTTTAAGGTTGAGCTCGCCTGTTCTAGGCAGCACTAATTCAGGCTTGTTGACTGGCTTAGCACTAACTTGTATTTTTTTGACTGGCTCCCCGCAAGCACTAAGGGCGAGCAGAAGGACTAAACAGCCAAGGGCACTTTTAATTTGGGTTTTCATTTTTTCTCTTTCTTGCTTCTTTAGATCTAACAGAGACATACTTCCAAGAGTTAATATCGCCTATTTTTTGATTATGGTACTCTTCTGTGCTAATAATAAAAGAATTCCCATCTTTGTCAATGACTGGTACTTTGCCTTTAAAATTATGATTTCCCCTCTTTCACTCTATTTCTCTGAGTTTCACTAACTCGTTTTCGATTGTGTTCCATTTTCGTTTTATTCTGAAAAGGATGTGTGCCATTAGAAATCATACGTTTGTTATTTTCTTTAGTGTACTTGCCTCCCAGAAACGGATGCAATCCATCTTTAGACATTTGAAGATTTCTCTCTCTAGTCCGTTTGCCTCCCAGAAACGGATGCGAGCCTTCATTTACTCTTTTTTGTTGTATTTCTTTTGAAAATGACGAGCTCATGCCATTGCCCGTTTCTTCAGTTAAATTTGCCCATTCTTTTGAGTTCACAATGTTCCATTTTTTACTATAATAAAGACCAACTTCTTTAAGCTCTTCTTTAGAAGTTGTTTCTAATAGTATCTCTGTTTCTACATCGTACCCATGTTTTTCAATATGACGTTTCCAATGTTTTCCTGATCCTTTATAAATGTGAGGGTCAGTAGCAGTAGTCATTCCGAGATATTTAAGACCTGTCTTGTTATGTTTTTTTATGTAAAGAAATATCATTTAACGCTTTTCCAGAGCCAGGGGCATTCGTTGTTGAACTCCCTTGCATTTTTTGCGTTCCTTTCTTTGTCAGTTAATGCTGCACCGCTTAAAAGTTCAAAGCAACGAAACGCATTAGCTGTTCCTTTGTTAATTAGTCTTTTGATTAATTCTGGTCTTGCTGCTGCCGCCACTCCAAGATCACTATCAGAAAACTTATCAACTAATAGTTGGTTTTGTCTTTTGATATTTCTTAGTTCTTCGTTTAACTCGGCAATCGTTTTGTTTGCTAATGCGTAATTGTCTTGTAATGTAGTGATAGTTTCTTCACTAGTAGCTATACCACTTTCAAGCTGGGCATTATTAGTAATCAATGTCGTGATTCTTTCTTGACTATCGTTGTAATACCAGTAGCCAATGCCGCCTGCTACTATCATTATAATTGCCATTATTCCGATAATATAATGCATTAGGTAACAATCCTTTTTGCTACTAATACTTTTCTGTTATTTTCTACAACGATTTTATCACCGTATTTGGTAATGTCATAGTCGCCTATGTACTTTGTTAGGAAAATGATTTCGGCCCATTCGTTTACGTTTAAGCTTTCAGACAGGTTGTTTAGTATTTCAGTTTTATTTCCAAATTCGATAACTTGAAAAAATACAGGCTCTGCCCAAGCCTTTTTGATTCGCAGTATGTTGTCAAACATATCAACTGACTCTAAAAAGCTTTTATTAAAAAAGTTTGAATAGTTGTTAAGATTTGACTCATTAACCTTCATTCCGTAATTATCTCTGTCAACTGGTATAGCTGCTTCCAGGGATACTTCGTCTAGTGGTTGGCTTTTCCAGTCTTTGTAGTAACGGAATTTAAGGTTGTCTAACCCAGTTAGTTCACTTATGCCGTATGACAATTCTGTAATGTTTTGTGCAGCACCGCGCTCGCGCTCAATCTCAACAAACACTTTATATGTGCCATCGCTTTGTTCACCAGGAGTAGCGTCGGCATCTAGCACAAAGTCGTAACCCTTTTCAATAAAGTCAGCTAGGTCGTCAGCTGACTCTTTTGTTTTAGCACTAAAGCTAAGAGTAATGATATCTTCGTCCGAGCCCATTTTAGACTTGTACGAATCAATTTCAAGAATGTGATATACTAAATCTCTAAGGTCGCCGTTTCTTAATGTCATAGTAGATCCTCGCCACCTGGCTCTTCGCCTGCACCTAGTTCCGGCTCATCCATTGCTAAGTCATCCGGCTCTTCAGTTTGACTTGTCACTGATACTTCTTGGGCTGGTTCTTGCATTAGTTCTTCAATATATCCTGAATATATATCAGCAATCAATTTTTTTGGCATTTGTATTTGCACAAGCCATATTGGCGCTAGGTCAATCTTACCTTTTTTAGTACCAGGGCGCATATCGTCTGGCTTCATAATTTTTCTCGGAGTCATTAAACTTGACTTGATATACTTGACTTTGCAGTCATAATCAAGCAAACGCTTGCCGCCCATTGGGTCGGGCATTTCTTCCTTAGGCCACATAAACGTGCATGTAACCCAGTGTCTTTCAATCTTAGGGCCTTCGGCCAATTCGCCTGTTTCCCAGTTTTTATATACGTAGATGTCAAGCTCGTCAAGTACTCTTTCAAAATCTTTGAGAACTTGGAAAGCAGTATCTGATTCGTATATACCTTCTATGTTATTAATAATGTCTAGAACGTCATGCATAATGGTTGTACCTACTTTTATTATACTTATTTATCGCAATTAAAAAGTTAAGTGATCTTTTAACGATTACAAAATGGGGATAAATACATTTGTAAGGGCGCATAGTCCTTAGCGACTTCGTCCTTACACATTTCCCTAAGGAGGACACTTAATGGGTAAAGCTAGAGCTTCGAGAAAGCAACCTCGTAACAACTACAAAGAGAACGTAGTTAACATTAATTCTTTTCAAAAAAAGAAAACAGTAGTATCAATACTTCCAAGAAATTTAAATCAGGAAACCTACGTGTTAAATCTATTGGATCCGGGTAAAGACATAGTCTTTGGAATTGGACCAGCAGGAACAGGTAAAACACTATTAGCTGTGCAAGTAGCAGTAAAAAGTTTCAAAGAAGGACTAGTCGACAAGATCATTGTTACAAGACCAGCAGTATCAGTTGACGAAGATTTAGGAGCCCTTCCGGGTACTCTTGAAGAAAAGATGGCGCCGTGGACGCGCCCGATTTTTGATGTGCTACGTGAGTATTTTGACTCAAGAGAAATTACAGGTATGATCGCAGAAGGAGTTATTGAAATTGCTCCGCTATCATATATGCGAGGAAGAACGTTCAAAAACGCATACATTATTGCAGACGAAATGCAAAATGCAACACCAAGTCAAATGAAGATGTTACTAACACGATTAGGTAATGATTCGTATATGGCAGTAACAGGTGACTTGTATCAAGCAGATCGACTAAAGGATAATGGTCTTGTAGATTTCATACGTCACTATGAAAACAAACATTCTCAGAGAATTGAAATGATTCACTTTGAAAGAAAAGACGTTGAACGTCATGAAGCAGTTAAAGAGGTACTCGACATTTACGGCGACGAGTAATCAATAACCAGGCCGAGGACCTCTTCTTGATTTAAAGAAAAAATCTACAGGTGGGGTCCTTGGTCGTTCTGAATTTTGTATTTGATAAATCAAATATTCATTTTCGGTAATATTTATATATCGATAGCTTCGGTATTCTGTACCTGACCCGTCTGATAATTCTGATTGTCGGTAATAGTGTTTCCAAAATACCCATTTTCCCGAACCAGTTCTTATTGGTCTCCAGGCAAACTTGCGCGTTGTTGTATGCGCCCTTACTGGTCGATATCCCATGTTAACTCCCATCATCGGTTATTGCTCTCCACATTTCATCTTTTTCTTTATCTCGAGATGAAAGTCGTATGTGCTTACTAGCTAAGTAGTAATCGTATCCCTGATCAATCGCAATTTTTAAAGAAGGATCGTAGGATACTATTTTTATCCAATAATAATCCCACCACACCCTTTCGCCACTAGAGACCTGCGTAGGCAAGTAAGCAAATTTCTCAACATAGTCGATGTTTGTTACTACCTCGGTCATACTGCCATTGGCGCCTTTATGCTATCCATTGGGATATACCCAATTAATTTATTTTTCATAGATATTCATTCCTTTAAAAGTTCCCCTTGTTGGAATTTTTCCTTGTCTCATACGATTTATTGTTGCGTGTAAATTTGCTATACTTGTATTAAATTCTTCTGCTATAGTTTTTAGGCCATATACTTCTTTTAAGAATCCGGTGGGATATTCTATTACATATTGTTTTGTATAAGGCAATTCACTAGGATCAATGTTTTTAATCCACGAATTTTCGCCTGACAGTTTTTCTCTTAAAATAGATTTAGTTTTATCAGTGTGCGACTTTCTATAAAACGGATTATTATCTTTTGTTCTGTCTCTGCATTCTCCGCAAGTTTTTGCATAATACCCCATTGAACTATTGCAGTTAGGACAAATGTTAACAGTTGCTCCTTGTTTCCAGTTTCCATTTTTAGTTTTAGGACGACCAAATTTTTTCTTTTTTTCTTCAATGCTCATACTTTTCAAAGTGTCACTATGAGTTTTTATAATTTTTTCTCTAATTTGATCTTTATTTGGATGTGCCCCTAGGATATTGCCGCCGTTTGCGGGTGCCATGTTATAGCCATTGATGTTTTTATCTAAAAATGTCTGTTCATATTCTAATAGTTCTTCTCGAGTATTAAAATTAGTCTCTTTTAACGTTACATAACGAAATATGTTTCCATGCTTGTTATAAGTTCTTTGTAGTTGTATATTATGATGTTTTCCTTTTTCTAAGTCTTGTCGGTGTTGCGTTAGTCTTTTTACTATATCAAATGAACTCCCATAATATCTACGCTGAGTTTTAGTATTTTCTATATAATATATTCCTTGCATTGCTGTTCCTTTCTTTATCTTATTGAAAGGAACAGCAAGAAAAACTATACAGCAAACGGTATCTTAATTTCAGGGTGATGTTGATAATTTATCAACTTATATTGACTCGGTGTTGTTTTTATTAACTCGTCTAAATTTGAAAATTTAGGCATTTCTAACGTCGGCCCTGGAAGAGGTTCTCTTGTAAGCTGTTCTTTTACTCTTTCTATTTGATTCTGATAGATGTGTAAATCGCCAGAGGTATGGATAAATTCACCAACCTTTAACCCGAGTAATTGGGCAAACATATGTGTTAACAAACTGTAACTAGCAATATTAAATGGCAAACCAAGTGGTGCATCAACTGACCTTTGATACAGTTGACAACTTAGTTCACCGTCTTGTATGTGAAATTGAAACATTGCATGACAAGGCGGCAATGCCATTACGCCCACTTTATCAGGGTTCCACGCACTAACAATATGTCTGCGACTGTTCGGATCGTAATACATTTGATCCAGTACTTCTGCAATTTGATCTACAAAGCCAAGTTGTGCATCCCAACTACGCCATTGATGTCCGTAAACAGGACCAAGATCTTTTTCGGTGTCGGTATTAACATAACCAAGGTCCTTGGCTTGCTTGTCGGCATTAGCAGTCCAAATGGTATTCTTGCCGATTAATTCTTCACGTGGCTTTTCGAATGTAATCTCTGCAAGCCTGCGCTCGTCTGAGCTGCCTTCTAACATCCAAAGTAGCTCTCCGACTACTGACTTCCACGCTAGCTTCTTTGTAGTTACTGCTGGGAATTCTTTACGCAAGTTGAAACGCATTTGATATCCAAATACTCCGCGTGTACCGGTTCCTGTTCTGTCGCCACGGTCTTTACCGTTAGTTAATATAAATTCTAGTGCGTCTAAATATTCTTTCATTTTATTCCTTTTTTTATACTTTTACCCATTTTTCTATATGAACTCCGTTATTGCTTTCGCTACTCTGTAACTCGTAGGCAAGCTCAATTGCCGTACGGGGCAGAAAAACATCACAGTTATAGTTGCCAGCAATTCGACTGAGCCAGATTTCATCTATGATTCTAAGATAACTATTAATAAGATGTGCTCCGCCAATAAACCAAACTGGTGCATCTTCCTGCTCGAGTACATTTATTCTAGAGCCAAAGATGTCGGGTTTAATAACTTCTATAAATGGTGATCGTATTTTGCCTATCGACGATGACAATATAACATTGCGTCTGTTGGGCAACGGCTGCTTAGGCAAGCTATCCCAAGTGTTCCTGCCCATAACCACAACTCCGCCATCAGTTGATTCTTTAAACCATTTTAAGTCAGCAGGATTGTGCGGCCAAGGAAGATCATTGTTCTTCCCGATCCCCCAATTATCGTCACACGCGAGTATAGCTCTAATCATAAGTATCGCCTTTTATACTAGCCATCATTCTTTTATTTTCACGCTCGACTTCTTTTTTCGCCTCGGCATATAACTTGCGCCCGTTGTATATTGCCATTCCGGTTATCATAGGTAGCGCCAAACTAATTAATAGAAAAAAGCCAATTGGTCCTCCGGGGAAAACAAACTGTAAGCTAAAAGAAATCCCAACCGCCAATCCAAGATATATTGCTACTACAAATAACGTTCCTAATACAGGTAAAAATGTCTTCCATAAACTTGCTCCGGCCTTCTGTAAAAACTTCATCCATACTCGTTTCATCGTTAGTCTCCCTGTCCGGGTTCTGTTGAAAAGTGATCTTCATACTTGTTCGGAACGCCGTCCCACTCTTCTCTATCAGCAGGTCGATCCTCTTCTCGTACTTGTGTAATGTTAGGCCATTCTGCTGCGTAGTCGGTATTAATCTTCAGCCATTTAGCCAAGTTATCGCCTTTTAACTCATTGTCAGGAACAATAGCGTTAACAGGACATTCGGGTTCGCACACACCGCAGTCGATACATTCAACGGGGTCAATGACTAACATATTTTCGCCTTCGTAAAAGCAATCTACTGGACATACTGCTACACAGTCCATGTGTTTACAGCGTATGCAGTTGTCAGTTACTAGGTAGGTCATTTAATATTTTCCACTAATGCTATTCATCATCCGGCGATTTTCGCGCTCTACTTCGTCCCTTGCGTCAGTGTACATTTCTTTAACAATGATGTATACGAAACCAATAATAATCGGAGTAAGTGATCCGATAGTATACAGTGCGTCCGGGTTTCGAACACCAACTAAGTAAAGTGCCCCAATTGTTACTGCGCATCCTGCTGCCCAACCGGCAAAAAATTTACTAAAAATCCACAGGCCCTTTCCTAGTTTCTTGAAAACTCTCCTCCAAACTCTACTCATCGTAATCTCCTTTTAAACTGTTTAAAGTGTAGTCCTGTGCGTGTTCTTTGAGAATTACACTTCCCCAAATTTGAAACACTATGCCGCCAGCGCCGACTACCATCGCTGCGACATAAAATATAAATATCAAAGCAGATCCTGCGTACATCGAAAAAGCAGCGACACCAGCAGTTACAATTGCCAATACCATATACAACGCTTGCATAGATACCGAAACCATATGTTGCTTTAGTAGTCGCTGCCGCCTGCTCATTTTATTCTTCCTAGCTGAATAAGTGTTGCACTTAGGTTGATCTCTGGATCAGCTACTAGTGCGTGATCGACAATGCCCTGTTTAATAATTAGGACAGCATCATCTTGTTGGTCTTCAGTGTCGCCAAACAAGTCAATGTTAGTATATAACCAACGATAGATTTCGTCAATCTCTTCCGGCTGTACTTGCGAACAAATTAGTTTTCTTGCTTCGGCGACTTTGCCTGCTTTAAATAAATCAACCATCTGTAGATGATAGTCTGCGCTGTTCCCACTTGCTGCTGCACTAACCAATGTGTTAGTTTGGCTGTTTAGCTGTACAGTATTGATTGCTTTTCTTAGGTCTGGGTAGTACGCTTTAACGTAGCTGTCGAGGACATCGAGTTTAAACTCAACACCTTCAGTGATAAGAATTTCTGCAACACGAGCAGTAAACTCTGTCTTGTCAATCTTTTCAAAGTGCATATGCTGACATCTACTATGAATAGCTGGCATGAGCTTGTTTGGATAGTTGCACGTTAGAATAAACCTTACGCTAGAGCTGTACTCTTCCATCAAGTTGCGCAACGCAGGCTGTACAGAGTGCAAGTTCATATAGTCAGCTTCGTCAATGAGCACAATCTTATAATCGCCAAACGGCATAGTCTGACAGAACATAATCAGCTTGTCGACCCATTCAATCTTTCTACCCTCTTTTGATCCGTTGGCGTACAGTACATCATGCTCTTGTACATCAAGCTGATTGATCAGAATCTTAGCAATAGTTGTTTTGCCGATTCCTGCACTGCCACTTAGTAGCAAATGCGGAATTGTACCTGCTTTAATCCAACTTTTGATCTGATCTTTTTGAGAGTCGTCTTTAAATACATAACCGTCTAGTGTGTGTGGACGGTATGATTCTACCCATAAGTTCTTCATTCATTTTCCTCTTTATAATGTTCTGCGCCGATATTTAGCAAACGTGAGAGATGCTCGGCATCAAAATTCCACGCCGGCTCTTTCATATTAATTAAATTGTACCCGTGTCGATGGCCACAACGCCCGAGATAGAGCGCAAAGCCATCTCCGTGCGGCTCAATGCTGTATTCAGTTGGACACTTACATTCTTCGAATATGTTTGTCATTTTTTACAATCTCCCATGCCAGTCGATAAATGCAATAGTAGTCACGCCAAAATCTGTAAACCATTCCAGTAACAAAACCGTAGAAGAGTGGTTCCCACCAAGTAGGAGCAGTAACCCCTTTGGCTAAGAGTGCCATCATTATACCTGCCCAAACAAAGGCAATAATCCAGTCCCACCATTTTACCATCTTACTTACTCCATCTAAGTATGAAATGTGTTGCTTCGCGGCCATCCTCGAACTCAACAATTTTTAGATCGCTAAACTTTCTCTTCTTGCCCAGTGGTCCTTGATTTTCAATTATCCATAAAAGAGCATTGACTGCATCATCAGGAGTTAAATTGAAATCAGTTAGATCAACCTTTGTCGTCATCTTTGGCCTCTGCCTCTTTTTTACGCTTACGCTTTTGGTAGAACCCACCAGTATATTCAATCTCTTCAGATACTGCATACTTGTCACACTGTGTAACGTTGCCGCCTTTTTTGATATAGTCGTCGATTAATTTTTGTTCTTCATCGCTTAATGTTCTGCTGACAGGATTCATTTAGTCCACCCGTTATGTTTAAAAATAATTTGAATTGACTTTGCCTGAAAGTATGCGTCAGCAAGTGCATTGTGCAAGCTGGTCTGCATATCTTTGCGTGGATCACGTGGCATACGCGTTGTAATAGTACGACTGTCCATTACTTGCCAAAACTGCCATGGAATAGGCTTCCCTACTTTGCGATACATATCTTCGAGAATTGTGAAGTCAAAGCCGTACCCCTGTCCCCAAAATTCATCTACTCCCACTGCCCATTTGCTAACTTGACGCAGTGCTTCTTCAACTGACACTGCGCCGTTCTGGTCAAACGCTTCTTCCATAATTTCAGGATCTTGTTTGCCCCACCATTCGATTGTACTGTCGGCGACAGTACAACCAAGAGCGTCTTGTTCGTCGATTGAAATTTTAAGATATAATTCTGAATGTGGTTCTGCGTTAGAGAACGGATCAAATTTAACAGCACCTAAGCTGAGTATGGTTGCTGTCGGAATAACGTCTAGCGTCTCTAAGTCGATTGTGCCGTGTGTGGCCATAAAAGTCTCCTTGTAATTCATTACACTATAGCATAAAAATTACAAGGAGTCAACGGTTATTTTAGGAAAGGTGCTAGTTCAGGTGCTTTCCAGTCTGCGGGTTTAAGAACATCTTCCCTGTTCTTTTATATCTTTTGTATAAATATAAGTGTAGTCCACGGTATTGGCGTACCTGACTACTCTAACAGTTGAATTTTAAAAGGAACTATCAGCATGAATATTTACTCTAAAAACAACTTGCCTAAAGATTTTTACGTCTATGCTTACATAAGAGATAACGGAACACCTTATTACATAGGTAAAGGATGTGGTAAACGAGCATGGGCTAGATCAGACAGAACTATATTTCCAAAAAAAGACTTTTCGAATATTTTCATCTTAGAATCTAATCTAACAGATGTAGGCGCGTTAGCATTAGAACGGCGCCTAATAAGATGGCATGGGCGCATAGACAACGGTACTGGCATATTACATAATAAAACAGACGGCGGCGATGGCAATGCTGGCTGGGTAATGTCAAAAGAAACAAAGGCAAACATTTCTAAAGCAAAGAAAGGACACGGCTGGAAAGATGACAAAGAAAGAGTGGCTCAACACATAGATCGCATGACTGGAAAAAGCCACTGGAATTACGGTAATACTACCTCTAAAAAAGTTTCTAAAAAGATTTCAGAAGGAGTTAAGCGTCGAAACGAAATTCGACCAATTCCTGTTAAAGATTATGTACTACTAGACATGCACACTGGAGAACGGACAATGTTCAATAGACATAATTTTGAAGAAAAAATAAGTCCGCTAGGGATAAACCGCAGCGGACTATTTTGGGCTGTTAGGTATAATCCTAACAAATTGTATAAAAACAGATTTACTTTAATTTAGACAAGAAAGGCTCTAAATTAGGCGGAACCCAATTAGGCCCTTTCAAAACTTTTCCGTCCTCGCGTCTGCGAACCTTGCCTGTTTCTGGATCGACCTTAGCAAAGTTAGTGCGCATCACTTCGTTCCACGCGCCTTCGCCATCTGCACCCATTGAGTTGATTGCTCCGGCAGTTACAACTAAGATGTCAACAAGAGCGTCGAGCTGCTCCACCCGATCATCTGCTTCAATTGCGTCATGTAGTTCGCTATGTTCTTCGTCGATTAGTTTAACATACAAGTCAAATTGTGCTTGGTTAGGTTCGTGCTGATCAATGGCCACCATGAAGTCCTTTGAATCTTTAAATATATTAGTCATTATTACCTCTATTGTTAAGTTCTATTTTTATTTCATCTATCAACAGTAACATGCTCATTCGAGAGCACATGTCTGTATCAACATGATATGCAGTGTCTAGTCTAGACAGTGTTTTAGTTAGTTCAGACGTTGATAAAACTTGAAGGGTCGATTGTAGCTTCTTGTCCATTGGTATATTCCTTGCCGAACTGTACTCCAGATGGTTTCTCGTTGCTCCATCCGAGGATACTGTCAAGTTCTGCCATTCGGATTTCAACCTCACCTTCGCCTTCGTCGACTTTTATACTTCGAGTCCAGCGTCCGTGAGCAACAAGGACCCAGTCGCCTTCTTGGTATGGCTCAGTGTTAGCTGGCCCTTTTTTATAAACGCGGCCCCAGCGAGGATAGATTCCCCGAGTTGTGCCGTTATCGTCGTTAAGAATAAGGCCGCTAGTAGTTTTTTGCTCACCAAAGTACATCTCTGTAATGATTACGTTATCTTTAATTGGTACTAGTGTTCCGCTAATAGTTTTCATTTTTCACCTTTTTTAACAAAATTTCCGTCTTTGTCTTCTACCCAGTCGTCGTCGAACAATTCTGCTTCGTCTGCAGACAGCTCTTCCTTAACGATGATTGGGTCAGGCTTCTTTGCTGTGCGTTCGTCAGGAACCGATGGGCTCTTGTTGTAAAACTCTTTTACAATTTCTTCTCTTTTGCGTACAATCTTGCCGCCTGCTCCTAGTTCGTCGCCTCTTGCGTTAACGCGCGAGTTGCCTACTGCTGGAGTTAGTTCATTCTTCTTGCGAAGAAGATCGATGTCGACAGGTTTACCTCTCATTGAAGTATACTGCTTTCTACCTTTAGCTACTTTTGACATATCTGTCTCCTTATAATATACGTATATTTAGTCTCGCAGGAATTCTCGCCAGTCTAAACCGTATTTTAAGCTATTGATTTTATGAATGCCTATCTTGTATAATATAAAACTAGCTACACTAGATCCACGTCCGACTCCCCATACGATATTATTTTCACGCATAAAGTCTACAAGGTATATTAGATATTTCAATAAGTCAAGCATACCTCTATCATCATAGGCATCAAATTCTTCCAAAATTCTATCTGCTTCGTCGGTGTCACTAGACATTCCAAGTAAGTCATGAAACAGAACTTCGTCAGATTTTTTATATTTGTCTGGCATAAACCATTCACTTTGACATACGTTGTCAAAGTCTTTTTGTTCAACGTCGATAGGAACATATTTTGTTAGCAATGGCAATCCTTGGTCTGCCATCGCTGCATTAAATTTTTCAATCTCGTCATCTGCATCACACAGAACAACGTGACACTTACTAGCGTGTCCGCTGTATATCATATCAATAAGATTGCGAGAAGTAAATCTAGGAATGCCTAGGTCATCAGTTTTCAATAACATATGTTTAGTTTAACTGATATTGATTAAATTGTCAAGTCCATTATCGCCATCTTTATTCATTTCTTCTTGCTGGCGCTGGCGCTCGAGGCCGCGACGATAGCTGATTTCTTCTTTGAACGTGTTAAGATTGACTACAATTTGCTGCTTCAGATTAGGATTGCTTGTTTGAAAATACTTACGTTGCAAATCTACAACACGATCTTCAAGCTGACTAATAGTCAAGTCGCTTAGACTGGGAAGCAAAGGATTAAACACTTTCTGTGAATACTCCTATATACCTTCCGTACACAGTGGTGCCACCGTTAAAAGTCCAAAACTCAACCACCTTACGATCAGCAGTTGCTTGAAAATCAGGACTAGGCCAACTATCGTCAAGGTAGATAGTCGAACCGCCTCCGACACTTGATGTCCAATTAACAACAATGTCAGATTCGTCGCCGTCTGTGCGAATTGATGCACGTATAATAGCGTATCCCGTATCTGGCCAATCAACTAATCCGATATCAGCGTCGGCACGATCGCCTGAATCTCTAGCAATGCTAATCTCAAAGTAACTACCCGACGCATATGATAGCTCAATAGGGTTAGTTGGAGTAACAGCCGCGTGCGTATTATTTACAAACTCCGCTCCAGATATCTGACTGCCGTCAAAATTGTTGTCTTCATCTTTCTTAGCAGTGCTATCTTGTAGTGTTTCGATTTCTATCTTAGCGTTCGCAAGGCCATCTTTGATAATAGTAAAATTATCTCTAAATCCTTGAGTGTCGTTGTCCACTCCGGCTACCGGAAACGCTCCGTCTATTGTAGTGCTAATGATGTTGCTAGCCATTTCAATTCCTCTTTTACATATTTATCGTTATTAAACATTAAACTGATAATTTGCGAACAAAATGTATTGCGGTATGTTAACACCTTCAGTTCTTTCAATGATATATCGATCTACTTCAAAGTCAATAGCTTTTAAATCAAAGTTGCTATTTTTAATGTTTAATAGTATGTCGTCTGCTTGCCCAGGTTTGCAATAGCATATTGGTATTGCTGTTGCGTAGCCTAGCTCTTGTAAATTTTCTTGCGGGGTACGCATCCACAATGGCAAGTACTCTCGCTCATTGGCACCGACAGCTTTGATACTACTTCTCATATTTTGAGTGTTTGACAAGTAGCGTGCTTGGTCCTTACTGTCGGAAACTTTAATTGCGTTTGAGTCAGCTTTGATTGTATTTTCTGCTGGCAAAGGTCTCATTCTATAAGGCTCGCTGTCTGTAACTTCTACTACAATGCTAACAGTGCCTCCGTCTCTTATTTCAATTTCAAAGTCATTTTCAACACTTACGCCTAGTCCTGACCCATCTCTGCTGCGCACAATAATGCCACCTTGCTCCACGTATACAAAGTCTACAGTTGTTCCGTTGCCGACTGCGATCCTGTCTAGTCCTAGGCCCAGTTTAACAACGTCATCCTTTGGAGGATATTGCATACTGTCTGCTGTAATTTTATTCTGTGTATCTATCTTGAATGTCTTTTTCGACTTGCCCTTTTTAGGGTTTGCAGGATCAATTATTTCAGCGTATACTACTTCGTAGACAACTTCATTAGTCCCCGGAATCTTTGCTTCTGCTTTTCTAAAGTCACCGATCTGATATCTTCTTCGTTTGTGATTTTTAGCAGTAGCAGCTACAAATTCTTCAATCTTCTTAGCTTCAATGCCTGCATATGCTAACATTTGAATTTGAGTTTGTATTCCAAACTTTGGATCAACTGCTCTATATATTTTTGAAGGCGTAAAGATAGTTGTATCACTAATAAATAGTCTGTATAGTTCTCGTTGCGCAGGCTTGAGCATCGGCTTTAAATAAAGATCAGTATACAGTTTCGGATCATCGTCGAGTACAGTTATTGTAAACTCTTTGATAATTTCAGCAATGCCCACGTTATCGACTGCCTTAATCGAAAATGTAAACACTCTATCAAATGTTGTGTCGCCGGGATTACTACCGTCCCAGGCTATGACATTATTATCAAACGAAGTAAGACCCTTCAGAATCTCAGTTTCATATTGATTAGCAGTGCCAATAATTTCTCCAGTTGGACTTAGATACATGCCGTTAGGCAGTGTCCCACTTACTAGTTCGTATGTCATAGTGTTGTTAGGAACAGTTGTGCTGGCTTGTACTCTAAAAATACTAGGCAAGTTGGCTTTGATCGATCCTAGGTCTGTCGGCGTAATCCATTCTATCGCTGAATCAATTTCGCCGATCACTGCTAAATTAAATGTCTTAGTTGATTCTGGCATCGCAACTTCATCGTTAGTTGCAATTACCATATTCTCTCTAAAGAAGTCGTTCTTAAATAGTGCTATACCGATGTTTCTACCTTGACTAATGTCAGTTGTTAAGTTAACATCAAACAACAATCTAGTCTCATTGTCCTTGAATATTCTTACTGAAAACGCGGTGCCGCTGTTAAATGCCTGAAACGAATCTTTAATGTTTCCTATATTTCTTGTCTTAGAAGTGCTTCTTAAACTTACTTGCCAAGTGTCCGGAGCAGACTCTGTAATATACACAGTGCCGCCATATTCATTTTGTAGCTCTGTTATTGCAGAGTTAATGTCTAGCAATGACGACGATGTTACTTCGTACACAACATAAGGAACTACGCTTTGTACTACATATTCTTCGCCCGCTGACAGCTTAATTGTTCTTCCGCGATACTTTGCAGATTCTGCGTCTGTTAAACGATTGGTAAAGATGTAGTCAGTACCGGCAATTCCTCTTCTACTTAATATAAGAGATATGTTTGGGCCAATGCTTTCGTTAACATAAATTACATCATATTCTTCGTTGCGATCGTCTACATTGTTAACCTTGTACAAGCGATTGTTTAGTAGTATTTCTCTATTTCTTAACGCAATTAAGTCATTAATACCGTCGGAGTCAGTTAAGTCAATCTTAAATATCTTAAAACTTTTAGCACCTAGTACAACATCTTCATAGAAATTAGCAAATATAGAAATATTTTCCAAATCACTCTCTACTCTTGTAGCAGTAATTGAGAATTTATAGTCTTCTGTTACCGCAGGCTGATAGGGAACTCTGCCGTGTAGTATTCCTGAGTCTGTGTCGAGCTCTAGACCAGGCGGCAGTATTGATGCCGAGCCATCATCATTTACGTCATTAATGGTATATGACACTGTGCCCACTAGTGTTTCGTTGTCAATGATTTGTAAAGGTATTGTAAAGTAATTGTTTGCACGCTTTGATCCAAGGTTATTTGGAGTAATCCAAATTGGTGTACGTACATGAGTGTTGTCTGCTGTAAAAATACCAGTGCTAGCGTGTTCGATGGTGTTGTCTGCTCTTAGATAATCATCACCTACAACATAAATCTTAAACTCACGTCTAGCAAATGTGTCCCCGTCTGTTACCGTGACAGCAAAGGGCCAGTACCTATTTAGTTTGCGTAGGCTTTGTGTAATTTCATTGTAATCATAAGTTTGACTGTCAAATAAGAATGATGAAAATCCGTTGTCAGGCAGAACAGCATAATCTAAAACAGTGCCAAATGGCATAGTATCAAACGCTCCGCCTTCGTAACGTTTATCTAAACTTAGTAGCGGTTCGGTTATGCCGTAGATGTTACCTTCTGGGGTAAGTGTTAACCCTTCAGGCAAGACCCCATCGCCTTCTGCGATAAAATATTCTAGCTCGTCGCCTGCTGGAAGGTCTGTGTCTTGTGCAAAGAGGTTGTAATCTACTAACTGATTGTCTAACACAAACAGCAACCCGTTGTTACCGACTGCTAGCAATCCAGGAGGAGTGCGCCATTCTGGCTCGTCGGGTCCTATTACTGTAATCTTAAAAGTTCTGTCGTCGAATATTCCGCAACTTGACGCCCTTAGAACAAACGTGTACAAGGTATCGCGCTGTACTTCATACGCAAGTCCGACAATTTTATCACCCTCTAATCTTGTTCCAGTCGGAAGATTTCCACTGATCAACTCTACTTCAATATCATCAAAACCAGTTGCCAGAGGAAGCAGTATCTGAACCTTATTTCTTTCAACAAGTATTGATAGTTCTTGCCCGTTTGGCACTTTCCATAGTGAAGTAGACATTAATCGATTCCTTTATAATATTTATCGTAATATCTTGTTTAGAATGAGCCTATGTCAATCAAAATAGGATTTGGATCATCAAACGTTCCCATATCGACGGTAGTACCAAAGATAAGATATTCGAGAATGTTATTAGCTTCGAGGTCTATTTTCCCAAAGTCCCAGCTGTTTAATTCACCGTACTGCGCAAATTCCCTAACATCGATTCCATAAACTAATCCAGTTAGGTTACCAACAAATGTTCCTTCTATTGTGTTTGCGTTAGTTATATTAAACCCTTGTGCATCCAGGTTGCCGCCTAGTTGCGGGGTAGTATCAGTAACGAGTTCACTTGATGTATTTGTGATTGTTAGCGTATTACCTACAATAGCAGTTTCGATGCCCGCGCCGCCATTAATGTTTAGGCTAGCAGTCTCTTGCAGCATAATGCTACCAGAGTCACTAACAGCTAGCAATGTCTTTAAGCCGCCATTGGCGTTGACAGTAACTTGATCGTTAGTTGAATTTAATGTAATGTCTGTGCCTGCTACTAATTTCTTAAATTGTAGTTCGTAGCCTTGCTTTTTCGCAAAGAGTCCTTCGCCTACTGCACCAATATTTGCTGCGGTTGTTTTCTCGTCATCACGTAGATCAATTTCTTCAAAATTTTGATTTATTTTAATAAAGGCTTCGCGTAGATCGTCGCCCGTGCCGTCATTCGCTACGTTGCCTATATTGATTAGTTCTACTGCCATTTTATTCTCCGTATTTCATATTATGCGTTCAGGTCTGCCCAACTTCCATTTGAATAACCTTGGAAAGTTTGAGTAGTTAGATTATAAATCATATCTCCGTCACCGGGCAATGATAACTCGTCACGCTGTGCTGTTGTAAATTGTGCTAGTCTAAATGGCGAATTGCCGCTGTTTGTACTAGTAATGTCAGCAGGATCAATGCTGGTCCCGTTTACTATCAAGTTACCTACATTAACTGTTCCGAACGCAGTAATGTCTTCAACCTCGTCGATGCTGTTTGATTGCAAAAACAGTGTATCAGCATTGGGAAGTTCTTTAATTTCATACCCTGTTTCAGTTGAAACAATAACTAGTGGTACTCTGTTTGCCATTTTTAATTCTCCTGTTATTGTATTTATAGATTGTTTATATAAGCAACAAACTCAGCGTAGGTGCCCGATGCTGATACTGCTGACTTTAACTCGTCAATACTAATATATCCCGGAATAGTTCCGTTAACGCCATCAACTAGTAACGTGCTGTCGTCTGCAAATACGCTGCCAACAACATCGATTACTTGTTGTATCCCGCCGCCGATGCGCAACACGCCACCAGAATCCACTTCAATCCGTGTTCCGTTGAGGTATATGTAATCTTTTACATACAAGTCTGCCCATTGTTTGTCAGCAGCACCCAAATCTCTTGTGCCGTCTGCGTCTGGCATTAAGCTAGCACCAGTATTGCCAGGATCTATATTTTGTCCAGCGTATAGTTCATCGAAATTAGCATTAACTTTTGTAAATGCTGTGCGCAACGGATCACCATCTCCATAATTTGGCGATGAGCCTACTGCAATTGTTTGCTTAGCCATTTGATTTACCCTTCATTACTTCGATTTTGAGTGAGTTGTTGACAGCCATCACCTTGCGGGCCTGGCTGTCTCTACTGTTAGTCACCTTTGCTTTATTAGATTTAGCAAGTTTGTTAGTGCTTATTTTTTTATCCATTAGTGTTTTCCTATTACTGCTTCTATAATGCCTTTTTCAACAGTTGTCTTGTCTTCTAGTGACTTGCCGATGATAGTACCTGCTTTTGGATCATTATTTACAACCGCATAACCTGGGATAGCACTAGTAACTAGTATGTCTCCCTTTTCAACCTTGCCCAATACCTTGCAAGGAACACGTCCTTGCAGAGCAAGCGGCACAACGTTGTCACCTTCTAAGTGACTATTCATTAGTGTTGCTGGATTAGTTGATACAACCCCAGCAACTCTTCTATCGTTGTGCGTGGTTGTAACAGTTACTTCGTCTGCTCCGCCAAATATTAATACTGTACCTGGCTCATATGCTTCATCTGCTAGGTAGTTTTCTGCAAGGTCAGCGTAGTAAGCTTCGAGCGCAGTACCATTGAACAGTGTTGCGTATACTGTATTATATTTCAGTGCTGCGGTGCCGATGTTGTAAGTATTGTTAACGTCAGGCACAATTCCGGTAGCAGTAACAGTTAACGGAGACGCCCCATTGGCAATAACTTTAACAGTAGTAGTACTACTAATATTTTGGCCATTGAATGTCGAAGCGTACATTGTATTGTACTTTCTCGAAGCTGATCCAACATTGTAAACATTGTTTAGATCCGGAATAACACCAGTTCCACTGAATATAAACGGCACAACTGAAGAGCCAGTTCCTGCAACAACTATGCCAACTTCTCCAGTTGTAGTTTTACTTGACCCAATACCAATTGAAATACCAGTTGCTTCCGCACCAATTTCACCAGGTGCTTGAATAAAGCTTGAGTGAATCCAGTCAACTCCAAGCCTGCTCTCGCCTGCTAGTGCCGACGCAGCTTGAGTAGTACTTTGAGTAACTCCGGTTCCGTTGATATTAACACTGCCCGGAATGTTAATTGTCGGGCTTACGCTGCCGGTTGCAGTAAGTATAATACCTTGACCCGGCGTCTTAACTGTTAGCGTAGTTCCACTAACTGCTAATACCTCAAAACTTGGGTCAGCGCCAACAATTACGCCTTGTGCTTGGATTCTACCAGTTGATGTTGTCTTGACAATTGAGTTATTCTCGCCCGTTCTTGAAACATTTGAGATACCATAGGTGCCTGTTCCTGTTTTTATAAGGGCTTCGCCTGGATCGTTTATTGCTGGAACAATCGTAACGAAGTCGCTGTCTAAGAGTCCACCACCTTCGTTGATTACTGTACTAAATGCTACTGCACTTGCTGCACCTGTGCCTGCTGCACTTCTACCTAGTACAGTGTCGGTAGCTAAATGGCGCAGCTTTTCTGCTGAAATACCGTCTGATGTACTTGTGGCAGTTTTAAGCTCGAGCCATCCGCTAGTTGCGGTAAATTCAGCTGAGTTGAACGATGCAACGCCTCTATCTGATTGCGTAATACCAGTAGCGTTTGCTCTAGTAGTGGCAGCATTTAGTGCTAGCTTCGATTGAAGTATGCCAGCAGTTGCGTTAACATCGGCATTTAGGATAGTGTTTGACTTAATTTGTAGATTCAGTGATGTTGTTCTGCCAGTTGGCTGTCCTCCACCATCAGTTGGCACTGATCTAGTAGCAGTTATTGAGATATCACTGCCTGCTGCTTCTTGACCATTGACCCATTCGTCGTGTGGACCATCAACTACTGTTGCTTCTGCTCCGCCTAATACCTCAATAACATCAACACCTGATTGTATTGTACCTGAAGTTGCGTCGTAAATGATCCAAACAACATCTTCACCAGTTGGCAACGTGTCACTATATAGATCTTGAATAGTACCCGTTGCACCTGTGCTGTTGCCTGTAAAGTTGTCACCTACTTCAAATGGTCCACTAACAACGCTGTTGCCATCAACTGCAATGATCTTGTAACCTGACCCAACTGCTAGGTGTCCGTTGTCTACTCCGTCAAAAAACGTGTCAACAGCCGATTCAAATGTGTTATAATCGTCTCTTGCAGTGTCTACATATGCCTTTGTAGCAGCGTCACTATCGCTGTTTGGAGCACTTAGGTTAGTAATTGTGTTGCTACCTGCGTTAAGGTCGTCTGTCATGGGCACAATACCGTTGGCTGCCAGTACACCTGCTCCTAGTCTATTACTTACTAGAGTATTGCTAACATCAAATCCTAGTCGTCTATTCACATAGCCCCTGACAGCACTTTCAACCGGAACAGTGTCAGTTGCGTTATCGGCCATTGCACTATCAGTTGAGAATTCAGTAACAACAACGCCGCGCTTGAAGCCTAATCCGTCAACATCCGAAAGCGCAATGCTAGCTGCAAATGTAACAGTACCGGTACCTTGGTCTACACTAAAGAAACGACCTACACGGAATACACCGTCTTGGTCTGTCGATGCATAAAACACCCTTCCTTTGCCGCGTTCGTCTACTTCTCTATCCTGCGTAGGTTCTTGTGCAGGAACGCCGTAGATTACGTTTGGATAGTTTGATGTATTAAATCCGCCTGTGCCGATATCTAAGAAGTCATGTCCTGTAACACGACAAGTTGAAATATTAATAGTAATATCGCCTGGCGCACCGTTTGCTAGTCCTGCTCTAAGAGTAACAGTATCAGTTCCAAGTGTCACTGGTTCTGACAATCCATTGCCGCCAGTTGGCGTAGAGTTAATTTCTACGCCAGTTGCAAAGATATCAACCAAGGCGTACTCATTAGTTTCAGATGGCTCTACTTCAACTCCGCTTTCTACTCCACGATAATTAAACATGTAGTATTGCTTGCCGCCCCAAGTAAATATCGGCGCTTCAACTAAGGTTTCAGCTACCCATCCTGCTGGTCTATTTGCTTCGGGAGTTCTAGCGTTATTGTTTAATCTAAAGACTTCATTTTCGTCAGCGGCTGCTACTACTGCTAATACTGTATCACCGATAGTATCACCTAAAGTAGTACCTCCGCCAATCAGTCCAGGAGTAGTTAATTGTGCGTTAAATTGGTCGACAATTATGCGAATAAAGTCATAAGTTTCGTCTAGTCCAACCAACGTTTGGTCAACTGCTAATTCTTCATTGGCTAAATTCTGATCACCAAAACTGATAGTTCTGTAAACAGTACCTGGATTTTCATCAAAGATTAATGCTGTACTTGGACGAATTGTTAATGTACCAGTGTCACTAATGTCATCGAGGGTGTGTAATTGATTTTTTCTATAATCAATTACCGTCCCAAAAGGAACACGATCGTTAAGGCCGTCGTTGCTAAACTGTTGATTGCCAGTTGTTTGATTTAGTTGCCATACTCTGCCGTCGTAAACCGGAGTTTGATTGTCTACTGCAATTGTACCAGTTATGCTAGCTGCTGTAATTGCGCCTGCAATATCTACTGCATCAATAGTAATTGTTGCATCGTTAGCAGGCGTTCCGCCACCTAAATCAGCGCCTGAAATTACAAATACATCAGCTGCTTCATAGTTTGTACCAGCTGCATTAATATTAACACTATAGCCATTGGTTACTGTTTTGGTAATTGTAAAGACAGCGCCTGCGCCAACACTAGGAATACTTAGTGGAGTAATAGCGTAACCTGTCGATCCGTTAACATCTTCGTATGCACCCATAGTAACGTTGATTAAACTTGCGTTGGCAACTTCATATCTGCTGCGCAAGTTCGAAACAGGGTGATAAACATCAAATTCTGATCTATTAGCAGGGACATCTTTGAAGTCGTAAATGTGTATTCTTAATAATTCTTCTAAGTTTTCGTAGCCTGTGCTGTTAACCGACACCGGAGTTGTTGCTCCTAGTGGTGCAACTAAGGCGTCGCTTGTATTAAATGCACCAGTTGCGTTTATTAAGAAGATTCTATATTGATCATTTGTTGTTGTGTCAATAGCTACTGTGCCGGTTGCTCCCGAAGTAGACTGCGTAACAGTGTCGCCTGCGGTAACACTAACCGGAGTATCGAGATAAAGTATAACATCCGCTTCAAACGCACGCCCTGGCATTGCCATATCCTCGCTTAGGAGAATTCTGTCAGGGATTTCGTTTGGATCAGCCCCTTCAGCAACTAGACCAAAGTTACCATATGAGTTGTTGCCTGTTAGTGATCTAATTTGCGAACCGTTTTTTGCATAATAACCTGCGTGTGCGTAGTAAGTAAACATAGACACCATTTCTGATATGGCGCCGTTTACACAAATAAGTCCGTAACCTAAGTCATTGATTTGCGTGTAGTCGTTGCCGAGTATGCTTCGGTTACCAGCAGTCTGCAAAGTAACTGGAATCGGAGTAGTAAAGTCGTCTAGATCAACACCTGTGTCGAGATTACTAGTAACACCTGTAAATCCAGCGCCGCCGTTTGAGTTAGGATCCAATATAAGCTCTGCTGTACCAGTAGCTGGGTCATACTGAGACACTGCGTTAACTTGGAAACGCCTACCGTCGATGTAAAACGCACAAGGAACTTCGGGTCTACGAATAAACAAGCCTTCTGGTTCGCTTTGACTACCGAAGCTTGATACCGACAGCTTGAATACATCAGCATCTACTCTGCCTTCAACTCTTGCAACAGTATTTCCGACAAATGCGTCAACAAACATACCACCTCTAAAGGCTTGTGTATTTAAGCTTTGTGAAAAGCTTGAGCAAGACTGAATAAATGGTGACTTTGTAATGATTTGACCGTCTGGGTCAAGTGTTGCCATAAATCCACCTTGTCCTTGAACTGTAATATTTCTTAAAATAGTACCGTTGTTCAGCAAGAACACATCAATTTCTGAGTTATTCTTTGGTGGGTTATAGTTAGAATCATAAGCATATGTAATTATGCCCATTAAACTAGAAGCAGTTGCAGTCGGTCCTGCAATTACTGTCCAATAATCAGCAATCTGACTGCCACTTCCAAAGCTTGGACCAAAGCTAGTATAACTTGCTGTACACTGATAGTATACCCCGGACACAACAACTCTGTCACCGAAGAAATAGTTAGTGTCAACTGTCCAAGCTGCTGGGTCAGCACTGCCGTTTGTTAAGTACGGATCGGTGATGTAGCCAGAAATGCCATTAATTATTGCAGGCGAGCTGCCATCAAACAAGTCCGGAATAAGATCAGTAACTAAGTAAGTCAATGCGGCAACAGTTTCAGATCCAGTACCAGTACTGTTAGCTAGTACTCTGGCATTTTTGAAGTATTTGTTTTGCGCTCCAAGGGTGAACTCGATGTTGCCTGCAGTTATGTCTTGTATAATTGCTTCGATTACTTTTCCAACATCAGTGAAGTAACTTATTCTACTGTACGGAGCAGTTAACAATGACGAATTATCGGCTTCGAACTTCTCAATAAATTGTTCTTGTAAAAACTTCTTGTTATCAAGCAGTATTTGAGCAGCGGCTGACCACTCGCCTACGTTGTTAATTGATCCGCCACTAACAACACTTCTTGCTCTTGCAGGATCTTCAAGATAATGTCTGCCAAAATATCCATCTACTTCTTGAGTTAATGGATTAACATAAGCCGTGCCGTTTGGTACAGTGTCAACAGTAAGTACAACAGTTGGGCCGCCGTGTGCGCCTATAACACTATCAGGAATAGTAATTCTATCACCTACTTGGTAGTTCTCGCCGCCACTATAAATGGTACTAATAGTAATCGATCCGTCAATCTCTACAATTACATCAAATTCAGCACTTGAACCAAGTCCGTCGGTTGTAAAATCTGTGTCAGTGAGTGTGTATGTCTCTGGCGCAGATACTGCTGCTCCGCGAACGCCGTTGACGCCTGTGTTTGCTAATCCGCCTAGCGCAGTTATGTTTGATAATCCCAATACTAAGCCGTCAAATTCTGCATCTCTATAGAAATATAAATCAGAATAGCGTGATTGTGACACTCTGTCTTTTGGACGAATCTTAACTCTTCTAAATTCGTCACCTTTAATAGACACGTTGTTCGGAACACGTATTGGAAGATCTTCTTCGTAGATACCTGTTTCAACAAAAATAGTGATATTAATTTCTTCTACTGCATTTCCGTATTCTAATTCTTCACCTGCCTCGAACTCAATCGGCTCTACTAATTGTACTTCGGCAGCGTCAACAGGAGAACCATTAATAACTGAATCGTCTCTAGTATAAGCAATAATTTTACCTAATGCGCCGCTTGACTTGCCACGAATTAGTTTGCCTGGAATAAGGTCTTGATTATTTGGGTTAGCTTGATCAATTCCCACACCGTCGTTGTTAATATTAATCTTGTATGTTGAGACACCGTCAACTACTGCCGGTGCAGAAAGTGCGCCATCTTCAATGATACCGATAATATCATTAAATCTAGCTTCGATTACATCGTCGGCAAGGGCGTCGGGTGCTAGACCACTGTCTGTGTATTGTGCAATTTTATCTTGTCTTGAGTTTGCGTATGCGATATTTGTCAAAATATTGTCAATGACTAAACTACGAGCAAAAGTAATGCCTGCTACGGTTTCAGTTAGCTGCTCGTTGATTGCTTTCCTTGAACTAGCACTGGCATAGTATCTAAGGCCTGCGTATCTTGATAGATAGTTGGCATTGTTGCCAACTAATGCATCAAGTGATACTGATTGTAAAATTAATTCTACGTCGTGCTTGCGAAGCACTTGGTTATATGCTAGAGTAGGATATGTTTCGTTGATGTAGGCAATAGTTTCCTCAGAAATAAATTCTAGATTTTCTAGAATTAATGCTCTAGCATCAGTACGATTCGGATCAACCGGAGCAGTGACTCCTGCTGTTACAACTCCGGCAGCTACCGTGCCTTCGCTGCGTGTAATTGTTTGCGAATATGGTCCTAGTTCTAATCTAGAAGCTAAAATAGTTTCTTCGGCTTGTTCACACGCTGCGTTAATAGTTCTAAACGCTGTTGATTTGCTGCGTCCTTCTCTGCCTGGAGGAGTGTTTGACTGATCGTCACTTCCGGCAGTTGATACAAAAAAGTTAACTGTACTAAACGATGCTAGATTGTCAGCATAGAGCTTAGTAGCAGCTTGTAAATCATCACGTCCTATAACTTCGCCCAGTCCTGACAACTCGCCTGGATGATCTGACAGGTAAAGCGGTCCTTCCATGGTGTCGCCCTGGCGCCTTACAATTGATTTACGCGGCAGTGCTACGTTGTCGAGCCAGTTGCCTGCAAGTGATACGTCATATGCAGCATCAATGATTGTAAAAGTACCACTTCCGCCTGATATAAGCAAGCGACTAGTATCATCAATTGCGCCCGCTTCAGTAGAGTGTAAACTGATAGTGTCATCATCTCTAACTCTGATGTAGTATTCGCCACCTGTTACTAGTGCAATTGGATCTGGGTCAGTGCCTGATGATCTAAATATAAAAGCGGCTCCGGTACTTGACTGAGTAAGACCGTGGCTTATGATTTCTAAGTTTCCTAGGTCTGATCCTGTTCCTGTAGTAAGGTCTGTTGCCGTTAGAGTGTACTGACTTATAGTTTCTGGCTCGTCTTCTAGTCTAACACCCTCTCCTGGAATTGATTTTTGTTGATAATTTTGATCAGCAAAGCCTTTATCAATCACAATATCATCAAGTGTTAGGCTAAGTCCGTGTACCGAATTGAATACGTTTAAGCTTGATTGTGATGTGTCAATATTTGCCATCGTTGCGCCCCCACCATTTAGCGGGCCGCCTAGTGTAGGAGCAGAATCATTCTCAAGTCTAGTCGAAATACTTCTGATAATTAACTTTCCTGTTTCGGAAAAGTTAAATCCAATAGTATCATTTGAACCGTCGAACGCATTGTCGCTAGCAAGTTCAAGAAAATCAATACCTGTTGCATCTGTTCTTGCTACTGGAACTTTATTTTCGTTGCCTTCGTAGGTATTTGGTGTATCGCCTAGATCAATAAATCCAATCTGTCCACCGATACCAAATACAGCATACAGTTCCTGAAAGTTTTCGTTTACTTTCTTAAAGCTTTCGCGAATACTGTCTCCAGTTCCGTCGTTTCCTTCAATGCCGATATCAATTATTTGTTTTGCCATTGTTTATTCCTTAAAATAAGTCCATATTAAAGTTTACGCTTACACCGCATCCGCAAGCAGATTGCGCATTTGGGTTGCGAATTTCGAAGTTTGAACCAACTAAACTCTTTACATAGTCAACTTCTGTTCCAACTAAGAACATTGTACTTGCTGCGCCGATTACAAAGTTTGCTGCGTCGCCCGCTACTACTATTTCGTCGTCTTTTTCTACTTCTTCGGCTGTTTTAACTGTTCCCCAGTCGTACTCAAAGCCAGCACATCCGCCGCCCTTGATGTTTAGACTAACTCCCCATACGTTATTCTCTTCGCATAGCGATACAATCTGTGTTTTAGCTGCGTCTGTTAGTGTGCAAATGTTCATGTAATTTACTTCCTCATATGTATTTATCGTGTGTTTTTATAATCTTTATGTAAATATAGTTATGTTCTTAAGAGAAATAAAAATCAAAACCCGGCATGTTAGAAAGAGCAAATTAGGCTCAGAACACGAGTATTTTCGTGTAAAGACTTATGCTCAATTTAGATGCGATAACTGTGATGTAGACTTTTCAAGAGAACGCGGAAAGATGGACCCTAAGCGCCTAAGCAACAACTATTTTCATGTGTGCAACGACTGCGATGCTAAAAGATTCGCACAGAAAAAAGGTGTTGAACGCAAGCAGGTCTGGAATCTCTCCGCGAGCTCGATATTACCTATTGGTAAACTTTGATTATGCTTCAGGCTTTATGAAAGTCCATATGCCCCACGCAATTGCTGCGTAAGCAATGTATACTGCGATTGGCTGAAATACGATAAATCCTACACCCGCTGCAATTAACATAGTACCGTCCCAAGTTGATCTCTCAGACCAACGTGCCATGCCCCAATCTTTAATTATTCCAAACATTATACTTCTCCTTTGACAAGTATTTATCGTGGATTGTGTGATTTGATTGCAGTAGTAAGGCTATTAGTGGCAGTTTCTTGTCGTGTTGCCTTGCGTTCGAGTACTGTGATAGCAGCTCTCATCTTGCGAATTTGATCTTCCAAACTTCGAACATAAGTCTGCGTAGGTATTTCTTGAGTGCTGCCGTCTTCGGCAACAATCTTATAAGAGTCAACGCCCTGTGCTTTTAACCCACCAGTTACTCTGTTTGGGTTCTTATCGTTTGTGGCATCCGGCGCATTACTGCGTCCGTACATTTTGTTTAAATATGTCATACAGTATTTATAATATCACCGGCTGTCAAATCATCAATGCGATAGTAGTATTTGCACCTCTTGTATACAGTCTTTATTTCGCCAGTCATCTTCTAAAATAGTTTTGTCGCTGTTGCACTCTAAACATAGTGTTTGAATGTTTTCTGGTGAGTCGTCGCCACCGTCTGCCTTGCGAATAATGTGATCGCCGACAACACGGTTGCGGCACAGTCTACTAAAAAGAGCAGGGTCTTGTTCTTCAATATGCAGATAATTTTTACGAACCTCTTCACGTGCATCTTTGCTACATTTAACACATATCCATGTTCGATGATGGGTATGCGGACGATCTATTCTACCAGTGCCTCCGAACTCACGCAGATTTTTTTGATGTGCGCGGCACAATAGATTCTGCCCAGGTCCTGTCTTTTGTGTTAGGGGGCTATTACAGCCCTCTACAGTACACGTTAGACCTTTTTCAAGTTGCTGTTTAAGCTTCTTTGGACTTTTCTTAGGTATGTCTTCCCAGATTAACATTAGAACAAATCCGCAGCAGGTACAGTATAGTATGTTTCTCTATAGTAAGGAACCTTAACTCCTGCTTTTGCAATTTGAGCAATAAGGAATGTATTACCTAGTGGCTTTTCTGGGTAACGAATGCCTAGCAAGTCCAACCCATTGCGCACTGCATCGCGATAGTAGTCTTGATAACTAGTCTTAGCACGACTCCAAAGGTCAAGACTGTCAAAGTCACCATGTCCTACTACTTTAAGTGCGTTAGCGACATCTCGAATATATTTGTCAGTTACTTCAATGTCAGGATCTGCATTGCACAGTTTAAAATATTCGTACAACATCCAAGCTTCTTTAGGCTGTACAGGTCGATTGCTACGACACACTGCTGTAAAATATTGTGTAAAATATTTTGTAATAATAGGTGTGTAGTTTTTAGTATCCATGAGCTCTGGTATACGTGTTAGCGCACCCGGCATTTCGGTATCATTAAACTTTTCATGTGTAGCAAACATCTTGGCACTTTCAAGCCATTGTTGCTTTTGTTCTGCTACAATCCAGTTAGGAATTGTTGATCCATCTGTGCGTACACCAAATACCATTTGCTGATATTTGTCAATTGCATCTAGTGGGCGTTTGCCTTCACCATTTGCTGCCATAAACACTCGACGCATTTCGTCTTTATGCGAACTAGGATAAATTACAATAGGAACTTCACATTTACTAATATCTTCATTCATTACCATACTTGCAATAATAAACAATACAATAGCAGTATGCTGGCCATCCCAACATACATACTTACCCGAACACGCTGGATCTTCGTACACGCGAATCGGTTCTGCTTGAATTGCCCAAAACTGATCTAGAATGCCCATTGCCCAGTAAAACACTAGCAACCGTTGTAGGGTTGTGTCAATTGCAATTTTGTCTAGTGTAGTTGTTTGTGCAGAAGCTAGTGTAATATCTGTCCACTTAGTATACTGCGGATTGCGTTCTTTGAAGTCTTCGATACTATCTTCAAGAACACTCTGCAAGTAAGTTTCGTTGTCTACTACACTGCGCAGACGCTGTTTGAGATTAACGTAGTGTGATTGTTGCTTAGAAAACTGCTGATTAATTTTATCTGCGTACGGAGTTGCTGTCATTAAATTCATCATATTATTTGCCTTTGTTTTAAGTTATACTTAAAATATAGTGCCAAAGAAATCGGATGTCAACTGAATTATTGGTTCATAAGCCAAAGAGTATAATGCTTTGGCACAAAATAAAAATATTCTACTACGTCGTCACCTGCTTCAGTTATAACGCATTTTACTATTTTAGCTTTTCGCAGAAACAATCTTCGGTTAGACGCCCAGCATCTCGCAAATGGATGATAGCATCTTCTCTCAATAGCCTGGACTGATCGCTCTTTGATTAACCAGTCTCCAAGGGTTTCAGATGTTCGGTCATCTATAATTTGGTTGACTTCGTGCATATCATTCATTCCCATTAAAAACCACCAGTAGTGCTGCTTATGTGGTTGATCTTTTGTATTCATATAATATATTATACCACTTCTTTTAGTGAATGTCAAGTACTTTAGATAAGTATCTATATGAAATACTACGTATACCAACTTATAGACCCTCGTTCGAACACTGTCTTTTATATAGGCAAAGGAACTGGTAACAGGGCACATACCCATAACCAGTTCACGGATGGCAATAATAACTATTATAAAGACAGTCTTATCAAAGAACTACACAAGCAAGAACTAGAACCTGTAGTAGAAATAATAAAATATTTTGTCGACGAGCAACTCGCATATGATTATGAAGAACACTTAATAGAAACCATAGGCATTAGTAATTTGACTAATATTACGGAAGGTGCCCGACCCCCCGTTAATAGAGGCGCTGACAACGGGTTTTATGGAAAAACTCATACACCAGAAAATAAAATCAAGAGCGGAAATTCAAACAGGGGCAAAGACACAAAGACCTTAGCAGGAAGAAACAGCATATCTGCGTCGATGAAAACGCGGTGGCAAGACGAAGACTATAGAAAACAACAGATAGAACTGCTTGAGTCAAGAAAAGGCGAAAAGAGATCTAGTGCTGCCATCGAATCTTATAAAATAGCAGCACAACAGAGGGTAAAAGATATGTCTCCAGAAAAAAGATCAGACATTTCAAAAAGGGCTGCTGAGACTAGAAAGAAGAAATACGAAGGAATGAAGAGAAAACAATATATAGATGACGCCGGCAATAAAAGATTTACATATGTTGCTGTTTAAAGTATTCGTATAACTGAATGCTCGACAAGTTCTTTGCCTTCGACTCGCACATAATATCAGAATATTGCCAAAACTCGTATATTAGGTCACTAAGGGCGTGATTGGTATAATAATCACTATGCGCTCTAAGTTTCCCTCGCTTGTAGCCTGCTGCTAGTAAATCATCCATTACAGGAAGTTTGTCTGCGTCTAGTAGGTATTCTTCTCTGCTAGCAGAATAGTGCATTGCAGGACGAACACCTCTCCAACTTTCTAATATTTTTTGATAACGGTCATCGTTGGGATACATATGTTCGCCGGAATGTATGAAGTGATGGTGGCTATCAAATACTAACGCAGCATGATCAGCAAGTTCAATTAACTGATCGACTCCGCAGGAATATTCATCATTTTCGAAAGTAATAACATTTCGCGCTTCGGGTGTTATTTTTTTTAAAGCTTGCTTTACGCCCTCTACTCCATTGCGTCCTGACACGTGAATGTTACACTTAAAGTCTTGGAATTGCTTGCCATAGCCCATCCATCGTATTACGTCTACGTGGTACTCAAATTCTTCTATGCTACGAAGGACAACATCTTCACGATCAGATGCGAAACAGCAGAACTGGCCAGGATGCATAGACAAGCGAACATCAAGCTCACGTGCAATCTCACCCACGCGACGGAACGCTCGTTCACAATACCCTTGTGTATCGCTAAGGCGCCAAAAATAACTCCAACTAGACTGAGTATAAACAGGCAAAACGTCACTTCCAAGGCGGACCATTCGTAAATCATGTGGCAGAGATCCTACGTATCTAACTAAGTTTTCAAAACTTTGTATATTGTGTTGCATTAAGTCCCACAGGCGCTCTTCGGCAACATCGCGAGTCTGTCGATTGAGCCAAGAAACTGTTGTAGAACGATTGTTAAGAGGCCGCTGATACTCTTCGAGTAGCTGCTTCTTAATTGATTGGTCAGGGTACATGTACTTACACGCAAAACCGATCCGCTGTATTGTATTGTTAAACATATTTTATTATAACACTCTTCTTTGCTAGAGTCAATGCCAATTTTGAGATACCCAGTCGTCGGCGCACTGGTGAGGACTAGGATCTCCGTGAAATACTGCAATGCTAGTGTCGTCTTTGATAGTGGGCGTACCAGCCGTGACAAATGTTCGTTGTCCTTTCGCGACTCGTGTTAACTGGGGATTGTCGCGCATCTCCCATTTGTAGCTTTGTATCCATTCATCGGGCCAAAAGTCAAATGCATTTGTAATGCAAGATCTCATCCAATCTTGATCTCCGTGGAACCTTGGCATAACGTGCTTGGGACGAGAAATAAAGTCTCTGTACACTTTTACATGTTGGCCAGTTTCTAGTCGAAACACGCTGCTGTTAAACTTTTGATAATTCTTAATCATGCGACGGTTAAAATCTCGTATAATTAAAAACTGTCCGGGTTTGTGCGTAAACAAATAGTCGATATTTCTGAAAATAATTAGATCGAGATCTAAGAACAATAGAGTACCTTCGATCCCTAGCAGTGGATTAAAGAACAGTGGCTTGTACCACCATCCTTTAATGTCATGGTGTACGTCCAAAGGCATTATCTTAATGTCGGGATTTATGCCTTTGGGATGTTCAGTAAAACATACAAATTCGTGATCAAGTGTAAGGTGCCTTGACACCATGCTATGTAGTTTGTTAACGTATTCGGCGTCATATTTGTCACCGTACTTTAAACAAATTACATAGCGTTTAGGTTGAGTGCCATTAATAGCACGTTCTTGTGCCTTTCTCATCCGTCTTTGATGCTTAGTTTCGGCCATTAACTAAACAAGTCTTCGGCCAATTCGCGATGACCTTCTCGATACGCCATGTTGCTCTGAGTTTCACGCACTTCTACTTTAAAACACCACAAACGCTTTGCTTCTGCCTCACCCCACATATCAGGAATATAAACTCCATTTACATATTTGTAAAGTGTATCAGCAAGGCCTTCGCAGCCTAACTTAGGAAGGATTGTTAGCTTGGCCAGCTTACGCCGTTCCATTTCCTTATAGAATTCTAGTTCTGGGTCGTCTTCGGCAACCAAAGTAGTGTGATCAAACTGATCTTTTAACACTGCTTTTAGCTCTTTTAGTCCGCCGTAGTCAGCAACCCAATTACGGGCATCTAACTCATTTGTACCAAAGTAAAATTTCATACTAAATGCGTAGCCGTGATTCATGTTACAATGTGAATCCGCGCGCCACTGTCTGTAAGCGCACGGAAACTCGTCAATGTATTCTTTTGTACTTACATATTTGTATATAATAGGTTGTACCATAATGTTTACTCCTTAAAAATGTGCGGAATATTTATAGAGGGTCGAACATTAGTCCTCTAACTTTATAGTAGCAGTATTTACATTAAAAGTCAAGAAGTTTTTATCTTTTCTTCAACCGGGAGTTCTTCTCGTATTACAGCAATCTCTTTCTTAACTTCAACTAAATTTTCTTCTGTATTGACCATAATACTCAGTACCCGATGAATGGCTGTTAGTGCCCACCACCACCATCCCACCATTACTGTTGCCATGATTATAATGATAGCCATAAACGTTGATTGAACTAAATTGTCCCAATCGAAGTAATGAGTCATAATTATTACACCAAGTGCAGTAAATGGCAGAACAAATCCTGCCCATCTCCAGAGAGCTACCCCTAAACTCAATCTTTTAGCTAATAGTTTTAAATTTACCATTATCATCTCCTTGTTTGCTTAAATATTTATTCAAACAACCTTGAGAATTATAGTGTCGCTATTGAACCGTCCGTTTAGTTTTGTGTCAGTTGTAGTCAGTTCTTCAAGGAACTTGCGAAGTTTTACTTTGCCTGCCTTCTTAAACTCTTTGAGAGTCTCGTCGGGCTTGCGCAGTGTCTTTTGTACACTTGCTGTTGGGTCGAACCCGATTAACGAAGTGCCTTTAACTCCAAGTGATGTAGAATGAGCGTCGACTACGTACTTACCAAGCTTGCGAGTTTTTACATTAAACACCCAAACTTCGGTAGCATCAAGCAAGTCAATCGGGTTAGCACTTACGAGCTTGTACTTGTCGTCTGCTTCGAGATACTTGAGCTTGGCGATTAGCTTTTCTTTGCTAGGCGCTTTCTTAACGCGAGGCTTGCGGCTAGCTTTGGCAGAGTCAATAACCATGTCACATTCTGCCATCAGCGTCTCGAGCGACTCGAGCCATTTCTTAGCATCTACTTTGCGCAGGTATGCGTAACCGTCACGCATCTGCTGAGCGTAATCTGCCTTTTGCGCGTCTTTGATCTTTTTAATCGCAGCTGGTGTTGGCATGTTCACTACGTCTTGTGCTTCTTTTAGCTGTGCTTCGTAGGTTTTCTTAATCTTGCGAGCGTGTGCTTGCGAAACCTTTTTAATAGCAAAGTGGGCAGCAAAGTCGAAGCTCTTTGGATCGAAGTTTTTAGGATCGGTAATGAACTCGTCAAACCAAGCTTCGATCTCTTCACACGCTTCGTCTGCTTGCTCAGTAATACGTTCCTGGATAGTAGGAACATGTACGTTCTTCTTGGTCTTTTCTTCTTTCTTTTTCTCAGCAGCAACAGCTTTGCCTTCGACAACTAGCCGAGCAAGGAACTTGTCAAAGCCTTTTTCCATTTCTTCAGGAATAAGTATAGGTGCAACTTCACGCAATTTTGCTACTGTTGCCCAATGACTCCAGCCGCCAGTTTTCCAGTCGGGCAATTTGTTAATAGCAGCAACTTCGTCTTTTTTGAGGTTGTTGCGAATATAATCCTTGACAGTCTTGCCCCATTCGCGACCCTCGATTTCGTAATGTACATAGAACTTAGCGTGGTTCCAGCTGTTAGTTGGAATAGCGTTGATTCCGACTGTACGGCGCGTTGCGCGTACTGTCTTTTTCTTACGAGGTGCTTTTGTCGCCGTTGCTTTACGTGCCATTGATGGGCCCTTTCGTTACGTTCAATATTATTATATAGCCAAATGAGACTAAGTCAACCATATTTTAGATGATAGAAGGTTTCGAGTTCAGGAGTTAGGTAGAAATAATAAACTACTGCAACCATCTCGTCCGGGAACATTAGTCCGTCGGCACGGCCATCTTCACAGTCCCAGTGGTCGCAATTTTTATATAAAAAGTCAAGCCATGGCATATTTTCTTTAGCTTCGTATAGGTGATCAAGATACATAGTGCCCTTTGTTAATGCAAAAGGAACCTTAACGCAAGCAAGCTTATCCAAGTTCGTCTCCCCATTTCAGGAAGAAGTAGGTCTCTCTGTCACCTGGTAAGTCCCACCACGTACACCAAACAGTTTCAAAAGTTTCTGCTTTTTTGTAGTGTTCGATTTTTGCTGGCTCTTTGCAGTGTTCGTATAGATACTTAACCGACTCTCTCTGTCGAAACTTTGATACTGCTATTGAAAACGAAGCGCTGTTATCTGTTGCATAGTATTCGTCAACAGTAAACGTTAGTCTAATCACTATTCTATTTCTTTGCCATTTGCTACTAAGTCGAGTAAGATGCGATACTTGTCATAAGCTTTCTGTAGCCCCGGATGCCGCGCCCGAAGATCTCGTTCAGACTGCAACCGGTCCCACATCTCATGGTCATACGGTTTAAAGCGATCCCTTCCTGATTGCTGATAAGACAGGCAAGAGCACAGGTATTCAAAGCTAGCTTCTTCTAGGGTAATATCAACGCCAACCACTACTTCTTGGTAGCTTGACTCATAGTCCGCAAGCCCCGGACTTTTATACCTATCATAATTATATACGGGCTGCATCCTGTAAAATTTGTGATTACTAGGACTGATTTTTGCTTTGAATTTTTCTTCTAAAATGCGTCGACCTTCGTCTCGTTCCTTTTGGCTCATTGTTTCTCCTTTAGCGTCCGTAGTACTGCCACATCACTGCATTGCAATATGCGTGGACTGCGCCTTCTGTTAGATCACTAGAGTGATCGTGCTGTAGATGTACAGGGTGTCGTAGAAATCCCGGAGGAAACAATTTCAGATTAATTTTCTTGCTTGTAACCTCTTTTGGCGGCTTTTCATCTAGTGGCTGCTTGCACCAGTAGCACATTCCGTCCTGTTCTTTTACGTACTGTTCTCTAATTGTGCGCCGCTCACTTGCACCTGCTTTGCTATAATAAACTGGAAGATTGTATTTAAACGTCAACGTATTTTACTCCGTACTTAATAGCAAACACGTCGCCATATTTTGTATTGTTGGGAATGAAGAATACATCATAGTGATGGCAATATTCTTTGAACTCTGTTTCTTCGAAGTAAACTTTCCTTGCAGCTTTTTTAGCAAGATCGGCATCTACGCCAAGCGTTCTTAGAATAGCAACCCAGTCTGCTTCAGGAGGTTCTAGCCCTACATGTTGCATTATAGATCCGAGTTTTAAAATCACAGCTTTTCGCCTGGCTCAAACCCACGGAACGTTTTAAAACGTGGAAACCGTAAGCTGTAGGTTCCGTCCTGATTCTGTGTAATCGCATCTGCGCGAACTTCAACTAAGCAAGTTACCAAATCGCCGCGGTGTTCCCATAGCTCTTTACGCTGCGCGTCAGTAAATCCACCACCAACATTAACTTTAATTTCTTTTCCGTCATCGAAGCCAGAACATACAAGCGCACCAAGTCTTCCTTCGTTGCGCCCTGTACCTTCTTCGTATCCGACTACCTCAAGTGTAACTTCAATGAACGGTTTGACTTTTAGCCACGAATGTGCTCGTTTGCTCTCGTGCGGCGCATCAGGGTCCTTTACAAGCAGGCCCTCGTAATCAGCAGCAAGCGCCGCCTTATTAAGCTCTTTAAAGCGCATCTGGCCTTCTAGAGTGTCTAAGTCAACATCTTCCCAATCCAGTGCTGTAACGTGCTGTAAGCGGTCGCTATGCTCCTCTGCCCAAGCCTTTGTAATCGCGCTGCGGTAGCTTTGTGGCTTATCCCAGTACCCGTTAAGAAAGGAACCAAGTGGAATAGTATCAAACAGATGCAGGACAGCGTCACTTGCTTCTGAAGTTTCTTTTCGGTGGATCTGCTTCATTAGATCCTGGAAGTTTGCACTCATTACTTCGCCGTCTAATACCAACGGATACGGAACAGGATACTCTCGAATCACTGCTCGAATGTCTTCAATGATATGATCGAAGTTGTGAAGCTGTTTTCCGTTGCGACTGTACAACTGAATGGTGTCTCCGTTGACATCGTGAATGATAGCAAGAACACGAACACCGTCAAGCTTAATTTCAATCTGCTTTTTTCCGACCAGCTTCTTTTCGTGATTTGCGCCATCGTGTGCTAACTGACAAGTAAAAACCGGAATCTTATATTGCGGAAAATCTTTAGCAACTTTGTTAACAGTCTTTTCACTTGCGCCACACCTAAGATCTTTGATAAGAATACGACGATAAAAGTCGTTCCATTGTTCTTGTGTAGCTATGTCCATCGTCAACTGAATAGCGTCTCTAGCAGCGTGTCCAGTAAGTTCACGATGCATTAGCTTATCAGCAAGATCCTTAAACGCAAGCCACGGCAGTCCTTGGCCGTCGTTGGTTTCTTTAACAGGCACTTGCTTAACGCCGAAAGTAACCATAGCATCGAGCGCCATAGTTACTCCTTCGAAGAATTCGTCTAATCCTTCAGTCATTGCATCATGTAAAATAGCTTCTTTATCTAGTCTGCTTGGGTTTAGTTCAAGCTGTTGAATAATATGTTGTGGTTGTGTTCTCATTTGATTTCCTCGTAACCGTTGTGTAAAGATAAATTATAGATCCTTTTGCCTTCTCCGAGCGGAACATCTAATTCGTACTGAAAATCCCCGCAATCAAAATACTCTATCACCGCTCTTTTTTTCCTTCTTAAGAATCGAAAGATAATCCAGTTATCAGTTCGATTCTTAAGTTGTAGTACTGAGGTAGCAGCTTTCATACCTTCTTCCTGAAGGTTGCAAGTCCCAGTCGACATTCAGGTCGACGAAGTCCGGCCCGGATAGTTAATTCACCGGCGCTATTGTATTTGATCAGCCAGTCTCTATATTGACTTTTATACAAATGAATACCAGTGAATCGTTTAATCATATCCTTGGGGTATTCGTGTAGCGCATATTGGTCGGCTACGTACTTCTTTCCTTTGACGTAAAAGAACGTAGCCCGTTTTTCAAAATAGCTTTTAGTAAGCGGTTTGAAATCAACGTTATATGAGTCAGTTACCCAAGTAGGTAACTTTGCGTAATCACTTTCTCGGATTAACTGTCTCTTTTTCATTTCCTGTCTCTTTTTCTTTCTCTTTCTCGGTGCTGGCCAAGGGACCTGCGGCACAGGCTTATATCTATAGCTCATCTCTTAAAGTACCTCGCAGTACCTAGCTGAATTTTATTTCCGTTAGCAGTGTGGCCAACGGCATTCCAACTCTTCATTGTTTCGCGGCGAGCAGTAATTGCAGGCCAGTCATCAGCAAAGAACTCAGTGCCGTATCCAAAACGATTTTCGCCAACACCACTTCCTGTGCCAGTATTAATTCTTGTTCCTCGAAACAAGTCACTTGAGAACGATGGCAGGTCGTGACTAAGTTGAAACTCGATTTCGCCTGCCCAACCAGGATAACCGCGAGGAGCATTTGGCTTGCGACCTCCCCAATTGGTTTCGCCTGTATGTGGCGCAGTGTGTGAGTTTGAAACACTCTCACTCCAGTTAAGATTGAGGTAAGTGATTCTGATCCAGAAGTCGTCTCGAATCTTATCAAAGAGTTTTTCGTTTCGATTGCCGAGTGCATTTTTTAAGAAGAACTCTGAGTTAAGCTCAACCCAGTCAATCAGCTTTTCGAAGCTGGGCTGGTTCCAAAAATCTTCAAGCTTGCGAACACGGATTTTGCTTCTTGCTTTTTGATGCATACGATTGGTGCGCAGCTCTGCTAGATGCTTGAGATATCCTCGCTTAGTTGAATAGACCTTGGCTGTCCAGGGGCACTGATACGCCTTAGCTACTTTAGCCTCTTCGATAGGAATAAGTAGTCCGTCATATTTGTATGCTTTGATTGCTGGCATGATCTCGTCTCCGTAAGTATTTCTTATTTTTAATGTAACAGTAAATTACACAGATGTCAACCTATTAACTATTTTCTTTAAACTTTAAGAATAGGTATGTTAAAAATTTCTCGTTATTTACGCGAACGCGCCTTGGCGCACAAGGACCTTCGTTTAGTACCTCAACACCATGCTGCGTCAACCATGTTTCGAATCTTTGAGATTTCTCATCTTCTCTGCTTAGGTGCCTGTAACGAAATATATACTTCTGTGTAATATTTCCTGTGTAGTTATATTCACTAAGTCGCTTCCTGATTTTGGGGTCAGTTTCAGTTAACCATACGTGGTGACACATATCAAGAATATTGCCTCTATAAATTTTACCCTTAGGCATTGCCGCCTCCGTATTTTAAAAGAAACATTGTAAGCTTTGCTGGAGTACCTATGTACTTTAAGTAACGCTTCTTGTCTCGTTGAATAACCTTAAATCCGTTTTGCCATAGCCAGTCCTCAAACGGCTTGGTGCGATAACCATCGCGCCATTCGTTCTGATACCCCCGAAATCGCATCATTCTACGAGAGAGGTCGCTGCTTGACACCTGCATCGGCGATTCGTCTTTATCGCGCAGTTGCCAATCTTGCCAAATTTTGTCAAGTGTCTCTGGATCTAGTATTACTTCTTTTTTAGCCATTTGGAAAAGCCATCTTATATAGTGTCAAGTGTCGTTGATCGTAAAAGGTCACCGGTGTCTAAGTTGTAGAAGTGTAGGGCCATCTTAATACAAACATTGTTACGGTTTTATCATCTGGGCATTCAACCCAGCCATGATCTTTGCTGGGCATATTACACCCGTATTGCTTACACCATTGTACTATCTCTTTTTGGTGTTGTCTATAGAAATTTCCAGTCCAGAAGAAAGTTTTTATATGCGGTTGGTAAACATAGTTCACTCTATTTTCCATAGTAGAAATTTATTCCTGTAACCAGTTTCGTTTGCTAGTTCTTCGGTCAGTCCGTATGCTACGCAGCCAAAGCGATGATCTCGATCTAAATCGTCTGATTTTAAAACTGTATCGCCGTTAATAGATTTTAGCTTCATTCCGTCCGGAAGAGTTTCGAAAAAGTGTCGTTCGAACACCCATAGCGTCTCGTCAAATTGTCCCATCTTCATTGTGATGACCACCTTAACGCAAAAAAGTTTGCGTCCCTTTCATCTTCAAAATACCAATAGTGCCCGAAGCATTGATAATTACATTTTAAATATGCACTGCACCAATCGTCAGATATCTCTCTCCAGTTTTTAACTTGTACCATAGTCCAGCCTTGTGCTCGAAACAAATTTTGGCGAACCAGTAAATCCAATAATTCCTTTTCGATTTCTTCTTGCATTTCTTTTGCTATCTTTGATAATAGCTCATCTTGTAACTCACTGTTCATTGGTAAAATTACAGAGGTCATACAAACTTCAATGTAAACATTATAAAATCTCTCTCGTTTTTAAATCCAAAAACCAATTCATCAGTGCCACCGATACCGTTCGGGGTGTACTGATCGTAGTGATCTTTAATAACACGTTCCCAGTGAGCTCTATATTTTCTTCGACAGTTAGCGTTGCACCAGTTAATTATACTCGAACAATGTTCTATTGGTCCCCACATTGGTTCAAACCTGGTTTCGAGGTTACTGCGATTTACTATTGCAATATAAGGATAACCAACTAGCTGTTCTCCTACAGTTTGTCCCCGAGCATTGAAGTCAGGATCATTATGATAAAAATAGTTTGTCCACGTTCGCTGGCCACTATTTTTAAGAATTCTTTCCCACTTCCATTCGAGGAAACGATATTTGAGGAACTTAAACATCAGCTATAGTGAACAAAGTTAACAAGCTTCCACGGCACGTCAACGAGGTGTACGTAGTCCGGATACAAGCGTTTGAATAGCTCAATGTACTCGTGCCGTAGTGTATCCATCTTTTCAGGATAAATATCAACTTCGTTTGAGTTATACATCTCTCCCCAGCGCGAATCTCCGCTGTCGTAAAGTTGCACGCCGAATACCATATATTCGCAACTCATTCCATCTGACACTAGTTCTACATTAGTGTCAGCAGGCTGCTCCTTGCCGTACCCATACTTTTCTGAAGCGGCACTTTCGACTTCGTCATATTCGTTATAAAATTCGTCTTGCCATTTTGTGCGAACGCCCCAGTATGAATATACGTTTACATTAATTCCCATGATACTTTTCGCTCTTTCTCTTGCTTACTAGACAGCGATTTGCGCAATCTTCAACAAACACGTTGATGTTTTTACTTTTTCTCTCTACACTATAGCACAGTTCTCCAATGGTTGTCAACAACTTTGTATAAATAAAAGTGTAGTTCACGGATTTCTTGGCGGGCATCCCAACTACTCTATTGCTAAACAAAATGAAGGAGCAACAGCAATGTATTATTTATATGTTAAAACACACAACAAAACTGGATTAAAATATCTCGGCTACACAAAAAATGATCCAAATGAATATAAAGGGTCTGGTAAACATTGGATACGACACATAAAAACACACGGCGACGATATTAGCACAGAATTACTTTTAGAAACAGATAACAAAGAAGAAATCAAAGAAACCGGACTGTATTATAGTAATCTTTGGAATATCGTAGAATCCAAAGAATGGGCAAACTTAATACCCGAATCAGCAGAAGGCATTGATTCAAAAACTGCCAGCGACTTGGCAAAAAGGAGAATCCAAGACGGAACACATCATTGGCTTGACTCCGAAGAAAAATCAAAAAACAATAAAATAAGGATTGAAAATGGCTCTCATCCGTTTTTAGGAAAAGATATGAATGAGCGAATGTTAAAAGAAGGAAGGCATTCGTCTCAAAGAGATGATGTTAGAAAAAAGATGATTGAAAGTCAACGCAAGAGGATAGAAGACGGAACACATCATTTCTTAAATAGTGATGTTCAACGCAACACGCAATTTGAGTTGTCTGCTAAAGGAAAACATAACTTTTCAAGTGGTGAAATACAAAGAAAAACACACAAGAAAAGAATCGACAACGGGACCCACCACTTTTTAGGTGGCGAAATACAAAGAAAAACATATTCTAAACTCAACTATATAAGAGAAGAAATAAAAGAAATAGCATTAAGCAAGAATATAAAGTTACCAAGAAGGTGGAATCTTGGATCAAAAGAAAAGTTACTTTCTTTGTTAGAAGATATTAAAAATAGAGAGCAGGATTAATCCTGCTCTACGATTCCGTATTTTGTTTTTGCTTTACGCTTCCCAGCAAGACATCTATTTTTACAATCTTCAAGGAAAGCATCGTTTTTTCCTTTGATCGTGTAACAATAACTCCCGCCAAAGTAAACCAAAAACTCTCCGGTGTTTGTACATTCTAGTACAATAGTGTACGCAGTGGTCATTGACGCTCCGCCCATTCCGCCGTGTCCTAGCGCAGTGCTGCCCCACGTTTGGGGGAACATTGCGTATACACCAAAGTCTCTTGTAGTAGGCCTGCGTGTCTTAGGGATACGTTTGTCTTCTTTGCGGTCACTTGATTTATACAACTCCCAGTCTCGGGTTTCATAGTGAATATTACTAAAGCCCTCGTATTCAGCGTGGGCCATAGCATTGTGCAAATCTTCAATTGGATTTTCTGCGTAGTTCATTGTTTCTCCTTAAATGCAGAGAGCAATTATTTGCTCTCTGCTACTGCCTTTACACGCGCCCGGCGCATGCCTTCTTTGATCTTGTTACCGTTTGTTTCGCCCTTTGGAAATACATCCGCAAAGCTAACAGCCTTAGCAACGTCAAACAGTGTCTTCAGCTTCTGCAGGTGTGCTACATCAGCGTTTTCACTACCCAGTCTGCCGCGGTCATCTGCTTCACCTACTCTTACCAGCAGGTCAACTACCGCAGGATCGTTGAACGCACCCATCTCCTCAAACATCTTTACAAATGTCTTTGGATTCAGTGTATCCAGCTTGTGCATATGCATATGGAACCGAGTAGTCTTCATAGCACGGTCACGCATCTTGCTAGGAACAGTCAGCCTGTTAGCAAACGATTCAGCAACAGCAACACCAGTAAATTCGTGACCGTAGTGCTTGGGCAGTACCGCACGTGGCGTCAGGCCCTTACCAAAGTCGTGTACCAGCGCAGCAAAGCGAGTTTCCAGATCGTAACCAAACTTAACAGCCGCAGTCAGAACCAGCATAGTGTGTTCAAACGCATCGCCTTCGGGGTGCCAACGGCGTGCCTCCAGCGCAGTCTTCAGCTTGTATACTTCAGGAAATACAACATGCAGAGCATCAGTTTCCAGCAGCGTGTCAAAAAACAGACGCGCATGTGGCTCCATCAGTGCCCGGCTCATTTCCTTCCAAACTCGCTCAGCAGTCAGTTCCTTCAGTACGCCCTTCTTGGCCATCTGCGAAACCAGTGCTACTGTTTCAGGAGCAACAGTCCACTCTGGGCCCAGTCGTGCCCGGAACCTTGCCAGCCGCAGTACACGCACAGGATCTTCAGCAAACGCATTGCTAGTGTGCCGCAGTACTTTGTTACGCAGATCTTCTTGACCGCCGAATGGATCAACAACCGTGTCCTTCCAAGTATCAGAAGTATCCAGTGCCATGGAGTTTACAGTCAGGTCGCGCCGTGCCAGGTCTTCTTCCAGCGTAACGTCTACACCAAACTCCGAAGTAAAGCCCAGGTAGCCTTCGCCTGTCTTACGCTCGCGGCGTGCCAGGGCAAATTCTTCGCCAGTTTCGGGATGCAGGAACACAGGAAAGTCTGCGCCAACTTGTGCAAAGCCAGTAGCAACCATTTCTTCAGGAGTTGAACCAACTACAACAAAGTCGCGGTCTACAACCTCGCGGCCCAGCAGCATATCACGTACTGCGCCGCCTACTAGATATTTAGATATTGCCACCGAAAACTCCTACTCTATATAAATAAACTATACACTGTCTTAGAAAGGATGTCAATGGTTTTTTGCACATATATAACTTTTTATGGTGGCAACAAAATGCCACCATTTTACATAGGATACACTTCTGTATCGAACATCTTGGAAAATGGATATCATGGATCAGTTGGTTCCGACAAATATTCTAAAATATGGAAAAGAGAAATTAGAACAAATAGAAAATCATTTAAAACTGTAATATTAACCAAACACAAAACCCGAAAAGAGGCAATCTTAAAGGAAATATATTTTCAAGAATATTTCAATGTCCACAAAAATCCTATGTATATTAATATGTCTATACACAACGAACGATTCTATAATAGTGGACCACATTCAGAAGAAACAAAAAGAAAAATATCCATCGGAAATAGAGGAAGAAAAAATTCTAAGGAACAAAATGAAGGTATATCTAACGCATTAAGAGGTAAAAGCAAATCAGATTACCACAAAAAAAAGATTTCAGAAACAAAGCTTAGTAAAGAATGGAAAGAAACAACAGGAAAATATGTTGCAAAACAATCTTCAGAAATACAAAACGATCCTGTGTGGAAAGCCACTGTAGGAAAGGAAAAAGTTCGGAAAGATCTTGAGAAGAAGAATGACCTGGGATGGAAGTCTACGATAGGTAAAGCTGCTAAAGAAAAGGAACTTACTACAAAGTCAAATCCAATTTGGTTAGAAACCGTGGGTCTAGAGGCATATAAATCAATGTCAATCACTAAACAATCCAAAGAATGGAAACTTACCAAAGGTAAAGAAGCTTCAAGAAAATTATCAGAAACTCAAAATAGTGATGAATGGAAAACTGTTAACTTTAAGTGTTGTGAAAATTGTGGGAAACAAAATATATCACCTGGCAACTATAGCAGATGGCATGGAATAAATTGTAGAAAATAATCCGAAACTAGCGGGGTGTTAACTAAGCACTAAAAACTTTTCCATTGTGTACCTCTTTTGTTATTACTCTTACAGTATACACAAAGAGGGGCCGGGTGTCAAGTGTTTTCTTTTAACTCTGCCTTGAGTTTGTTTCTTTTAGAAATCAGCCGAAGCAACCCCATCAATAGTTCAGGGTCGTCAGTCTTGATATATTGTTTCATACAAGACTTAATGTGCCGATTGTTCTTTTTAAGCTCGTTCATTCTGCAGGTTGTCCTAATTTGTAATCCCAGCCTTTGCCGCCCAAGGCCTCTAACGTTTTCCACTTGTCGGCCTCGGCAGTGCATTCTTTAGATTGGCCTACTGATCCTACTACTGCTCCGCACTGAAGGCAACGATATCCGGTACCTTGAGTTTCAAAACGTGCTACTGCCGCGCAAGGCAAAAGAAGGTAATCCATTAGACTGGCTTCCACAATTTAGCATACTTGAGCACGTTAGGCAGTTCGTCACCCGGCCCTGTGGGCAACACAACTGCGCAGCTTTTGCGAGCTTCAAGGGTACTGTTTTCGTGAGCAAGATGTACGTCGGGCAACGCAGCAATCTTGTCAAACTCTTTTTGATTAACACGCACTACACATTTCTTAAAACTGTGTTCTAACCATCTGTCATAGCGCAAGTTGTCTTTAAACTGTAGATGAGCTGCTAGAACAGCATGAGCAACAAGAGTTGGGGTCATGTAGTCCGGAAACTCGTCCAACACTGCGATATATAGTTTTGACATCTTTAATTTCCTGCGTAGATTGAAACGTAACTTTCGTCGGCTAAGTCAAAAGGGCCGCAGTCATCAACTTCGTCGGTTACATAAGCACTACTTAATTCGCCGCAGTCGCCTGAGGCGCCATGGCGATACATAACTTCAAGTTCGCCGTGGCCTTCTTGTTCTAGCTTTTGCAAGCCTTTGATAAATTCACTTAATTTCATTTGTCTTCATACTCTACTAGTGTTTCCATTAACAAATATAATCCCATATTTGCTAGGTTTTGTTTAAAAGCGTCTTCCTCAGTGTTCCCCCAATAGAGCGAAGGTACTAACTGAGGTGCTTGCGTGTCTATCCACCATTCTTTATAACGGATGTAAGCTTTCATTATTACGCCTTGTTAGACGGAACACCGCCACGGTCGCGACGTGTCTGACCACGCTCGAGACAATGCGGATCACGGTTGAGTCGATAAGCAAACTCTTCAGCTTGTACTTTGCTCTTTGCAGTTAGTATAAGAATGTCCTTGCCAACGACTACATCCCAGAGGTCGGGCTGTGTTCTTTGTGATTGTTGATTAGGACGAATCGAATAGTCTTTTGTAATGTATCCCATGGTGTGTTCCTTTAGTTAGTTGGATATAAAATAAGTGCGCGGGGGTTAGCTAGGATCTCGTCCCATTCGGTTTCGTCCATGTCAGCATCATCAGCAGTCCACTCTGCGTCATACACATCTCCGCTCCATGTTGAGTCGGCTATATAAATGCCATTTGGATCTGCGCCAGCTAACGGACTGTATCCGTTGCCTTCGCTGTCTTTCTGCATGATTACTTCCATCCCTGGATCTAATCCTGCAAGTTGTTCTAGTAAATCTTTAACCTTCATCTGCTACCTCCTAGGGTTTTCCATTTCATTTCGAATAGTGTCCGGTACTTCTTTTCAGCTAAGAACCAATAGTTTTTCTCTTTTTCAATAATGCCACTTGGGATCCATAAAAAACTTGCTTTATGTTCACCAAACGTTTTTTCACACCAATCAAAAATAGCATTTTTGTCTCGTACAGTTTCGTCGTAACGATCATCAGTGATAACGTAGCACTTGAAGGTGTCTACAAGACCATAGATGCCCTCTAGTGACAAAATGCCATCACGTATGTCGCGCTCGGCTTGACTGACGTTTGGATCTATCATCTTCCGGGGTATTCCTGACGGGTTACTCCCCCTAGTCGTGGACGTTCTGGCAACGGAGATACAGAGATGTTAATCCAATCCTTGATACCCACGCCATCATGGCCGTCTGTAATCACAACATCAAGTCCTTCTGATTTCCAAAATTGTTCAAAATCGTTCCATAGGTCTTGATGTGACGCGCTGTGCTTTTTGGCAGCATTGGTCCAGTTTTTACGTTCGTAATTTTCGATCTTACTGAGCGGTACTTTACCGTCTTCAATTTGCGACACCATTGTTTCACGTAGAGATTCTACCCAAGTTTCGATTGATTTTCTCTCTTTGCGAATCTTTTCTAGGTCAGCGTTATGCTGGGCTTCTATACCGTTGATATTAGCCTTTTCCATTTCAGCAAGTGTGATTTTTAGTTTATCGCTAAGTTTGGTCATTATTTTATTCCTAAGTTAGTAGTGTTGCAACAATCCAGCAAACAGACATAGCAGTAAGTCCAATTCCTATTGGAGCAAAATGCCAAACACTAAGTGCAATCATTGCGATGATCCAGTAAACAAACCAGCCTATTGCAATTAGTTGTAAAAAAGTTCAACAGTTTCGTGGTTCACTGTATGCTCTCCTTGCTTATAGTTTTATTATAAACACTTTTTTGCAAATGTCAACAACAAAAGAGTGCTGAAGGACTCTTTTTACCAGTAATCCCAAATATACTGCTTTCCAAGATAAGTATCAGGAAACGGCTTGTCTTCCCAACTCATATCGTCTTTCAAAATTTTGTTAATTACTTCTTTGTTTTTGTGGCGCAAATCTT